CAAAGGCTGCAGCTGATGCCAAAGCCGCTGCTGATGCCAAAGCCGCTGCTGATGCCAAAGCCGCTGCTGATGCCAAAGCCGCTGCTGATGCCAAAGCCGCTGCTGATGCCAAAGCCGCTGCTGATGCTAAAGTCGCTGCTGATGCTAAAGTCGCTGCTGATGCTGCAAAGGCAAAGGCTGCAGCTGATGCTAAAGCCGCTGCTGATGCCAAAGCCGCTGCTGATGCCAAAGCCGCTGCTGATGCCAAAGCCGCAGCTGATGCCAAAGCCGCTGCTGATGCCAAAGCCGCTGCTGATGCCAAAATTTTAGCCGATTTTAAAGCCGAAAATGATGCCGCTATTGATTTTGCTAAAATTAAAATTGAAGACTATTTTTATTGTCCGATTGAAGAATTTAAAAAGATCGTTGATGAACCAGAAAATGATTGGATTGTAAATGTGCCAGCAACACAACCAAGATATAAATATAATCCAGAAAATTATATAAATATGTATAAAAATGGTATTTTTAAAGAAGATTTAAGAAAAATTTTTACATTATATAATTACGAATTTATTACAATAGAAGATTTTATAAAAACATTTAGAGGATTAATAGATAAATTTATTAATGATGAGAAAAATACAAATACAAACTTTTTAATTCCTTGTCCACAAATTACAAAATCAAATTTATGGGTAACATTAATTTTTATTAAACATTTAGTGGATACTCGTAATTATGATGCATTTAAAGATAGACTATTTATATTTGGTGTTAAATATAAAAAATCATCATATATGTCAGAACTTAAATTGAAATGCAAAAAAATTGACAATACTAAAAATTATGATGTTTTATTGTTAGATGATGGAAGTTATTCTGGTACTCAAATAAGTAATACTATAAATAAAATAAATCAAGATTATACGATTAATAAATTTATTATTATTGCTTATGTTTCAAAAAGAGCAAACGATTTAATTAATTCGACTGGTAAAAATATAAAATTTTATAAACAAGATATGAAAGAATTAGATAAAAACAATAAAACAATTTTAGGTGAATGGATAAATAATAATTCTGATGTTAATTTCTATTTACTATTTAGAACTGATGTTACATTAACATTTTTTGAACATAAGATGGCAGATACCTTAAGTATTGCAACTTTTCATTTAAATAATATTAGACTAATTAATGGTGTTTATAATTATGTTGATTTAAATGGAAAAAAACATGATATGTTAAATATTGAATTAATAGATAATATAGAAAATAATCAAATTTTAAATAATATGGGTGGTTTTAAGGATACTTATTCTGGTTTAACCATAATGTCATTAATAGAAAATTGTGAAGTCCCAAGAATATTTGAAAATACATCAGAACATATATGTTATGAAAGATATTATACAAAAAATAAATATAAATTAAATAACGATATTAATACATTGATAAATGAATCATTCTTTTCAATAAAAGGTGGATACTATGAAAAATATCTTAAATATAAAGCTAAATATCTTTCTCTCAAACAACAACTTGGAAAATAATTTTAAGAAAAACTTTTTTTTCTAAATAAATATTATGAATATTTATGTGATAAATTTAAAAAGAAATCCTGAACGTTGGATAAATGTTCAATCACAGTTTAAAAAATTTAATATAACAAATTACATTCGAAAAGATGCTGTTGATGGTTCAAAAATAGATATTGTAAAATACCTTTCTCCACTTGCAAAATATATATTATCAAAAGGTCGCATTCTTCATCGCGAAATTCCATCAAAAGGTGGTATCGGATGCTATCTTTCTCATTATGAAATTTGGAAAGAAATTATAAAAAATAATTTAGAATACGCTATAATTATGGAAGATGATATTGTTATATCTGAAAACCCAAAAAAATATTTAGAAAATCTTCCAAAAGATTTTGATATTGCATATTTAGGATATTGTGATATGTATAATGTAGAAACTAAAGAATATAATAAATATTGGAATATAAGTTCAGGTATTAGTTTATGTACTCATGCTTATGTAATTTCAAAAAAGGCATGTTAAATTTTAGTAAAATATGCACTACCAATTGAAATTCTGGTAGATTATTATATGAATATTATTGCAAAACAAGAAAATTTTAAAGTTTATAGAGCTAATATTGAAGTAATTAATCAGAATAGTAAATTTGAAACAAATATTCAAAATACTTGTACATCTTGTATAATTAATCAATATTTTGAAGATAATTATTCAATTATGCCTTATATAATGATAATTTTATTATTTTATATTTTATATAAAAATGTTTAGTTTTAATAATTTAAAGAATAAGATTGTAGTTATCTTATGAAGATTGCCATTTTATATACAGGCGAATTAAGAACTATTGAAAAAACACTTGACTTATTCCGAAAAAATATCCTTGAATCCAACAAAGACCAAGTTGAATTTTCTGTTTTTTGTTGTATCCAGCCTTCGTCCTACGGAAAGGATTTAAATAAAGTTGTATTTGAACAAATAATTCGCGATAAGATGGGTAGTCATTGTAAGTCATTACAATGGTTCCTTAGAAGTGATCCATTATTTAATGCTTATCAACAACGTGAATTGAGTAATTTAGAATCAACATTGACAAGTAATTGGATTGAATATCTAAGGAATAGTGGTAGTATGATTGAATACTATCAACTTTGGATCTCATTTCAGGATATGATTACTTATGAACGTAAGAATCGTATGAAGTTTGATTATATTCTCCGATTCCGTGCTGACTTAATTTGGAATGAACCTCTTGACCTTAGTTGGATAAATATGACAGAGAAAGAACTCAAACGTCGTGTTCTACAATTTGCAGGAAATTTTGAAAGCAATGAAATATTAATTAATCAGATTATGACAACATTAATGCATCCTAAAACTGTAAAGAATGTATTAGAAGAACCTGGTGCAATTTATGATTCTCGTGGTGAAAAACAGATTCTAAATAAAAGTGATCCAACAATATTTGAACTATTGAATCTTAATTATTTTGATATTAATTTCATTAATGGTTTGGTAAAATTTATTCATGATGGTAATTATATTTTAACTTTCCGAAAGAATCTTATTTACTTTGTGGCACGTCGTAATTTTGATTTTATCCCGTATCTTGGATTGACATATGGAAATTATGGCTCTCCAGAAACAACTGGATATTATTGGTTTAATGCCGAATGTCAATTCAGGGAACTATGCAAAAAGATTGGTCTATCAATATTTGATTATCATTCAAAATATGAAGAGAGAATGATGACAGATATGGATTACAATGCAAGTATTCTTACAGAAAGAAAAGAAGACCTATTATTTGCCATTATCAGGAAATAAAAGTAGTCGTTTTCTTTTGGTTTTTTTTCTCATATTATACAATATATGGAACCTCAAGTGGATTTTAATAAGAATAGTTTTATTATGGAACACCTTAATAAAAATAAATGGATTTATATTGTAATCATTGTAGTAATTATTGCTGCAGTGGTGGGATACTATGTTTTTTATCCTAAGTATGAAGAAATATTCCTTGCCAGATTTGGAAAGAAGACTGCAGAAGAATTCGAACAAATTACACCCGGAAAAGTTTCATTAGTTGTATGCTATGCCCCATGGTGTGGATATACTAAACGTTTCATGGGTATGTCTCAACCTGATGACCGCGAATATCAATTCACTTATCAGAATGCAGGTATGTTTAAGAACATTAAAGATGGAAAGAAGGTAAGTGATTGGGAAGTTCTTAAGATGGCATTTACCGGAAGTGATGTCAATGTTGTTGAAATAGATTTTGAAGACAGTTCCAGCCATCCTCGTCAACAAGCAGAAATACAAGGTCTCAAGGGTGATGATGTTAAATTAGAAGGATTCCCTACTGTTTATCTCAAGATTGGTGATACTTATACACGCTTTTCTGAAAATCGCCGTGCTGATGAGATTGCTAAATGGATGGATCGCGTTGTCGGTGAAGACCACAAATATGAAAAAATACTTTATGATTCTTTAGTTAAGAATGGTTTTGAAAAAACCGCTTAAATAGAATTTCTTCTACCAGTGAAATCTCTGTGAAGTGGTTGAAATGATTCAAAAAAACTTTTAGTAGCATTATAACCAATATCTATTAAAATATCTTTTTCTTCATTTGTTAAATTAAAATTTAAAATATTATTATTTGTGTTAATAGTTATTATATTTTTTTTTAATTTTTTATTCTGCATAGCAAAAACAGCAGTATTTAATAAATGAAAAATATACTTATCTAATGTGGAGCAATCTAATTCTGAATTATCATTTAATTTAAATGAAATTGTATTGTCCTGATCGTTAAAATATGTTGATGGTAAATTATCAAATAAAGCACCATCAACATATCTTTTATTTTCATAAATACAATATTCATAATAAATTGGTATGCTTATTGTTATCCTTAGTGCATCCACTAATTTCATATTTGGATGTGTCTTATATGTAAAATATTCTGGACCTGCACATTCCTGGTCAATACAACTTCCCACAATCACCAATTCTTTTTTTGTTTTTTCATATAATTCTCCAAATGTTGTTGATTCTTTACCTGTAGTTGCCGTAATCATAGCTTTCAAAAAATCGGTTATTTTTTTTCCATCGTCTAATCCAAATTTTAATAATAAATTATCAACTGATAAATTTTGAAATTCACCTAAATTAACTTTGTAAAATATATTTTTAATTTGCTTGTATTTTAATCCCAACACTGTAAAATAAGCAAATATTGCTCCAGCTGATGTACCAGATGCTGCTTTAATTTGTATTTTTGACTCTTCAATGTATTTTAAACTACCAATATATGCTATTCCCTTCATACCCCCTCCACTAAAAGCTAAGTTAAATTTCATTACTATTTTTCCGAATTATCTACTTAAGCTACTTTTTCTAAATTTTCTTTAGCTGGTCCTTGTGTAACGTTACCGTTTATATCAAATTCTGAACCATGGCATGGACACACAAATTTTGTATCCTTTTCAGAGTAATCAACGTTACATCCAGCATGAGGACATACCTTACTTAATTTATATGTCTCTCCATTATTTGTTACCTCAAATTTATCACCTTGATCAACAACCTTGGCATTACCTCCACCAACAAAAGTTTCAACCTTATTCCAACATAAATAAACCATAGCCGCAATAGCTCCCAATAAAATTAATTTAGTGTCGTTCATATATTATTAGTAAAGTTTATTTCTTAAATTAATTTATTTTTTTATAATAATGTACTCCAGTAGAAATTTTCTGGCAAAAAAAGAACTTGAACTTCAGGATAAACAAAAAAATATATTAAAAGAAAGAGTTCTTAATAGCGTATTAGAAGACCTTTTGGTTAAAATTAAATATATTCATAGAAATGGCGGAAAAGATATAATATTAGAAGTACCTAAATCAAAAATAGGCACTCCTCCTTATAATTATTCAGAATGTTTATATTTTGTAATAAATAAGCTTAGAGAACAAGATTTCTATGTAAAATTTATACCAATAAATAAAATATATGTTTCTTGGTATACAACAGAAGAAATATCGAAAAAGATTGAAATAGATAAATTTATAAAATTAGAAGCAAGCGGGTTTAGAGAGCCTTCAACAATAAATAAATGGTCAAGCCAATAAGAATTATATCAGAATATTCAAAGAATTTATCAAGCAAATCCAATTCATTAGGAATATTTTTTTTAACTTTCTCCATTCTTTGGATATTCTGTGGCATTTGTGGAAATTGTTTTGTTTGTAATGTTTGTTGCGGTTGTTGCATTTGTTGCGGTTGGTTTTGGAATTTTTCAACTACCTGCTTAGATTGCAATTGCTTATTTAATTTACGCTGGCACTCCGGACAATTTTTAATATGCTCCATAATTTTGTCACATTCAAGACCTTGGGAACTTGTTTCGCCCCATATTTCATTTAATTCTGCTACCATAATAAGAAGTAATAAAAAAAAATAAGAAAAACAATGTTTCTGTTTTTTTTCTTTTTATTAGATAATGATTATTCACGCCGGCAATCCAAGTTTGATGTGGGGAACTTTTTCTCTACTCAATATTTTTGCCAGAGGCTTTGTTATGGAGGAGTTTGAAAATATTGTTCATGTAGCAAATTATAGCCCTTTTATAAAAAAAATGCTAATTGCTCTACCTATCTTTTATGAGACCAGAGATATTTTCTTAACTTTACTTCTAACATTGTCCTTCTTAATTATTAATGAAATAACAAAAGATAAGTTAGCCCCATTGAAACAAAAAAATGAAATTAAAGAACTTTAGGTTCTTTAGAAATTTAGATTCTTTTTTTAACTAATTTTTTTTTTCTAATCATTTATTATATGAAAGGTGACGTAATCAATTTTATTTTAGGTGGTGCTGCCGCAAAGAAGGTTGCAAAGAAATCTCCCGCTAAGAAGTCCGCTGAAAAGAAGCCCGCAAAGAAGTCTGCTGAAAAGAAGGAAATTAAGTCTCCTAAGACTAAGCTTGATTCCGGCAAGAGATATACTGGTGTCGTCGTTCGTTACGGACCTCGTGGCTTCGGATTCATTAAGTCAGATGATATTGATGTTGAAGTCTTCGTACATCATAAGGATCTCGCTGCTTCTGGTATCAAGCAATTATCTGAAGGAATGCTCGTTTCATTCACAGTTAATGACAAGCCCACTGATGTCTGCAAAGGAACCTGTGCAAGCAATGTTAAAGTTGAGAAATCAATGAAAGGTGGTAACCAAATTACCGGTATGGAAAATGAAGTTGAACTCTTCCACCGTCTCCTTAGCTTACCTTATGATAAGGTTAAGGACTTCTATGACCATGCAGGTATTGCACCTGAGACCATGGTTGGTGGTGGCAAGATGAGCAAGTTGGCTATGATTAACAACTTACTTGCTGATTAAAGAATCGAATGTATTCAATTTAATTAATAATTTAATATCTTTAATTCCCGACTTTCGCCATATAACCCCTGTTGCTGCATCCCAATGTCTATACCATTCAGCTAAAAAATAAATATTTTTCTTCCATTTTTTACCAACAGATTTGGTAATATAATTCTCTATTGATTCTTGGTCTCCACTTAAAAGGAAATTATTACTATTCTTTCCCCAAATTTTATCGCCTAAGTATGGACAAATTAATAATCCATCATATTCTTCTTTCACGCGGTCCCAATTTATGATATTACTAAATTTAATTTTGTCATCGGAGAATTTATATTTTAAAATAAAATTTTTAAATTCCTTTAAATTTGATATTCTCAAAATACTATCATTTATTTCAATTTCATAAATATATGATGATAAATCCCAAGATAATTGTCCAGATGCATATTCATGCCAGGATAATCCGCAACTAATCCAAATTCCTTGTGGATTATAATATACTTGTCCTAAAGAATTATATCTACTTTCTTTCAATTCATTTGTATTTTGTATATCTGTAAATGGATATGTTGAGAGGTGATAAAATTTTTTTTTGTAATTTGGTTGTTTTGAAATGTAATTAAAAATTTCTTTATTATTTTTAATAGCTAATTCCTTAATCATTTCTGGATTTTCTAAAATAATATGCTTCACTGGATCAACATTTTCGAGAGGTAGCAATTCTAAAATATTTAATAATTTATTAAATGTATAAACCATATTATAATTTCCTCCAAAGCTTTTGCGTATCTTTAAATATTCTAAATATTCTTTCAATTCAAGATACTTTGTCTTATATTTAATGTACTTTTGATAATCGTTTATCGATTCCATTAAATATTACTATGAAAAAATAATTTATAAATCTAAATTAAATACCTGTGTTAATTTTTTCTCCTTACGCTTTCTACGTGGATTACCACTGGCAATTTCTGATGCAGTGTAACTCATTGTGTCATCATCTTGCTCAGAAGTATTAATTGCAGTAGGATTTTGTTTCTCTAAATTACGTAAAAGATCATCAACACCTTGAGGTCCTGACATCTGCTTACGTTCTATCTTTCTTTCAGTTTGTTGGAATTGTGGTTGGTATTGTTGTGGCTGGAATTGTTGCTGTGGAGGTTCTGGAGGATTCATTTGAACGTTGTCGGCTTGTTCTCTACGAAGACGAGTCAACATCTCTGGGTCAATTTGATCTGGACCACGAATTTCACGCTTGGGCATCATAACATTTGACATATGATACATAAACATACCGCCACCAAACATCATCAATAACTTCAATTCTGGTGCCATCTTGGGACGGTCACGATGCTTATCATAAAGGTCTTCTAATACCTGGTCATACTTATATGGTTCTGAATAAAGGTCTGTATATAATTGTTCTGAATAACCCTCAATTTGTCCAATACCAAAATACTTGCTGGCTAACTCAGCAATACCTGATACAAACATTAATGTATCCTTATAACCCTTAACTGAATTATCCATCTCATTCTTTGACTCCAAACGTTCTACTTCTAATTCAAGGTCCTCTAATGGGGTATCCAAATTAAAATCTCCACGAATCGCTAAACCCTTGTCTGCATAACGTTCAATCTTATTAATTAACCTTAACTTTGTTTTACGCTCCTTTAATATTTGTTGTTTCATCTCTTCAGGACTTAGTTGCTTAATTAAAGGGACTTCCATATTTTGAGCTTGTGGAAGTCTGGAATAATCCTGAGAACTGGCACCACTACCACGTAATATTTCCTGTTGATTAAAAATAGCATTTGGCTCTGCACGCTCTGCAAATGGTGACTTTCTACCATCATTAGAATGTTCACTACGGCGTTCTTCATAGTCGCGGTCTCTATAATTATCACGGTCTCTATAATTATCACTTCTATCGCTTGAACTACTTGAACTTAATTCAACCTCATCAGGACCCATTCTAACTTTGTCATTATTTGTTAATGCTTTAATTCTTGCAACCTCTGGATCATCGTCATATGCTGTAGGTGACTCAGAACGGACTTTTGCTGTAATGTTCCCTATTAAATTTTCAGATATACCAAATCCCAATCTATTGTTTTCTAAATCCATACTTAGTTAATAATTAGAAACCTTATATTACTTTTTAACGAACTGCTCAATATAAAACATCCCTTGTAAAAAACAGTCTGCTAAGTCATCTTTCTTAAAATGACCATCAAAAAATGCAATCAATTCTGCATTTTTATCATTTAATGTCGTCCTACAAATTTCAATTGACATCTTCTTTCTCTCCTTATATGTTTTGATTTTATCCTTTTCTACTTTACCCTTTAACTTATTTTTTGCACTGACAAAAATTACTTTTTGAATTCTTTGTTTATCAATCATTCCACGGATTATAAAATAACTGTTTAACATAAAACTTAAATTTTTCATTGTTGGATTTTTAGATGGTTGCTGCTCAATTAATACTATATCAATATCACTTAATTGTGGCATTGAATCCATCTTTTTTACCAACTTAGTGTTTAATTCCTGAATGGTTACACTCTTTACTTTTCTTTTTTTAATTTCTACTGCATTGTCACACTTATGAACACTACAAAATCCTTCTACGATATTCCCAGTTTTAAAAAACTTACAACGCTTTCCACAAATATTTCCATCCTTCTTTTTTCCACAACACTTCAAATTTAAGTTGTCTTGTAAAATTGACATATTGTCCCACAAACCACTTTCAATTTTGCCTGTTCCATCAAGGACACAATAACTTAAATTATTTACACCTATATCTATCGATAGTATCTTCATTACAGCTCTTAAACTTTAACTCTTAAGCTAAGATTGCTCTTGGCTAATTTTCATATAACTATCAATTGTGTTTTTTGAATTTTTTATTGTGGTTGTCATCTTAGCTTTCTTATTCTTTTCTATTATTTCAATCTTCTTTGTATTCAATGGCACAAAATTATTTCTATTCTGATTTGTGCTTATTATCTCCATTTGCGGAATTATGGAGATTAATGGAGGATAATTAATTGTTACATTAAAATCATTAATAAATGAATCCTTTCTATATTCATCAATTGTAATTTTACCACCGAAAATAGTTAGAATCTCCTTTGGTGGAGCAGGTTTAATAACAACATTTTTTGCATTATGTAATTTACGATACATAGTATGTAATAAACTATTACGTTCTGCTACCTTACCGCCAGAAAATGCATTATTATATGAACATGCACAATTATAACTACAGAAACATCCAATAAGTTCAAATTTATCATTATGTAATCTTATTGGTAATGAAACGGGCTGGACATTAAATGGATGGCAACACCACCAACAGTAAATATTCGTATGAGCAGGCCAAATATTCTTCTTATTTGCCTCATAAAATTGCTCTAATAAATTTTCCACTGTATTTGTTATGTCCCTTCGAAATGGCTCCTCGGTTTGTTCAAATGAAGAATAATTTTCAAATGAATTTGCTGCTTGAGGTGCATCTTGCTCCTCTTGAGTCTCAAATTTTGATAAGTTAATAGGAATATGCAATATTAATTCCTCCTCCGGCAACTCTACTTGCGGTTTAATAACTGTCACCTCTATGTCCTTCTTCTTTGGACGACGTCCACGCTTCTTTTCCTGCGAAACTTCTGATGGTTGTTCAACCTTTGGCTTACGCCCTCTTCTCTTTTTTTGAATCTCTTCCATATATTATAATATCGCCACATCTTTAAATTACTTTACTTTTAAGCTACTTTTTACTGCACTAATTATTTGGTTCAGATAAACAAAAAAGAGTCAAAAAAGCACAAATTATAAATAGTCATTTACTTAAACCAAATTGATTCCAAAAAACAAAAGTCGCTTTGCAACTTTTGGTCTGAGCTATACTCAGACTCAATTTGCAGAGCAAATTGATTTTTAATTTAAGGAAGAATATATATTTAAGGATATGGCAAAAGTCTGGCAACAACCAAGTGATTATCAAATTAGTACAATGACAATTGTGTCATCAATAAAGGGAGAACCAAATTTAAATTACAATCTAAATGAAATTTATACAAATCTAAAATTAGAGCCTCAAGGAATACAAACAATTACATTCATGGGTAATGTTAGAACTTTAATTCAGTCATCAAAAAAGAAGAAGGCAGCTAAGAAGATTTTCCCAAATCAGGCATCATTTGTTATATTAGTAAAGAACGGTAAAACAGTTAATTTGAAATTATTCTCAAATGGTAAGGTTCAAATTACTGGATGTCAAAATATTATTGATGCTGACTATGCTGTCAAGTATCTTTTAGATAGTATGCGTAAATCAGACTTGAAAAATCAGGGAAATGGATTATCTGATAAAATTGGATTTCCAAAGACAACTAATGATAATGTTGTTCTGATTAATTCCAATTATACTATCCATAGTCGTCTTAATCTTTATAAGTTATCCAGTCTTCTTGATAACGAATGGAAAGTTAAGAAAAATCCAATCATTATTAAGAATTCATTTGACCCATGCAATTATCCAGGAATTATTCTGAAATATTTACACAATAATACTCATACAGTTAGTATCTTTATCTTCTCAACTGGAAATATTAATATCACTGGTGCAAAAACAACTGACCAATTAGATGGTGCTTATACATATGTAAATAAGTTTATCAAAGATAATTTTGATTCGGTTGGTTTCTAAACATATTTTTTTTACTTATCCATTATTATGGATAAAAAAGCAAATAGATTTACCTGTAGCGAAGAACAAAAGAAGAATATTTTAGAATTAGCCAAAAAAATTAAAGAAATGAATATAAAAGATTTGAAAAAAATCCCTCTTCATCAACCCGGTTCCAGTATGTCACAATACAAAGATGGGGATTTAATAAGGTATTCGAATGGAACTATTAATTGCGTAATTTTAAATGAAAAGACTGGGGAAAAAGTTCCTAAAATAATCACCAAAATTAAGGAATTAAGTAATAAGATGTCTCCAGAAAAAGAAAATAAGGAAAGATATTATGCACTTTTAGCAGATAATTTTCTAAAAGGAGATTTAGAATTAAACTTTATAGAAAATACAAATTTTATAGGTAATGAATTTTTTGATTCTAAAATTAAAAAAACTGTTAAGAAAAGTCCTAAAAAAATAAATATTGATGAATAATATGAACAAGTTATTAGAACAGCGCATTTGTACTAAGAACGGAATTCGTTATATAAAAGATAATAAATATTATATCGACTGCATGGCTCCAACTAAAATTTATCGTTTTATTTATGACATCAAGGAAGTTAAAAATGTACAAGATGAAATCAAGCGTAATGAAAAATTAATAAATGAAGACCTTGCAGAAACTAAAGAACTTATTTCAAAATTACGCAAAATATATGATAATCATGAAGAAATTAAAAAAGTAAATGAAATACGCGATCGCCTCAGTGAACTTGATTTACATATAATTTTACATAAAACAAACATTGATGGATTGAAAAATAAAAAGTATGTAATAAAAATTGCTGAAAAACCCAGCGAAATGAAAGTTATTCAAAGAAAGAAAATTGATGAGAAACCTGATGAAATAACCGAGGAAGAAATAGATTCAGCTGCTGATGAAGTCATAGAAGAAGTAGAGGAAAAGGAAGAAGAGGAAAAAGTGGAGGAAGAAGTGGAGGAAGAAGCCAAAGAAAAAGACGCAAAGAAAAAGAAAAATAAGAAAGGTAAGAAAGGAGGAGCTTCTAAATCAAAAGATTATTTAGATAATATTGACTTGATAGAATACGACGAGGAAATAGAAAAACCAAAGAAGAAATCAATACGTGATTTTGATATGCCTTTTGCAGATGAAGATGAAGTTGATGAAATGTTAAGTGAAATTAATGAGGACATCAGATATCAAGACGTCCCAGTTTCAACCGAAGAAAATCTTGAAATTTCAGAATATTATTAGTTCGTTTCAATTATATTTTTTTTTAATTTAGAATTTATATGGATTCTAACGACTCAATGGAAACACCAATTGAACATATTCAAAATGATGAGGATGAGGTAGCAAAGATGATTTTATCTGAATTAGAAAAGCAAAAAAGAGAAAAAGATGAAATTGCCCGTCTTGAAAAAACACTTTCAGCCGAGGAACGTATGCCACCACAACCACAATTACAACAAATTCCTGTCCATATTCAACCTCAGCCTGCAGTAGCACCAAACCATGTTGAAGTTGCAAAAATAGTGCCAGAAGATAAAACTGATATTGTAAATAAAGACATATTAATTATTGCAGTTCTTGTATTTATATTATCCCAGCCAAGTATTCAAAATTTCTTCCCTAAAACAAATCAAATTATCAGAACTCTTCTTGTTTCAGGTCTTGTAGCAGGAGGATTTTTCCTTTATAAGAAAGGAAACTTTTAAAAAAATTTTTTTCATAATATTTAATTAAGAAGTAAATTCAATTCAAAAAACAAAATTGACTAAGTCAATTTTGGTCTGAGCGTAGCTCAGACTCGAGTTTTCTTAAGAAAACTCTATTTTTTCCCCAGTTGTTACAATTTCATTTTCAGACTTCGAGAATTCATTCTTATTAATGATATATCTCATTTGGTCTTCAAGCAATTCCAGGCGTTTATAAGGATTACGAATTAGTTCATATGTAATATTTTCAACAAATGCTTTAATTTGATCTTTTGGAATAAATAATTTACAGTCACCACTCTTTGAGAAGTAACAATTAATATTTTGGTCACATGATTTCTTGTTAATATTAGCCCCACATAATTGTCTGATATTTGAGATTGCGAATTTTTCTAAATCAGGATATCCTTTAGCCTCATGGACAATTTTATCTGTTATTTTACCTACAATTTCGCTAATCATTTTTTGTTTTTCATTATCTGTCTTATTTTCTAAAGATGCAATTTCATATAACTTCTTCTTAGTTTGCTGGTCAACAGAGAATTTAAGGTCTAAAAGAAGTCTTTCAATGTATTTAATATCATCCTCTTGTTGATGAAGTCTTACAATTTCAGCTTTCTCAGTATCTGTTAATTCCTTCATACCTTTCAAAGCTGTGCGAACACCTTCTTTCTTACGAAGGATTTTAAGTATTTTTTCGCGTATATCTGAATCAACTTCACGATTCAAGAATTTAGAAATTTCATAACGATATAATTGATAAAGTTCATTAAGATATTCTAACTTCTTAACTTGTTCTAAACGTTTATCAATCTTTTGTTCTTTTGATACTATAAACTTATCTACTTCTTTCTCTGAATATCTTACACGTTCAACCGGTAACTTAACATCAACACTTTTAAGTGAAACTTCCTTAACAAAGATTCTTGCACCGGTTTGTGTTATTAATGTTGTAACATTGCCGCTTTCATTAATTATATATTTAATAACTTTCACCGGTATATTCTTCTTTTTTGCAATTTCATCTAAATTACGAATAATTACATTCATATTAAATATTAATTGTTCTGTAGTTATTGGGACACCCTCTAATGGACGTGATAACTTTGTTGGTACATAAAACTTTTCTCCCTTCTTATTTGAATAAATAAGACCCATTACCTTATTTTCAGCATTTGTATATTGTAAAACAGGTTTCATTGGGCGTAATACTTCCTCAATTATAAATGATGATAATGGTATATCGAATCCAGTTATCTTCTTAAACGTTTCTTCACCCTTTAATCTTGTATCAAAGCATCTTTCCTTATATAATTCATGTATTCTCTTCACAATAGAGTCATTTGTATCAAATGTCTTGACATATGACATCTTACTCTTATTAATTAAAATATTATATATCGGATAATAATTAAATACTGTATTATAAATAATTAGTGTAGGGCGTGATTCCTGATAGAACTGGTCTAATTTATCATTATCTGGGCAAATTAAATTAATCTTGTCTTCCTGGTCTTGCATTAAGCAGAAAACATTTAAACCCTTAGGGAACTTCTTAAACACACCTGGATAATTAAGTAAGTTCCAAATGTTATCTAATGCAATTGTTTCATCTGATTCAAGATAATCAATAAAAGCTTGTAGATTGCCAAAGTCTTTTAATAATCTCCCACCCTCTAAAGATTGGAAAATCTTCTTATTTTCCTTCAAAAATGAAATCATTTCTTTCAAAATCTTCTTGCTATCAAATGAGTCATTAACAAGATGTGAAATGATATTCAAAATTACATGTTTATTCTGAGGAACACCATAACGAAGATAATAATCAGTACCAGATTCTACAATATTATTCTTATTCTCATTTAATGTTTTTCCTTCATTAAGATAAACATCCAAAAGTAATGGTAATTTACCCAATCCGAGAGGTTTTAGTTCTTTATTACTTTGTTTGATATATCTAAGATTTGTTAATGTATCTTCAACTTCTTCTATTTCTTCACCTAAACATTTCTTATACGTAATTAACTTTAATGATTTAGCATCATCTGTAGATGAACTTGTATAACAACATGGCAAGCAATAACCTTTAGGATGTTTATCACCTTGAATGAAACCAGGATAGCGATAATCTTTATCCATACACACAAAATGATTGACCTTATCTGGTTGAGTCTTGCTTGGATAATCTAATATATATTCAACTTTGTTTGTTCTCTTTAATGACTTAGCTTCATCCTCACTAACAGAAATAGGTTGCTTGCGATCACCTTGACAGAGCTTAGAATATAGTTTATACTTCTTGGGATTAATACTTGGGTCAATATCAAATAATTCTGGATCAACTTCCTTTAATGTTTTAACGTTACTACTTTCTTTCACAACACGGCGTTTTGCCATCTTGACTTTACTATAATTTCTTGCTATTTCATTATAACGTGTCTTGAATGGTGATTCATATTTAAGATATCCTTTCAAATTTTCAAAGACATGAATTGCACGATATAAGAAATTGAGTATGAAACTAAATGAATTAATACTCTTAACACCTTCAATTTTAATTACATTATCTTCTTCAGAATCTTGAATTTCAATATCAACACCAGGCTGTTTTGTTGCAGCACGTATTTTCTTGATAAGCTCAATATCATATAAAACATCATCAGATTCAAGTTGTGGTGCTGGAAGATTATTACGACGATTATATTCTTCTACAGCTTTACGTGCTTCTTCCTTGGTTTTTGAAAAGATGTTAATCAATGCAATAATAATTTTGGTATCATCAAAATCATAATTTTCTTTCAAGTTTTTGATATATTTTTCAATAGCAAGGTCATAATCACTAACACGTTTATAACGTAAATAAGTACCTTGATAACTTTTAGACTCTTTATTGGTAACAACATTAACAAATGGATAGAATGTTGCCAATGTATGGTCCATTAGATTATAATCAAGAAGGTCATCGACTTTCGGTTTATATTTAAATTGCACATTAAAGAAGGCTATTTCTGTATTTTCACTTAATTGGAAATAATCACGACCACGTTTTAATATATCTACAGATTTAATAATACGATTCTTTTGAGTTAATTCATATTGAATACCATTTACACGTTCAATAAGCTGATTCAAAGATTCAATGCAATCTAATACATTCATAAATGAAGCATTATTGGTTGCTTTCCAATAACACTTTAATGCAATTTTACCATCTTCAACTAAGTTCACAATAGCAAAACGATTATAATCAGGATTACGAGGGTTCAAACTCTGTCTAATTCTGAAGTGAATACCTTGAGGATGCTCACCTTTAATCCATTGGTCCTCTAAAACAGATTGAGGAATATATTGAAGAATATTCTTATTTACTTTTTTAATGGTCAAATCTGTCATTGGGTCACGATATTTTATAAAAGGAATATTTTCATTTGTTTCAAAGTAATCAAAGATACCACGTAATTGTAGGAAAGGTTCATAATAAAGATGATAATTAACATGGATAAAAATCTGAATTACTTTCATATCTTTAACACTTACTTTAACTGATTTATAATCAATATCCTGAATAAATTTCATCATGTTATATTGGTCTGCAAAATCACGACCAAGAAGAGTCTTATTAGGTGGAGAAGGTCTATTACCCTGTAAAACATTATTAAAGTTTTCCTGTTTCATGAGAGGATAATACTTTTTTGCAACTGAGTAAAAAAGAAGATTAGCGTCAATTTTAGAGGAAGTAAAGTTTTCAATATCCTTTTGAGTAAAGTTCTTCATTATTTCCTGGAAATCAAAAACCCAAAGGTCATAATTAAAATTAGATATATCTGCTAAAATATTGTTTGAATAATCCTCTAAGAAAAGTTCATTATTCTTAACTTTGTTATAAAAGTCTTGATCAATTACATTTTCCAGTTTTTTCTCACGGAGGATTTTGAATATATCAACACTGTAAGGACGACCACTTGTTCTAATCCATGTATGAGTCATACTTTCAAAATTAAAATCCTTCCTTTTTTCATAAACAATATGTTGAAATTCTGGTAAAATATTAGTAGTAAGATAGATTTTCTTCTTAACATCACCTACTGAATCATCAATAAAGATATTATCAAAAACGTATCTTACAATTAATGCATCTCCTTCAATTATTTCTTCTGGTTCCGCTTCTAAAACTTGGAATTCAGATACCTGTCCTTTTTGGGAATCTTTTGGTTTTTCAATTGGTTTTAAAAATGTTTTTTTTAGGTCACTTTCCTGAGTTAATTGAATTCTTTTTCTAATATCATCAGATATAGTTGATGATTCCATTCTATTGTAAAATGTTATAGTACTTTGTAAATTTACTTTCCTGGGATTTGATGTATCCTTTAATTTATTAAAATTGTCTACATCAAAAAGGTCATCTAATGAAAGAGTCTGGAACCAATAGTCTCCGTAAAAAGAGGCAAGTTTGCGATAGTTTTTGATTATCTTTTCGGCTGAAACATCTGTTAGTATTTTCCTGATTTCATCTGGAGTTTCACGCCCGAGATAGATGAAAACCATATAAGGTTTTGCTATATATACACGTACAGGCGTATAAATGTAATCTTTTAATTTAAGGTAATCTTCCGAATAACTCATACTTATTACTTAGAAAAAAATTAGATTATTCCATTTGTAACCTTTACTCCACAATACATTTTTGGATTGCTTGCAAAGTCTTCTTTAATGTATACACCACATTTAATTGCCTGTCTAAGTATCCAAGCAAAGTTCTCAAGGAATTCTGAACCATGTCCTATACTTTCACTCACTACGTGTGCCATTTCATGAAGACTTACAAACATTAACAGATTAAGGTCATGAATCTTTTTGGGGTCTCCTTTATCACGGACGCAAAAAGATAATTCCTCACCCTTATTTACACTGTAAGATGTATAGTCTGAATTTATAGGTGTTTCTTTAATATTATCCAAATTTAGACGTTCATTTAAGCGTTTTACTCTTGGGTCATCTGGATAATTTTTATTTAAACATCCCTGCAATGTCTCTAATCTTTCACGAATTTGAGCAATTCTATCTGCAGCATCTTGTTTATTTGGCATTTCATTTACTTGATAAGTGCGATTATCAAATTGGGATATTTCATTTACTTTATTCTCCCTAAATTTATAAATTAATATAACTATAACTATTCCTAAAATTATATAGAAAAATTCAGAATTATAATAGTCTTCCATTAAATATTAAAAAGAAAAAAACAAGGGAAAATTGAATTATATGATTTAAAAGTTATGATTATTAAAGTATTATGACCCATGTTCGAAAACGTATAAACCCTACTAAAGATATACAATTTATGATTACCGATTGGACATCATATAATGCCAATCATAAAGAATTTCCGTATAGTGATTCCAAAGACAATTTACGTCGATATTTAGTTAAACTTTTTGGTGTAACTAAAGATGGAAAATCAGTAGCAGTAACCGTTAAAAACTATGAGCCATATTTCTATGTAAAATTACCAGAAGGAATGAAAAATATTTCAATTTTGGAAAAAGCCTTAAAAGATGCAAGTGGTTTAGACAATGTCATCAGTAAGGTTTCCAAAGTTCAAAAATTTGACTTCAAATGGTTTAGTAATTTCAAGTTATTCGATTTTGCCAAAATTAAGGTACAGAATAGCTATGCTTTCAAGAGTTTAACAAGACTTCTTGAGGGTAATGAAATTAAGATACCTGGAATGGGTATGGTAAAATTACAATTATATTTCTCCAATATTGACCCCTTAATCAAATTTATGCACGACAAAGATTTGAAGGGAAGTAGTTGGATTAAAGTTAAGCGTGGTAAATATGAAACAGCAGATGACCCAGAATTGAGTACTACTCAAATCGACATCATTTGTGACCAGGCTGATATTATACCATTAGATATCAATCAAGTTGCCCCGCTTCGGCAGGCATCTTGGGATATAGAATGTGATTCAAGTCATGGTGACTTTCCAGTTGCCATAAAAGACTTTTCAAAACCAACACGTGAAATCTTAGAAAACTATTGTTATATGGTTTTAAATGGAAAAGATATAACTGAGAATATTATTCTTAATTGGTTCAAAGTAATGTTTGAGTCTTTCCGAAAGGAAAAGGAATTTGTGAAGATACCAGTATCAGGCATTTCACGTGTTTATACCAAAGACAACTTGAAGCCAAAACAGGCAGATGTTGAGCGTATTGCTCATGAAGTTGTGAAAATCCTCAAGAAATCTGAGTTAGAAATCCAAGATATTGATGGAAAAAAGGTATTAAAATTCGAGAATCGAAAGAGTATTTTGAAAATACTCAACTCAGTTTTAACCAAACAATTTATGGGATGTGGCATCGAAAGTGCCGGAGATAAAATCATCCAAATAGGAACTGTTGTTCAAGAATTTGGTTCTAAAGGAGAACTGGTTTCTTGGATTGGAACAGTAGGCACATGTGATTCTATTGAGGGTTCAATAGTTGCTGCTTATAAAACAGAAGCGGAATTAATCCGTGGTTGGGCAGAGTTCATCAAAGAACTTGACCCAGAAGTTTTAGTGGGTTACAATACCCATGGTTTCGATTGGGAGTTCATAGTAAAACGTGCCGAGGAATTAGGTATTGAAGAACTCTTCGAAACATCCAGAAATACTATTGAAAGAGCATTTTATAAGGAACAACGTTTATCCTCAAGTGCTCTCGGTAATAATATTCTGAAAATCTTCTTCCAACCAGGAAGAATTAGTATTGACCTTTATAAGGTATTCCAAGGTGACCCAACTAATAAGTTGGATTCATATAAATTGGATTATGTAGGTGAGAAATTCTTAGGAGAAAACAAAGATGATGTTTCCCCACAAGAAATCTTCAAACTACAAAAAGGAAGTTCTGCGGATCGTTGCATTATTGCCCGATACTGTTTACAGGACTGTAGATTAGTTTTGAAACTTCTAAATAAGAAGAAGATTATAGTGAATAATATTGGTATGTCAAACGTTTGTTTGGTACCACTTTCATATTTGTTCTTACGAGGACAAGGTGTGAAGATCTTTTCACTTGTATCTAATGAATGTAATAAAGAAGGTTATCTTATTCCCCTGATTCGCCCTGCGGATCGAGGTTCAAGCAAATCCTCAAGAGGGCAACCAGTTTTAGATAAAGATGACCTTGAATCTATTGAAATAGATTCAGAAATTCATTATCTCCGTTCATCTGATTTAGCAGAACTGAGAAATAAATATAAAGGTGAAAACTTAATCGCAGCAGTGAAAAAGTTTATCCTGAAAGAAGAAGTAGAAATAGATATTGAAGCTACTGAAGACCCCGAGGCAGATGCTGAGGAAGGTAATGACGGTGGTGAAGAATCTTATGAAGGTGCTATTGTTTTAGAACCGGAACCAGGTCTTTATTTAGAAGACCCAATTACTGTTGCAGATTATAACAGTCTATATCCAAGTTCTATGATTGAGAAGAATATTTCTCACGACTCTATCATTAGTATCCGAACACATAAAGATGATGGTACTATTGTAAATGAAGAGGGACAATTTGAACTCGAAAAACAAATACAATCCGGAGAATTACCAGGATATACAATTGCTGATGTTAAGTATGATAATTACAAGCAAATTACAGAAATTGGTAAGAATGGAAAGCCAAAGAAAACAAAGACTAAGGAAAAGGATGGCTACGTAGTTTGTAGATATGTCCAGTTCCCTGATGGTAAGAAAGGTATTCTACCAACTATTTTACAAAAGTTATTGAAAGCACGTAAAGATACACGTCTAAAGGCAGAATTCAAGGATGTTGTCCTTAAAAATGGAACGACGCATACTGGTTTAGCATTGAATCTGAAGGAAACTTCCGCACCATTAAAGGTAAAAATCATTGAATTCGCTGAACCGAAGAATGTTGAGTCTGTAGTATCAATTGACAGAAGTGAAATCAAGGAAATCAAGGATACTTATGATGACTTTGAGAAAGCCGTTTTAGATTCTCTACAATTGGCTTATAAGGTTGTTGCTAATAGTTTGTATGGTCAGGTTGGTGCCGGAACCAGTCCAATCTGTTGGAAGCCATTGGCTGCATCAACTACTGCAACAGGCAGAGACAGACTTATCTTTGCCAAGAACTATATTGAAGGTAAGTATCAGAATGTCAAGTATCGTCTGGTCTGGGATGTAGAATATTACCGAAAGGAACTATTCAGAAATCCTGCATTAGATTTATCTAAGTATGAAATCCGTGACATTTTAATTAAGCAATCCAAGATTGTATACGGAGATACGGATTCTATATTCGTAAAGATTATTATTCTTGATTCAGATGGAAATAAGATTATAGGACACGACGCGGTTGGTTATTGTATGCGTCTGATGTTAATCTGGGCTTCTGAGATTTCATCTCAATTAGGAAAACCTCAGAATATTGCCTTTGAAAAATGCATCTGGCCCTTCATGTTATTTGGCAAGAAGCAGTATCAGGGTCATTACCATGAGAATATTGAAGACCTTAATGATTTCCATGAAAAGTCTATGGGTGTTGCATGGAAGAAACGTAATTATGCACAAATCGTTGCAGAAGTATGTAATGCCGTGATTGAACATATCTTTACCCATAAAGACGCTGAAGGTGCAAAAAGTATTGCTATTAAGTTAGTAGATAAATTAATCAGTGGTGGTTATCCAATGGATAATTTCGTAATTACAAAGACATTGAAGGACCGCATTGAATATGCAAATCCAGATGGAGTAGCTCATCGTGTCTTAGCAGACAGAATGGGTGAGCGTGACCCTGGTAATAAGCCTCAAAGTAATGACAGAATTCCCTTCTGTTATGTGGTGACTAATGACCGTGATCCGAAGACAGGAAAGAAGTTAAACTTGAAGCAAGGTGATATCATTGAACATCCAGAGTATATCAAGGAGAATAAGTTAGATATTGATTATAAGTTCTACTTGACAAATCAGTTAATGAATCCATTATGTACAATCTTTGGATTGGTAATGGATAGACCAGAAAAACTATTTGAGAAATATGTACCTCTGAAATTAACAAAGGAAGAAAAAGAAGAACTAAAGAAGAAATTGGCAGATGATGCCGAAAAGAATCCAATAGTTATTCCTTCAAGAAAGAAAAAGGTTAAACCTGAAGAACCAGTACCTAAAGAGTTAAGTGAGGAAGTTGCTATTAAAGCAGCAGAGATGGCAGTAATACCTTCAGGAAAGGATATAAAGAAGCCAACAATGAAGAATACATTGGAAGAAATACAGAAATATGCCCTGGCAAATAAGATAGGAATTGTTGATGCTAAAGGGAAAAAGAAGACTAAAGCTGTATTGATTGCAGAAATAAATTAAAAAAGTAAATTAGGCAAAGTCTAATTCAAAAAAAGTGTAAAAATATTTTAATTTTTTTACGAATCTATACCTAAAGTATAGAAATCATAATCTGGGTCGTACTTAATTGTGTGCAATAATAAATCACTAATGGCATGTCCCCAGATTCCATAGCGTCCATCAGTTATATTTCTATTAAGCATATTTGGTAAATTACCTATTTTAGTACTTGTTGTTTTTTCTTCTTCATCATAGATTTCCTCATAAAAATCACAAATCATTTCTATTAATCCGGCTTTTGTGAAACCATCAGTTGTGTCTGCATAGAAAGTTTTGATAACCTTGTTGGTTAAGGGATACTCAAATAGTACATCAATTTTTCCCTTGTCAATGATGATATTTGTTGGATTTTCTAAGTTACGGATATCCTCAATCGGGTCTGCAATAGGAATGTATCCTAAATCAATACTGTTTGAATCAATATCTACTTCTCGAGCCATATAAGATTATTTATACTTTGTTAAGTAAAAATCAATTTGTAACATACAAACTTTTCAACTAAAAATAGAGTTTTAGCTCAAAAATAGACATAGGATAATAATACTATTAAAATAATGTTATAAAAAAATATAGCATATTAACTAAAAAATGACAAATCTCTGAAATAATGACATAGGATAATTATACTAACAAAAAAAGATGTTATAAAAATATTATATAGGATTTATTATACTCATGAAATAATGAAAAACTCAATGTCCAGATTTTGAAAAGAAAACTATTTTTAACTTTTTAATTTTTTTATGTTTTTTTAAAAAAGTTAAAAATAGTTTTCTCAAGAAAAGTTAGACATTGAGTTTTTCATTATTTCAGAAATTTTAAAATGATAGGTATTTTTATTAAATTTGAAATAATATATTAGGTCTAATATCGAGTGTCATTATTTCATGACCTTTTCATTATTTCAGAAAAATAAATGTGCAGAAAAAGTGACAAATCTCTGAAATAATGACATAGGATAATTATACTAACAAAAAAAGATGTTATAAAAATATTATATAGGATTTATTATACTCATGAAATAATGAAAAACTCAATGTCCAGATTTTGAAAAGAAAACTATTTTTAACTTTTTAATTTTTTTATGTTTTTTTAAAAAAGTTAAAAATAGTTTTCTCAAGAAAAGTTAGACATTGAGTTTTTCATTATTTCAGAAATTTTAAAATGATAGGTATTTTTATTAAATTTGAAATAATATATTAGGTCTAATATCGAGTGTCATTATTTCATGACCTTTTCATTATTTCAGAAATAGGCTTAAAGATATAATATATATATTATATATATGGAGTACAAATGTCAAAAATGTAATAAAGTTTTTAAAAATAATAGCAATCTTCAATATCATCTTACAAAAAAAAAGTTACCTTGTGATAAGATTTTAACAAATGATGGTATAAAATGCCAATATTGTAATTTAATTCTAAGTCATAGTAGAAGTTTAAATAGTCATTTATTAGTATGCAAGGAACTGAAAAAACAAAATCCAACATTCAACATCAACAACAATATAAATATAAATATATATGGCAAGGAGAACCTGGATTATATAACCGAGGATACTTGGCGTTCAATTATAAAATCAGGATATGAATCCTTGATAAAGTTGGTAGAATTAACTAATTTCAACAAGGATCATCCAGAGAATATGAATTTACATTTTATAAATATGAATAATAAGCATAGTATTTTTTATAAAGGAAAGGATGATTTGTGGATATGTGTTCCATTTGAAGAGTTTATGACAGACAAGTATTTCATGGAAAAGAAGGATATCTTAGAAGATAAGGCGGAAGAGATGGGAATAAATAGTAAAAGATTAAAGGAAGTTGCTGATAGAATAGACAAAGGTTCAGATTCTTATTGGGTAAAATTAATGTTAGAAAAGGTTCAGCATCTTCTGTATACATGGACAAATACGGTCAAAGAAAATAGAGCAAAGGAAGAAAAAAGAAAGAAAAAGGAGGCAAAGAATAAATAAGTAGTTAAAAAAATTACAATTTTTTTAATTTTTTTCTTCAATAAGTATATTATTTTCTAAATAATTATTACTATAATTTCTAATAGGAGCACATCCAAAAGCACTTTTGTTTATATTATTTTCTTTACATACATATATTTTTACAAAGTTTCCTGAGGATTTTTTTGTGTATTGTGTAAAAGAATTTTTATTTTTTTCATTTATCAAACAAATTATACCGTCTTGAAAAGACATAAATTTACAATTTTTATATAAAAAATTCTGATAATTATAATCTGAACATTCAATGATTTTTTTTATTTCATCTAATCTAACTTGATTTTTATAGTATTTTACTGAAATATAATATCTAAAATTTTCATTATTGAAATATTCATGTATAGCGGGTGATATTGTTTCTAAATCTGATTCAATTATAAATTTAGTTGGTATATTATAATTTTTTGTAAATGGTATTTTAAGATTTAATATTGGATTATCTTTAATTAATTGTATAAGATTAGTAATAATTGATGATGTTTTACTAATTTTTATTACTTCCATAATCAAAATATATTTTTAACCTTAAATCTCCAAGGTGTATCCAAGATTGATATCAGGTATTTCACCTTTATATCCTATAGCATTTACAACGCAAGGAATGTCATTAATAGTTTTTTCAATAAGTCCATGGGAGTGCCCACTAATCCATGCTTTAACAGGTGATTTAATCAGGAAATCCAGGTCTGAATAGTAGGCAAAATTAACAGGATGAAATTGATACATTTCTTGTATCATCTTCTTACTTGGTAGATGATGTGTGATTACAATACAAGGTTCTCCAATGTTAATTTCTTTTTCAATAAATTTGACACAATCAAGGTGCATCCGTAGGACGTCACCCCATCTTAAATATTTACCTTTAAGCCATATATTAGGATAGTCATTAATAACTAATTCTGCCATTTCTTTTGCATAATACCATCCAATGCTCCCAATTATTTTAATACCTTCAATCCAAGTTACTTCATTATTTAGGTAAATAATATTAGGATACTTGGCGATTTCATTTCTAATAGTTTCCTCAATTACATCCATACTTACAATTTTCTCATTTTTATACTTATTTTTCCAACCTTGATAGTATTCGTGGTTACCTGCAATTACGATAACTTTCTTATATCTTTCTGAAACCATTGCTAAAAAGTCCTTATAAATTTGCTGCTCTGGATAACCGATATCTCCTGCTAAAATAAGATAAGTTCCAGTAACAGGAATTGCTGGAAAATCCTCAAGTTTCTTATAGAATTCGAGGTGGATATCGCTAAAAACTTGAAATTTCATATAATACTATAATTTATAAAGTTTAAATCAAAAAAATCAATTCCCTTTCAAGTAATCCATAATTTTTTTGTCAAATTTAATGGGAATAGTTATTAATTCACCTGTTAACAAATTAATGAATTTAATTTCAAATTCTTCTTTTTTAGTTCGTAGATAATTTATGATAGAACTTTGTAAGATTGGTTTAAGTCCAATATGTTTTACGCATCTTATTTGATATATTTCTCCTTTTTTACCAACTGCATCAATAAAATCAGTAAATTCCCCGCTTAAATATTGGTTAAATTCCTCAAACTCAAGGAAGAAGAACTTTTCAAATGAATCGAATAATTCCTGGTAGTTATCCATCATAATTTTATATTTTTCACCCTTAGTCTTGATATGATAATAGTGATAGCTATCAATAGCATGTCTAAACATAATAATCCAAAAGCAACTCCTCCAATCAGTACCTTTTAGATATTCATTATATTTTTCCCTGATAAATTCCTTCTTATCTTGAACACATTTTCTATAGAACTTGCTCAAAGAAAAGATGTAATCTTTTAATTCAATAGTCCTACCTAATTTTCCAAGAAAAGTAGAAATTTTATCAGGAATAACTAACTTATCTATTTCATCCCACTTCAGATACTTATGTTTAAATAACCATCCTCTAATTTCTTCATCGTTAACATCAAGTATATTCCTGTCATTTATGATATAATCAATGCTTGGGATTTTATCAATAGGTTTCCCAACTTTCATATGATATTTATACATAAAGATAGCCTTGCAAAGACGTGTCAAAAAGGATAAATCAAAGCAATCGTTTCCAGAAAAGTCTTCACTAATTCTGAGTCTGGTATAATCTAAATTTTCATAATTGATTAATTCCTGGATTTCATAGAGGTTTTTATCACTTAGACTGCTAATAATCCCTCCCAAATTTCTTTCTTCTTTTTCTGATTCATTAAATGCAATATCGCTCAATTTGAAATAAGGTTTGGATTGTTCATCAATGTCATATTTTTGCCGAGGAATCCCACCAAACCAGGGATTAACAAGTCCAACAATTTCTCTATTTTTATCTTTCATTTTGATTTTATATTTGGTAAAGATAAAAAGTTGTTTAATTGCACGACTACAAGCAACATAAAGAAGATACTTATCATGTTCATGTTTATCTAATGAAAAGTGGCGTTTATTAATTAAACCAAAGATTGCATCAATAATAATAACAAATTTCCACTGAAGACCTTTGGAACCCATATAAGTGAGTAAATTTAACTTACCTTTTTCTGGTTCATACTTGACAACACCGTTGTCTTCAGAATTAGATTCATCATAGAATTGTTTGAATGAAATTTCATTGGCGAAGAGAATATTGGCTAAGAGAGATAATCCGCGAGATTTACCGTGTTGTACTTGCCCACGAGTTGGGGCAAGAATAGCAACATCAGATAAATCAACTTTTTGTTTAACTAAGTCACGTAGAATTTGCATAAGGTCATGTTCAATAGCTTCATCATTACGGTGGACATAAAAGACTGGTAATATTTCACCCTTTAGAGCCTTGGTAGTAGTAATTTGTCCGCTACTATAAGGTCTTAAGTAGTTGCTGAATTCAACTATATGCTTGGCAGAACGGAAATTGATAGTAAGATGAAATTCTTTGGCAGGATAAGACATCATAAAGCGGTCACTACTTCCGCGAAATTGGAAGATATTTTGGTTTGGATCTCCAACAAAACCGAGAACAATCCCATATTTTTCTTTCAACTTTTTCAGAATTCCAAATTGGATTTCATTTAAATCTTGTGCTTCATCAATAAAAATACACTTAATTTTAGCAAGTTCTGGGAACTCTTCAGAATCTAACTTACGAAAGAATGTATAAGAAAGAAGCCCAACATCAACAGTATTGAAGGGTGAAATGAATTTTTTAGCAAAACTATCAATAGTAGCAACATAGGCTTCATCCATTAAATCAGATTCATCGAGCTTATTAATAAAATCAAAACGGGTGAATTTTGTAAAGGTGAGCATATAGACTTCATCATTCTTTACTATGCCTGTTTGTATGAGGTAATTAATGCGGGCAATAATACATGCTGTTTTACCAGAACCAGCACAAGCTAAGAGTTTGGTATCCTCAAGACGAGGATATTGAATATACCTTTTTTGTTCTTCTGAGTAAATCATGATTACTATTTCAACTCATATTATTCTTAAATAGCAAGGAAATTGATTTAAGAAGAGATTACTTAAAATAATATAATAATGACAAGCGAAGGGAAAAAGGGATTATCTGGATTACCAAACTTAGGAAATACTTGCTATTTAAATAGTATAACGCAGTGTTTAATGCATACAATTCCATTAGTGAAATATTTAGCATTAGACAAATATAAGGAGGACTTACAAGAGTCTCATAAACATGCGAATATTCCGAAGATTCTATCAATGTTAGCTTATAACATGTGGTCTGATTTACCAAATCAGGATAATGTAAATAAATTAATGATGGCATATAAAAGTGCATTAGGTGGAGTATCAAGTATATTCAAAGGGTTTGATCAGGAGGATTCATCTGAGGCAATGGCTCATATATTGGATGCATTACATGAAGCGATGAAGTATCCAGTAAAGATAGAGGTAAGTGGTACTCCACGAACACGTCATCAGAAGATTCAGTATAATTCAATAAAGAGCTGGGAGGAATATGTACAGAAAAATTATTCAGTGATTGTAGATACTTTTGCTGGACAATTTCATACAACGATAATAAAGAATCCAAGTTTGGAGGTAGTGCATAGTTTCGAGCCATTCCATCATTTGGTATTACCAATACCGAATAAGGCTATGAATTTGTATGATTGTTTATCAGCATTTACAGAGCAAGAGAATATAGAAAATAAGATATTAAAGAAGACAATGTTATATCGTCTTCCAAAGATATTAGTTATACAGTTATCAAGATTTACAAATGACATGAGAAAGAATGGTAAGTTAATAGATTTCCCAAAGAATTTAGATATGACAAAGTATACAAGTAGTATAAATGTAGAAAAAAGATATTCATTATTTGCAGTATGTAATCATTTTGGTTCAACATCTGGAGGTCATTATACAGCATTTGCAAGTGTAAATGGTAAGTGGTATAATTTTAATGATTCTAATGTTTCACCAATCACAGAAGTAGTGACTCCAGCAGGGTATATTCTGTTTTATCGTCGCGCGGATCTCCAATAACGGAGACCCAGCAATTATTGACGGTAAGATATTTCTTTTTTTCTTTGAGGTCATCAAGAGTGACATTATTGATAGATTGACGTAAGTCATCAAATGTATTAATTTTATTATTTAAAAGATATTCAAGACCATAATTGAGGGAAAAATCAAGAGAATTTTGGAAATCCTCAGCTAATTTGCCAGTTAAATAATTTTTAGCAATATTCAATTCGGTTTCTGTAATATCAAAATCAACGAGTTGTTTAATGGCTTGATAAACGGCTTTATAAACAAATTCATTTTCGCAGTTGAAATGAATGCTAATGAATCCATATCTTTCAAATAATGATTGGCTACTGTTGACGAAATAGGACCACCCATTTTTATCACGTAGAAGTCGCATTAACTTTGAGCTGAACCCACGGGAAAGAATGGTAAGTAAAACTTCCATTTTGATATATTCAAGTTGTCCAATTTCGCGTCCAAAGGTGCGAAATCCAATCATAACTTGAGACTGGGTATCATTTGTTTTTTCTATGTTAATTTTATCTGTACCAATTTCTTTTAATTGTTGGGCTTGTTTAAGTTGTTTAGGTTGTTTAGATTGTTTAATTTCTTTATCAAAAACATTTTTAAGATGTTCTGTGTTAAGATGTTCAAGATTTCCAGAAACAATAAGAAGTGAATTAGTAGGAATGTAATATTTGCTATGATATTGTTCAAAGTCATCTTTTTTAAGACTGTTAATTATTTTTTCATTTCCGATGATGTCCATAAGATTAGGAAACATCCTACGAACAAGATTATTATATACTTTTCGGGAGGGGTCATCATTATTCATATTCATTTCACTAATGATAACGCCGCGTTCAATATCAATATCTTTTTGGCTGAAGATAGGATGCCAGAAGAATTGACTAAGAATATTAATTACAGTATTAATGTTCGTACTCATACTGGTAAGATGATAACCAGTATATTCATAACTGGTAAAGGCATTGTAATTGATCCCATTTGCTTCAAGTGTAGTAATGAGTTCTTTGCTGGATGGAAAATCTTTTGTCCCTTTGAAGACAAGGTGTTCAAGAAAGTGCGAAATACCGCTTATATCTTTGGATTCATTAATAGAACCGGTATGAACAATAATCATGCCTGTTGTAAGATAGAAATTAGGATTATTTACAAAAACAACGGTAAGTCCATTGTTAAGTTTAGTGATACTATAGGCTTCGTTAATCTTCATTAAAAATATATTGTATTTTAATTTAGAAAAAAGGTTAATTAAATTAGGAGGTTTTAGTTCAGCAATTTAAGCAGAGCCGATTTCAAATGGACGGCGGTTGTCATCATAATCGATAGTAGAGTTGAGGAAGGGACCAACATTGAATTTAGGAATTGGTGGGTCACTGCGGATTTGGTAGTTTGCATTGCGGAGAGACTGACCAATTGTGTTAACACCGATGTGGTATCCAGCCTCGATGAGGTTAACACCTTCTAAGCTACCAGTGGTGGGAACAAGCTGTGCGAAGAGAGCATTAGTATCCTTAGGAAGGAGATCTTCAGCAGTTAACTTATCGGCAGCAACAGTGGTGATATCAGCTTCAACGGGTTGTGCAACCTGAGCTGCACGCTGAGCAACTTGGCGTGCGGTGAGTTGCTGTTGTGCAGCAGCCATTTGTTGATTGGCAACTTGTGCAGATTGTACTGGTCCGGCAGCAGCCTGAGCAGCAACCTGTGGTGCGGCAATCTGGGCAACAGCGGCATTTTGTTGTGCTGCGACTTGTGCATTTTGATCCTGGAAACCTTCGAGGCTACCCTGATAATTTACCATCTGTTGAGGAACATAAGCACCTGGAGCAGCAACTGCCTTAGGATTGAGGATAGGATTCATATTAGGCTGTCCAAAGGGATAATTGCTTGGCTCAAACTTTTCTTTATTCTCCTTTGAGCATAGATTATATAAAACATATGCCAAGAATGCGATTATAATAATCTTAGTGAGATTCTCCATATAATCTAATTAGAGAAAAAATAATTTAATAAAAAATAAATAAAAAAAGAATAACTTAATCCATTTCTAATTCAACTTCATCTCCAGATTCTTCAAAATATTCTGGATAAACTTTTGCCTGAATAATTTTAAAATAAGGACGTCGGATATCAAAAGTATCAACAACGCTATCAAATTTAACTAAGAGCTTAATGTGGTCGCCTGGTTTAAGTTCCCAATCAATTGATTCTTTATTTAAGTCATAAAAATTAATTCCACTGAAATGTAAACGGATTAAAAGGCGCCCTGCATCAAATTCAATGGCTGAGAACCAATTACGAATTTTTGGTAATTCAGAATTTTTAGCATCTTCTTCAATTTTTAAAAAGGTGTTAATATCATTTTGTGAAATAATAAATTTTGCACTGGATTCAGAAATTTCAACGCATTCCAAAATATTAGTTTGTGCATAAAAATCATCAATAGCCTTGTAATATTTATTACCGCTTCTTGTTAATTTATAATTAGTAAATCTCATATTGAAAAAAAAGAAATAAAAGAGAAATTCGAACCGCGTAAAATTAATAAGGATTGACAACATTTTTAGCTGGCATAACATTTTTAATGTGGGCTCTGCATACTGGATTTTGAATATTAAATAGTTGTTCGTAGCAATTTTCAAGTTGTTTAATTAAATTAATATATGCAGTATTTTGGGTAGAATGATATTTTAGCTGAATAGTATTAATCATGTCATGTAACTTTTTATTAACTTTGGCAATGTATTCTCTTCTTTTATTAACGTCACTAAATGTGGTGCTATTATAATCTTTTTCAAAGTCGCTGATAACAGTTCCATTTTCATCCTTAGTAAAGAGGTCCATGCATTCAATACAAGTTTTCTTGAGAGCTTCAGAACTTAATAATTTACCAACAACATCGCCTTGTTTTTCGATATCCATGAGAATATTTTGCATTTCTTTTATTTTACTTTTATTTACATTGGACATTTTATTGTATTTTTCCATATTTGAACTAACAAATTTGACATGTTTATCAAGATTGAGGTCAAACATCTTAACTGATTCAATAAGTGCTTTTTCTGTTAAATCAAGTTCGCTGGAATCAAGTTTATGGAAATCATCAATTTTACCATCGCGAATATAACGACTTGATTTTTGTGTCATACCATACATATCAGCCAATTCTTTACCTTTATTTTCAAGTACGTCTTCTAAAGTTTCACGTTTATTGACGAAAGGAATTGGTGTAAATTTAAATTGGCTGGATTTATCTGTGGGAGGTGTAATTTTAACAGGCTGGGGTACATTTACTGGTTGTACTTTAAATTTAGGCTGGACTTTAGGTAATTCTGTTGGTTTAGTATATTTTCTTGCTGGTTGTGCAGGTGCAGGTACAGGAGCAGGAGCAGGAGCAGGTGCAGGTACAGGAGCAGGAGCAGGTGCAGGTGTAGGTGTAGGTGCAATAGTAGGAAGAGCTGCAGCTATCATTTTAACATCACTGGAATATTTAAGATAATTACGGAATTGATTTTGGATATTTTTCAGGTCTTGATATTGATCTTCTAAATTTTTCTTTTTAATTTCTTGTTTTAAGAGAATATTATCATAAATTTTATTTTCAACTTCTTTGATATCATCAATAGTATTTAATTTATTTTTAATTCCGTAAGTTTTTGAATAGTGTTTTTCAAGATTTTTAATAAATTCTTGGTCAAATTTGGCATTATTTTTATACTTAGAAATTTGGGCACAAATTTCAAGGTTATCACTGGCATTTTTGCAATCAATATTAGTCTTAAAAAGTTTGTTTAAATTATTTATATAGTTGTCCATTAAAAATTTGCGAGAAAAAAAGTTGAAAGAAACTTCAGAAATCCTTTAAAGTAATCTGCGAATAGGCTCAGTAATTTGTTTGAAGACCTTAGTAATGACATTACCGGTTTCCTTTAATAAGTATTCTGGTGCTTGTTCAACACCTTTATTATCGCGGTCTAAGCTTGTGAGAGTATTCATAGAAACCAAGAAGGCAATAGCAATCATTAATGCAGCAGTGGGGTTACTGTTAGCCATGTAAGCAATAAGGAAGAGGATGACAATTCTAACGACAGTGTAATCCATTAAAGATGCAATGGGACCAGGAAGCTTAGGAGCTACGATAGCGGCATATGCAATAGTGAAAATGGCGATAATGGCAGTAGCATAAGGATTGGACTTGATGCCAAGGTCATTAACAAACTTATCTAAAGATGCAGAGAATCCTTCCATATAAATAATGTATAGAAAAAAAATTGTAAATTAATTTGAAAAGTTAGAATAAGCTAAATTTAATAATCGGGTAAAAATCCGAGTTCTTTGAGGAAAGCGATAACTTGTTCCCTGATTTTTCCGGTGAGAACATAATAATAATCACCGTTATCATCTTTCTTACAGGCTACATTGACGTTAAATTTTTTCCCGAGAACTTTTTTGAATTTTGCAAAGTCAAAATCATCAGGAAAAGTCCCCTCAATGTAGACTAAGGTGTGACCTCCACCTGATTCCATGCGGACACGAATATTGAAGCCGCTAACACGTGGCTTTTCTTTTTCTTCGAATTCATCGATAATATTATTAAAGTTAACGATTGACATAAAATAATAAATATTATTAATCAAAAAAAATCAATTTGCTAAAAAAAGAAAATATTACTGGGTGTTCAAGTCAAGACCCCAACACGAACCTTGGTCTCCTTTACCTCCAAAGACGGAGGACATGGCTTCCATGGAATCGTCGTATCGATCTTGCTTTTTACGCCTGGTCTCAGCTTGGTACTGACCACGGTGTCCTTTACCAGTACGAATACCAGTATGAACAGGTTGAGAAGTAGGTCGAACCTCATTAACAACGCGATAAACAGGTTGGGGCTGTTCTTCCGCTTCTTCTCCAAGACGCTGGAATGCATCAAGTGAAAGCTTCTTACCTTTACCCTTACCTTTTTTCTCGACTGGAGCCGGAGCAGGTTCTGGTTCAGGAACAGGAGCAGAAGTTCTGGCTTTATAGGCGATTCGATTCTCACAGTTAGCCCTCTTTTGGGGACAGACTGTGAGAACCAACTCAACCTCAGACGGAACTGTTATTCCATAATTTTCATGGAAGAACGAATCCAAGGATGTATGACAGAACCGTTCTTTGTTCTTTGACAACCAAAGCATGTACTCTGTCAAAACACGTTTGATATCTTCGTCCTGCTCTGCTTCGATAATTCCATTTACGTCACGAATTGAACACATTGGAAAGTGTCCAATCACGCCACAATACTGGCAAGGAGGGCATGATGGTGCAGGTGCAGGTGCAGGTGTAGGTGCCTGCTGACCGGTGTAGGTTCCGGTCTGCCGGTGTAGGTTCCGGCGGGTGGTGGTGGTGGTGGTAGTAGTCGAATTCATGGTGGTGGATGAATTCATGGTGGGGGTCGGAGCGTGGGAATAGTAGCTTGTGATGACCCAAAATACAATAATTTGAAAACAAGACCCTAAAAATCAATTTGGTATTTTATGACAAATTGATTTTCGAAAAACAAAATTAGCATAGCTAATTTTGGTTGGTGCTTTGCACCAACTCCCACTTTGTGGGAGCGTGTTGCCCTTGAGGGCAAGCAGACGCCGTTGGCGTCTGTCCTTTGGGACACTCAATTTTCTTTAGAAAATTGATTTTTTTGGTTTAAGGACAATAATTTTACACCATCTATGGTTAAGAAAAGCATCGAGGACAAGTATCAAACCAAGACCGATCGTGAGCACGTGCTGCTACGACCAGGTACATATGTAGGTGAAATAGAATTAACAGAGGCAGAAATGTGGGTTTTTACAGATAAAATAACAAAAAAGACTATCCATTATTCTCCGGGTTTCTATAAGATATTCGATGAAATCCTTGTAAATGCTTTAGACCATTACCGCCGTAATCCAGATAAAGTGACCTATATTAAGGTGGCTATTGAGGATAACGAAATTACAGTCCAGAATGATGGTCCAGGTGTTGAAGTAGAACTTCACAAAGTAGAGAACAAGTATGTCCCAGAATTAATTTTTGGGCATCCAAAATCAGGTTCAAACTTTGATGATTCCGAAGACCGTATTACAGGTGGTATGAATGGTTTAGGAGCTAAATTAACAAATATATTTTCAACTGAATTCAAAGTCGAGACAATCGATTCTGAAAGAGGTAAGAAATATATCCAAGTATTTAAAGATAATTTAGCGGTGATTAACCCACCAAAAATCACAGATAATAAGAATAAGAGTTATACAAAGATTTCATTCAAACCGGATTTAGCAAAATTTGGGTTGACAGAAATTACAGATGACCATGTAGCATTATTTAAGAAGCGTGTTTATGATTTAACGGCATTCAATTTAGCAATCCATTTTAATGGAGAAAAGTTACCGGTAAAATCATTCCAGAAGTATATCGAACTTTATACACCAAATGCAATACATGAAAAGATAAGTGACCGCTGGGAAATAGCAGTAGCTCCGTGTGAGTCATTCGAACAAGTATCATTTGTAAATGGTATTTCAACAACGCGAGGAGGTAAACATGTAGATTATATAACAGACCAAATCGTATCTCAATTAGTTGAGATAGTAAAGAAGAAACGTAAGGATACAGTAATAAAGCCAAGCTATGTAAAGCAGAACTTATTCGTATTCGTGAGATGTGATATAGTAAATCCTACTTTCAACTCACAAACAAAGGAAGAACTAACAACTCCAATAAAGAAGTTTGGTTCTACTTGTGAAATTCCAGAAAAATTTGTCCAGAAGTTGGCAAAGACAGATATAATGGATGCTATTCAGAAGACTCTTGATTTTGAGGAATCAAAACAAGAGAAGAAGACAGATGGCAAGAAAAAGAGTCGTATAACTGGTTTCCCTAAGTTAGATGATGCAGGTTTTGCAGGAACAAAGAATTCTCATTTGGCAATTCTAATTTTAACAGAGGGAGATTCAGCTAAGGCTATGGCTGTAGCTGGTATAAGTGCTTTACCGGATGGTAGAGACCGTTATGGTATTTATCCATTAAGAGGTAAGATGTTAAACGTTCGAGATGCAAGCAAGAAGCAAATCATGGAGAACGAGGAAATAAATGCTATAAAGCAGATTATTGGTATTTCCACTACAAAGGAATATACAGATGTCAAAGAACTTCGTTATGGTGGTGTTATGTTAATGACAGATCAGGATGAGGATGGTAAGCACATCAAAGGTTTATTCTTAAATGTTATGGATTGCCAATTTAATTCACTTTTGAAACTCCCAGATTTTGTGAGAGATTTCCAGACCCCAATTGTAACAGCAACAAAGGGGAACGTGGTAAAGGACTTTTATACACTGGAATCATTTAATAGTGAGAAAGATAAGTTATCTGGATTCTCAATTAAGTATAAGAAAGGATTGGGTACAAATACATCCTTAGAAGCAAAGAAATATTTTAAGGAGTTAGATGAAATGATTAGATATTTCCAATATGACTCTGATGCTCCAGAGACAATGGAAAAAATCTTCAAGAAAGACAAAGCAAATGAACGTAAGGATTGGTTAAGTAAGTATGAAAAATCATTGTGCTTTGTACCAGAGGATGATAAGAAAATCCCGGTATCAGAATTTTGTAACAAGGAGTTAATCCACTTCAGTAATTATGATAATATTCGTTCAATCCCACATTGTGAGGATGGTCTGAAGCCATCACATAGAAAGATTATCTACTGTGTGAATAAACGTAATTGGTCAGGTGAGTTAAAGGTGGCTCAATTGGCAGGTTATGTAGCAGAGCATTCGGCTTATCATCATGGTGAGCAATCATTAATGCAAGCAATAATAGGTTTAGCCCAGAATTTCGTGGGAAGTAATAATCTAAACCTATTGAAACCAAATGGTCAATTTGGTACAAGATTATTAGGTGGTGCGGATGCAGCATCTCCACGTTATATTTTCACGGAACCAATGGAATACTTCTATGATATTTTCCATAAGGATGACCGCCAATTATTAGACTACTTGGATGACGATGGTACTCAGATTGAGCCAGAGTTTTATATGCCAGTATTACCATTACAATTAGTGAATGGAATGCGTGGTATAGGTACAGGTTGGAGTACAGAGATTCCAGCATATAATCCATTCGAAATTATTAAGAATATTAAGAGATTAATAAATGAGGAATCAGTGGAAGAAATGATTCCTTGGTATCGTGGATTTAAGGGAACAATAGTAATATCTGAAGATAAAAAGAAAGCAATTGTAAGTGGTTGTTATAGTTTAAATAAGAATGAGCTTACTATTACAGAACTTCCAGTAGGTACTTGGTCGGATAAGTATAAAGAATACTTAGAGTCACTAATAGAAAATAAAGAAATTACAGATTATCGATGGTATTGTACAGATACAGCAGTGAAGATAATAATTACTTTATCAACAGTACCAGATGATCTTCCAAAGAAGTTTAAGTTAACAGATTCAATAAACTTAACAAATATGCATATGTATGATACGAATGGTCGTATTCATAAATATCAGGATACAATTGAAATATTGCAAGAGTATTTCACAAAGCGTTTGGAGTATTATCAGAAGCGTAAGGACTATCTTTTAGATAAGTATAATAAGGAGATTACAATGGAAAGTGCGAAAGCAAGATTTGTGAAGGATATAATGGATTCTAAGATAGAAGTATTTAGAAAGTCAAATGCAGAAATAGTAAAACAGTTAAAAGAGAAAGGGTATCCAGAATTAGATAATTATCGTTACTTGTTAAATATGGCAATAGCAAGTTTCACGAAGGAAAAGATAGCAGAGTTAGAAAAATCAGTGAAGGATTTGAAGTCACTCATTGAAACATTAGAAGGAAAGACTCCTGGAGATATTTGGGAGGAAGACTTAGATGTTCTGGAGAAGAAGATAAATGAGTATTATACACAATTAGAAAATGAGGAATCTAATATTCCAGAAGATTCTAAGAAGCAAAAAGAAAAGCCAAAAGGAAAAGGCAAGACTAAGAAATAAAAATGATTTAATTTAAGTTTTTTCATTTAAGATATATAATCTTTTTAAAAGTTATGGAAAATGATTTACTCAGAACAAATTTTTATCCGGGTAATAGAAATGAGCAATTAGAATATATAAATCGTCAAAAAAAAATAAATCCATTGGCACCATTACCGATGACTGTTTCAATGCCGAGTGGTCCATTATCAAATGGCGACAAAAGAGAGAAGCAGTATCAATATACAATAGTAAATATAGATTCACGAATGAGATATTACACTCAACCAACACCAGTAGGAGTTCCAAATGCGAATAACAACCCAATAACAGTAGGTTCAAATATAAAGGAAAAGAATTTGGCGATACTAAAAAATACAGCAAGTTTAGATGTAGGTAATAATTTTTATTTTGAAGGTGTGGTATATAATAAGGATTTTTTATCAATTCCAACAAAGACATTTACGGGTGCAATTACAGCAATTACACAAAATACAGAGAATTTAATATTAACATCTGTAGGACACGGAATACCAACATTATTTGATGCATCAAATCCATTTCAAATACAAATGTTTTATTTGGATACAGCTCCGGATATAAATGGAGAGATATTTACTGGATACGTCTTTGATGCAAATACAATTTATGTGAACATAGGTGTATTAACAATAACAGGTGCGACAGGATATTTTAAGACTAATATTTTACAGCAATCAATACCTGGACATGGTTTGTTAACTGGCGAGACAGTAATAGAAAAAGAGTATCAAGGAATACCTGAGACAACTTTACCAAATAATCCAATTGATACATTAGCAGGTACGCAGGAGTTAAATATTAATTATCCTGGGCATAATTTATTGGTGGGAGAATTACTAAAAATATCTGGAGCAACTGCACCATATGTAGGTAATTTTGTTTATTCATTTGCTGCAAACAATCAATACTTGATAATAACAGTTCCAGGTCATGGCATGACAATAGGACAAGTCTATAAGATTAATTTAGAATTTATAGATTATAATATAACGGTGCCATCAGCATCAATAGAATGGATATCAGCGGAGCCAACAAGTATTTTTGTACAACCAACAAAGGTTACAATTACAACAGCAACCCCACATAGATTAGATTTGGGTGATAAGATATTCTTTTATCAATTGAAGAGTAATCCAGATGTAAATCAAAATTATCAGTTTGAAGTGATAACAATAGTAGACCCAACAACATTTGAGATATCGAAGGATGCATTAATTCCTATAAATGGATTTGAGACAGAGAGTGATAAGTTCTTTGGTGAGGTAATTGATCCAGAATGTACATTTTATTCAAGAATGATTATATTAAATTATGCAAATCATCAGTTTGATTCAGGTGAAGTGCCTTTATTAGAATATAATGGAAATCGTCAGAATTTTGATTACCTTAGAAAAGTTGATGCAAATAATATTAAATTATATTTAACAACGGAGGTTCCACCGATTCCAGAATTATATTTTGAGTATGATGTAAAATTAACAAAGGCAAGAATAAATGACAATTTAACAATGTCAAATATAAATAATAAGGAATATTTTGTAGAGCCGTTGGATGCAAATAATTTCCAAATTGTTATAGATTATCCTTATTCATTTACACAGAGCTTTAGTATGTCAAGTATAATAACAAATTTAACCCTGGATGGATATTTAAATAGTGTGTACACAGTGAAGACAGTTATAGATGCAAATAATATAAATGTAGAGAATACATATTTACCAAATTATACATTAAACTTAGTAGGAGTTGGTGGTGCGAATGTAAAAGTGAATGTGAATGGTGGATTATCATCAAATGAGACTTATGCATGTAAGGTGAATGTAATAGATCCAAATACAATAATTTCAACAATTCAGGATAAGTTATTTGATTATCAAATACTAAAGCAGTTTGATTTTGTGATGGAGTATCCAAGATTGGATGGTTACACAATAAATAACTTAAATAATCAGTTATTTACGGTAAGGAAAAAAGTAGGAGACCAGATATATTTCCTGATTCCTAATTCAAGTTTTACGATAAATATAGCAATAGGTGGTAGTAATGTGATAGTTTTTAGAAAGGATACAACAGCACAGGTTAATTATGAGAATCCAAATTATTACAAAGTTCGATTACCGCGTCCATTTACATTTGTAAAGCAGGTAGACATGATATCAACAGAATTTTATATGAATAGTTATGTAATTTACGAAGGAATAAATGATACCTTTGTATTTACAATAACATCAGTAAATGCTTCAAATGAAGGATATTCTCGTTCATTTACATTAACAGTTACACCTGGAACTTATACATATACACAATTAGAGGATTATATAACAACAGAGATGAATAGATTATTTTATGAGGTTTGGACTCCTTATAAATTTATTACAAATTATGATGATGTAATAGCCCAATTAAGATTTATAGCAAGTATAGATTCATCAAATGGTATAACAAAAATATCAGCATATACAAGATATACAGTAAATGATCCATTTTTAGTTGAAAAACAATTAATTCGTTTAGATTTTGATTTAGAGGATTTTACATTTTTCCCGGAAAGAGAGTATTCAATAATAATAGAGAATGCATCGATTACAGGTATTCCAAGTGAGCAGATAAATACAACACATCGTTTATATAAGTATTCAGATTCACAGCAGACATATTATTATATAAAATTCCAGAATACACAGAACTTGGGTGCATTAAATGTAGGTGGAAATAATGTGAATATTTACGTGCCATTTTATTCAATGTTATTTGGTCAACCGGATAATTCATATTTTGAGCAAATGTCATTAGATTTTTCTGGTTCAAATTTAGGAAAGTTATTAGGTTTTGATAATTCTGTGTATGGTGAATTTACAAACCCAGCAACGGATAGTGGTGCAGATAGTTTTTATAAGTATACATCGACAGCAGCAACACCGGAGAAGTATGTAATATTAACTATACCTCAGTTGAACTTTAATAATGAGGATCCATTTGCGAAGATTCGTTTTAATTATATTATAGAGGATAATTTCGTGAGCGGTGTGAAGAATTTCGGAGGTGTATTGAAGGACCAATTAATAGAATTAACATTAATATTTACGGATTATCAAGGAAATCCATTTGATTTTAATTACACAGAGCATTCATTAACGTTACTATTTACAGAGGAGCTTGATTTATTGGAGCGTACAAATGAGAGTTCAAAGAGAGGAACAATAATAACAACAGCACAATCTCCAGCATATTCTTATACAAGCTCTCAGTTATAAAAAAAGAAAAAATTAATTACTTAAATCCAACCGTGTGTTTTACCGGCTTGAATATAACTATTTTTTGCATTTTCCAAAGTATAATTTGGATTGCTGGTACTTAGAATCTTTGCCTCACCACTGGTGATGGTGGCAAGGATATTCATAACGAGTGTTTCAACTGAAACAGCAGGATTCCACCCACCTTTATTACCATATAAAATTTCCATACAGAGACTACCTCCAGCAGTGATATGACCAGTTCTTTGTTCGAACGATGGACTTAGAATGCGAACAAATGGTGGCTGCATTGGATATTGTTCACTGAAACGAATTTCAACAAGAATTTCTGTAATACCTAAACGTTTCATAGATTCTTCAAGTTCTTTAGATGGAACTTTTTTGATACTAATAAGCCAGAGTGTGATATCATTTTCACAAGCCGTAATTGTAAATCCTAATTCTTTTTCATAATATTCAATATTTTTTTGAATATCTGCATATTCTTTCATAATTCTGCGATGTTTGATATTTGTAATATTAGCTTTTTTATTTTGAATTTGTGTTTGAATACGATTAGCAAATTTATCATTAAGCATTTGAGCTAAGTTAACACTTTTAATGATATCATTAGTATAACAGACAAGGTATTTAAGTCTTACTTTCTTTTCATCTGCTACAACATAAATATTACGATTTTTATAGTAATCTTCACGTTTTCCAATCACTTCAAAGACACCAACAATAATATTTTGACTATCTCTGGAATAGCCTTGGGAGAAGTTGAGGTCATCACTAAGATAGATACCAGTTCCATAAGCGGCACCATTAAGCATCATCCTGGTATTAGACATAACTTTAAGTCCATTCCGAATGATAGAATACCAATTTTCGGCATTGGAGCCATGAAAGAGGAAGCAGCTTCCATAAAGACTTACTTTCTTATCAAATTCTTCTTCAAGAATAGAGTCTGCAGTGACGGAGTATTGTTGAAAGTCAGCAAGATTTGGTTCACTGGCATTTTTATGTAATTGTAAAGTAGAGAACATTCTAATCATTTTGAGCTTATAAATACACATTTTCATGCTATGCTTGAGAACTGCATAGTTATCATTTCCAAGATATTCTTTGATTTTATCTTCATTTTCATAAATTTTGAGACTACTAATATCATTAAAAGGTTTAAGTGTAAATTTATAATCCTTATCGGGACGTGGTTGATAAATCCATTCAGCATTTGAACTCTTCCGAGCTAAATGTGTGGATTCAATTATGAAATTTACCACATCAGGGAAATCGCGGATATAGCGATAAATGTATTCGTCAGAAGTATCAAGAATATCCATTTAGAATAATATTATCTAATAAAGAAAAAAAATCAATTTTCCTTGAAAATTATTTTTTTCGGAAATCAATTTTCCTTGAAAATTATTTTTTTCGGAAATCAATTTTCCTTGAAAATTATTTTTTTCGGAAATCAATTTTCCTTGAAAATTATTTTTTTCGGAAATCAATTTTCCTTGAAAATTATTTTTTTCGGAAATCAATTTTCCTTAACCGGGATATTGATAAACGGGTTGAAGGACAATAAATTTGCCGGAGTCATTAGGTAGTTTTTCAACAACGGAACGCATATTGAAGAAGTATTCAATATTGCTATTTTGAAGGTTGGGTACTCTGGGACGTTGGATAAAGAAAGTCATTATGATGTTATAGTATTTTTTGAGGAAGGCATTGGAGACGTCACCATTAGCAAGAATTTCGGCACGAAGGTCATTTTTGAAGGTAGAGTTATTAATTTTGAGGTCTTGTATAATTGATCCCATGATATCAACTAAATGTCTGCGATTTTTAGAATTCATTAAAGATTTAAAAGAAAAAAAATTAAGCTATTGGTGAATTTACAATTGCAGCGGCGGCACTGGAAACTGTTGTTTTGCAGAAGGTGGGGAAAACACCGGAGAACCAACCTTTAGTCTTGCAACCCCAGAAACCAAAAGCAAGAGCGGCTAAAATAAGTACAACAATTATTCCAATAGTGACGTACATCATAGTATCATCTTTGGATGCATCTTCGAAAGACTCAGCGAACTTAACAGTAGTGTTAACATTGCTGTTTAATTCAGCGACGCGCTGGTCAAAGTCAGCACATCCATCGCAGGTTAAGAGTACTTCTTTGAAACGAGGATTGCCCTGGAGCTTGAAATATTCTTGATAGAAGGCGGATTGAAGGCGTCCCCAAGATTCGCCAATTTGTTCATTTTGGGTAGTTTGGACATGCATTTCAACAAGACTGGGAGCCTTGTATTTATCTTCATAGAGGCTGTTGTATTTATCACCAGCACATTTAATGCACTTGAGAAGAGCAAGGTATTTCTCACCTAACTTTTGCTTCTCGATATAGTTGAAATCATAATTAGCAGAACCATTCATTAAGATTTATAAAGAAAAAAAATAAATAAAAAAATATTAAATTTAAAGATATAAATAGTAATGAAATTAATGACAGACTATTATTCAATTTTAGGACTAAATTATGAAAGTAATCCTGGAGAATCTGAAATAAAGAAAGGATATCGTGACCAGGCAAAAATCCACCATCCTGATAAAGGTGGTGACCCTGAATATTTTAAGAAGGTGACTGAGGCAAATGAATTTTTATCAGAACAGGAAAATAGGGAAGTCTATTATAAGCATTTAAAATCTGGAGGTTCTCATGAATCTTTTTTAGAACAAAAGAAAATGAGTGAACAGATGGGTCCAGATTTAGGTGACATCTTTGGAATGTTTTTTGGAGGAGGTAGACCGAGAAATCCAGTACAACCAGTAGTAGTGCAATTAAACGTATCTTTGAAAGATATAGTAAGTAAGGAGAAGAAAGAGATAAAGTATAAGCGTTTAAGCGAAAATGGCACAGAAGAGGAGAAGACAATAAGAATGACATTAGAAAATTTAGAAGAGCAGATAATCCTTCAAGGAAGAGGTCACCAGAACAATCCTAAATTTAAGGGAGATTTGGTGGTAATCTTGAAGTTAGTAAATCTGAATGGATATTCTTTACATGGAAATAATTTAGTTTATGCAAAGGAGGTGAATTTATTAGAGGCATTAACAAAAGTGAATTTTGAGTATAATCATTTAGATGGTCAGAAAGTACCAATAGAACATATAAAGGCTTTTAAGAATGACAAGATAGTAATAAAAGGAATGGGTGTGAGTATGAGGACAAGTATGATAATAAACGGTATGCCAGCTTATCAAAGAGGTGACTTAATAATAAAATTTGAAATAGCAGAACCACCAAAGGATGTAATTAATGAATTAAAAAAATATTTTAATTGAATATTTTAATTGAAAATAATTTAATTAGAGCTCATTAGGATAGCAGAGTCTCCAAATATTTAAGGAGTCAGTGCGTCCAAGTCGCTGAGCACGTCCAACAACTTGTTTATCAAGGTCAGTAGCCATCTTATGATAGATAACACTATCAGTGGTATTTTCCATATTCATGCCAGCACCAAAGTAGGTAGCATTGGTGAGTAGAACCTGAAGGTCACCATTACGATAGCGGTCAATAACCTTAGCAATATGAGCACCAGTTCCGAGAACACGATCATACTGAATACTATTCTTTTTGAGAATTTCACTTACAATATTGAAGGTATTATCACGTTCGGAGAAGATCATAATTCTCTTCTTGGGGTCTTTTAGTAAATCAGTAATAAGACGTTCGAACATAAGTGGTTTAGTTTTTTCTTCTTCATTAATATCAAGTTCAGTTTCTTCAATATTTTCTTTAATAATGATGAGATCACTGGTGGTAATTTCTTTCTGACAAATTAGACAGTTACCTTTACCACTGAGATATAAACTGAGACAACCGAAGCAGAACTTATTCTGGCAACATTTGACAACAACGGGGTCAACGATATCGCAGTAGCAGATAGGACACATATCATTCTTAAGAATGCGGTCTTTGATGCTACAAATTTTGGATTCAATATCTGCGTAATATTTTTCATAAGTTTTATCGATATTTTCGAAGTATCGTTTTTTAGCGGCATCAGTTGCAAATTCTTTTTGATTGGCTTCAATGATACGTTCAGCGTAGTCCTGCTTTTTCTTTTCAAGAGCCATTTCAAGGTCCCTAACGGCAGCCTTAACAATGCTTTCAGTACTTCCTTTATCACAGTGAAGTTTTTCAATAGCGGTTTCAGTATCACCAGCATTAATAAGGTCAACAACATCTTCAGGAATGATACCTTCAAGAACTTTAAGTGATTGAGGATTATCACATTTGATAATGTGTGTCTTTGGGTCAGGAAGTTTGAAGGACTTCTCAATAACATCATCACTATTTTTGAGATAATAGTCAATAGGATTGAATAGTTGGTCGATAGAAATTCTGCAGAATTCATCTTTAATAAATCCTTTGTGTGCAACACCATCAGATTTGATATTACTTTCTGTGAACCAGGATAGATTGACATCACCACGAGGATAGAACAGATTGGTAATACTACTGGAAATGAACCAATAATATTTGGCATAAATCTGTGGAACATTAGCAATCTTAATGGAATCAGATTCATCAAAGATTAGTCGATTGATGTATGCTTCTTTATTTCCTTCATTGAAACCATCAGAGAATTTCTTGTATTGTGTAGCACTAACAAGAACAAGGTCTGAACCAGTATATTTAGTTAGGTCATCTTGAATATCAGTTGCACGATTGACAGAATAGCACTTGAGAGTAGTATTCTTATCAATATAATCTTTCCACTGTTTGAAGATACCGTGAGGAACAACGATAACGTTGATAGGAACATAGTTTTTGATTTCAAGATTCTTAATTTTCTTGGTATATCTATTTTCGATTGTGATATCTTTTTTGGCGGCAATAAGTCCAAGAATAGACATGGATTTGCCTGCACCAACTTTATCACAGATAATGCCAACACCATAGTTGGGTACTTTGATAATTTCGCCAACCTTTGAACTGTGGTGTTCATGGTGACTAATATCTTCTGTTTTCATAGCACGCTGAATCATAGCGAGCTGATGTACTTTAAGTTTAAGTGTAATTCCAGCAGGTTGAGTGATAAGGGATGAAATATCGATATCTTTAATAGTACCTTCCAAGATTTCCTTATACTTATCAAGGCGGGACTTATCGGTATAGAACTTCTGTTCAGAGTAATTCATGCTCATTTATAATTAAAAAAAATTATAATAATTAAAAAAAAATCAATTTTCCTTTATCTACAAGTTTGAGCCCCACAATTGGCAACAAATTTCTTATAAAAATCGAGGTATTCTTTGATATTATATTTTTTGGTAGTAGGCAATCCTTTAAGAGAACATAAATCTTTACATACATTAATATTTTTGAATTGTGATTCTAAAGCATCGTTAGTACTTTTAGATAAATTACAGTCCATTTTACAATAAAGTTCAACCATTGGAATTTTAAGATATCCACCTATTTTTTTGAAGGACTGAATAAAATTATTTTTTTTAGTATTACTTTTACAGTCCATAAAGACACAATTAATGAAATCAAGACCGGGGAATTTATTATTTTTACGTGATTCTTTAAGTTTTTTTTTACTGTTAATTTTAGATTCACTAAGGGTAGGATTTTCATTATTCTTTAGACCTTGTCCTCTAAGTTTATTATTAACTTTATTGTGTAATTTCCATGTCCAGTCGTAAAGCTTACCACCTTTAAGTTCAATATCTTTATAAAAGACAGAGTAGCTTTTCCTGCAATGTTTGCATGGGAGAACATATTGGATGGCATCAAAGAAGTCAAAAAAGATTTGACGTTCAATTTCAGTAGGATTTTTAGGATAAACAAGACCAATGGAATGTATGAGTTCCCAAGCAGAAGGTCCCCAAAATAGTGTATTCATTAATATAAATATGGAAAAAAATCACAAGCAGTTTGACACTTAAATCAAACATGTAATTTCGATGGTCATTTCCCAATCAATACCACAGAAGTCATAATTAAAAGAAATGTGTAATTCATCAAGTTCTTTAATTAGTCTTCCAAAGACTTTTTTGATAGGACTATGAGATGTACGATAGATGTATAAATCAGAGTCAAGATAGAAGGAACCGAATGGAATGTCGGGATTAATATTATCAAAATAGAGGTCAATTTTACTTTGTGGATTAATGTTAAATCTATTTGACCCGGTGTATTCAAGGGTTGAACCAGTATCATATAATTTTTCTTCAAAGCCAAGAATGGAGGATAACCCAGATTTGGACATATCAAGGATGAATATTTTATCATCACATGATAGGTCGCTGATTAGAGTAATATGGCTGGTATTTTCATCAATTTTGTAGGAATATTTACTTTTACCAACTTTATTCATTGCATTGATGATATTTTCTAAAATTTGTGTAATTGTGTAATCACCAATAGGAATTTTGATTTCAAGTGAAAAATCTTTGGATTCACTGAAATATAATGTATTATTTGAATAATTGATTAGGTATTGGCTTCTGGGTATTTTAGCCCCGATGATTTCCATAGATAATACATTATTTATTTTTTTCCCGAGAGGGATAATACAATCATTTGTATTTCCTGCTAAATTAAATGCCATGGTAATTTTAGGTGGTTCTTTAGGTGGTTCTTTAACAGATTCTTTAGTTTGAATGATAGATTTAATATTATTGAGGAATGATTCTTGAATATCTTTTTGTGTGGTTAAGTATTGTTTAAAAAGGTCAACAAATTCAGTGATATCAATTTTAATTGTTTCAGAATTAATTGTTTCAGTGAAATTAGGAATGTTTGGTTTAACGAAGTCAGGCTTAACAAAATCAGGATTAACAAGTTCAGGTTTAACAAGGTCAGGTTGAACAGTTTCAGTAAAAGTTGTTTCTGTAGGTTTACCGTAAGCTGAACTTAATTTTTTAAATTTGGTTTCGAGATCTTCTTCAGGTTCATCTTCAAATCTAACTTCCTTAGTTTTTTCCTGATTCTTCTTTTTAACACTAATAGGTTTAAGTTCATCTGGAATATCAGTAGGAGATTCTTCACGGGTTTTGATTGGTTTAGGAAATGAGGGAAGAGGAGGAGGGTTTCCACTCGGAGGCACAAAGATATTTTCCATATTAATAGATTTTTGAAAATCAAAAAACTTTTTAAGTTCAGAAATAGTTTCAGAATTACAATCTTTAATATTTTCAATAATATTTTTATTTTTATCTGGTAAGAATTGTATTAATCGTTGTTTCATAATTTCCATTTGTTTTGGAATAAATGAAGCTGGTATTTCTTCAGCATATTCTTGTCTAATGATATCGCGATATTGATTAAAGATAATCTTAATGTTATTTTGTGATAAATAAAATTCTTCAAATGACATTAATAAATTTGAACAAAATAAAAAGAAAAAAGAAACGGACTGGAAATAGAATCAGTTAAAAGTGTAATTAAGCTTTCATGGTAAATTCTAATTTTCCTTGATGTTTATAGCCATTTAATTTAATATCGTTAAATTCGTAAGATTCAATATCGGATTTACCGTTAATTTGAATGGTTGGAAATTCAAAAGGTGTTCTTTGAATTTGTATTTTACCATTTTCAAGGTGTTCTTCATAGATATGTGTATCACCGAGGAACATAACTAATTCTTTAGGTTTAAATTTAGGACCAGAATAATCAGGTGAATTATTAATAGTTTCACAAAATAGATTAATAAGTAGAGCGTAGCTGGTGATATTAAAAGGAAGTCCAACAAGATAATCAACACTTCTTTGATACATCATACAAGTTAAGTAATATTCATTGTCAATCATATCGGTGTAGAATTGAACACAGATTCCATGACAAGGATAAAGAACACCTTGGTCGGCAATATGAGGAATGAAGGTAGTCATAATAATTCTTCTGGAAAATGGGTCTTTCTTAAGCAATTCAAGACAATATTTAATCTGATTAAAACCACCAGGTTGAGTAGAATGATAGTCACCTCCAGCATGTTTCCAATTAAATCCGTACATAGGACCAAGTTCTCCTTCTTGATAATCATTTTTACCAATAGAATCAAGAAATTGTCGGGTGGAGTTGGGTTTCCAGATATTAACTCCTTTATCTTCAAGAATCTTGGAGTTAGTTTGTCCTCTTAAAAAGAACATAAGTTCTTCAAAGACAAGTCTAAGGGGTACAAATTTAGTAGTAAGTATTGGGAATCTACCATTTTGTAGATTAAAACGTAATGAATTACCAGCTTGTGAGTAAGTAATGCCATTTCTACCAATTCTTTTTGTACCATTATTAATAATTTTATTAGCGAGATTAAGATATTCTTTTTCATCAGAATTATTATTAATAAGAATAGAATAAATGGTGTATTTTTCTCCTTTGGCGACAATAGTTTTATTATAAGAGTCTAATTCGTTTAAAAATGAAATTTTAGTATTGCAGGAATAATCGCCATCAACAAGTGTTAAATAAATATTACGAATACAATTTTTGAAATTAAGCCAATAAGCGTTATAAATTTCAGAACCACCGATAATAAATCCTTCAAAAATGCGTGGAGAATCCCAGAAAGTAATGGTTGGTTCATCCCAGGGTTGAGAAGTAATAACAATATTATTTCTTCCAAATAGTGTTTTACCAATACTTTCATAAGTTTTTCTTCCCATAACTATAGAATTTCCCATAGTTCTGGATTTAAAATACATTAAATCTTGTGGTATATGCCAGGGTATTTTACCATTAAGCCCAATACCTCCAGTAGAATCACAAGCAAGAATCATGTCCATAGGTTAAAAATCATCTAAAATCTTAAGTTCTTTTTCAAAAGTGGATACTTTTTGATAATTACTGTTTTTGCGTTCAAAGAAGTTAGTTTTGTGGTCAATGCTAATTTCTTCCATAAAATCGAAAGGACAGTCAGAATGATAAATCTTATTGCATCCAAGTTGTAATAATAAACGGTCTCCAACAAATTCAATATATTTACTCATCATCTCAGCGTTCATGCCAATAAGTTTGCATGGAAGACTTTCTAAGATAAATTCTTTTTCATATTCAACAGCTTCTCGAACAATAATTTGTATGGATTCTTCAGGAAGAGGTTCAAGGAAGGAATAAAGGTGGCATGCAAAATCGCAGTGTAGTCCTTCATCGCGACTAATTAATTCATTACTGAATGTAAGACCTTGCATTAGCCCACGTTTTTTAAGCCAAAAGATACTACAGAATGCCCCAGAGAAGAAAATACCTTCAACACAAGCGAAGGCAATAAGTCTTTTTCGGAAGTCATCACATGAATCAATCCAGCGTAAGCACCAGTCTGCTTTTTTCTTGATACTTGGAATTTGTTGAATAGCATTAAATAGTTCATCTTTTTCTTTAGGGTCTTTAATAAAGGTATCAATCATTAAAGAATAGACCTCAGAGTGAATATTTTCCATAGCAATTTGAAATCCGTAAAAACATCTGGCTTCTGGTATTTCAATGTCTTTAATGAATCTAAGGCAAAGATTTTCATTAACGATACCATCACTTGCAGCAAAAAAAGCTAAAATATATTTAATAAAATGTCGTTCATTATCATTTAGTTTTAGATTCCAGTCCGAAATATCTTTATCAAATAAAATTTCTTCTGCGGTCCAAATATTAGCAAATGCTTTTTTATATTTTTGCCAGATGGTAGGAAATTTGATCGGAAAAAGTACAAATCTATTTTCAGTGTTCATAATTAGTAATAAAGAATAATTTTTAAATTAAAACGTAAATAAAAATTTTCTCTATAATAAATATATGAACATGGAATCAGGTGTACAAATTTTAGGTGGTGTTAAACGCTCCCGTAAGAATCGTAAATCCGGAAAGAAGTCTTCCCCAGCAGCTCGTTCCGGTGTTGGTTTATCTAAACGCCCTCACTTTAATATGCCTGTCAAACTTAGTGCAGGTGCAGTAGCCGACGAAATTTCAGCTCTTCGCAAGAAGCATACTGGTGGCGATCATTTATTGATGGTTGATCGCATTGTCCCTGCTCTTCGTTTACTTGGTTCAGATGATTTAGTATCTTCCAATGCACGCCTCTTAGGTATGCTCCGTGAGGTAATGGATACTCAGGAGTCTATGTATTCAAGTGACGTCGAGTATGTTGATCTCCGCCAGCGTCTCAATGACGTTAAGCTTGATACCAACCCTGATAATGCAGAGGTTGATCATCAGGATCTCCTTAACGTAGCCCGTATCCTTCTTAAACAGATGATCCTCAAGCAGCGTCCTATGGTTAAGGTATACGATTATGGTCGTGCCGTTTCTAAGGGAATCAAGGATTTCGTTAAGAACATGAATACTCAGTGCCCTCCTATCAATGAGCCAAATAAGACTCAATCATTCTATGATGCAGATGGTTTCCCAGGCTGCCGTGTCCCCATGACAACCCGTGACCCAACTAAGGGTGTTGCCAAGTGCCCACCTTTCCCTGGTTCTCGCCGTACTCAGCTCCACGTCCAGTATGACAATACTGCAGTTTGCCGTGAGCCAGTCCGTACTGGTGCTCATGAGTGCCCTGAGGTTATCTACAAAGACCCAATGGTTCCTGAAGATACCTCTAAGTGGGTTTATGTTGATCCTCTTGCAACTGTCCACGAGACCCTCCCTGGTGGTGTTGGTGTTTGCAAGCGCCCCTTCTCAACTCCCAACGTTTTAGTCAGCTCTCCTTCAGTTCTCCCTGCCAGCTTTGATGCATCTATTAAGGTACAGTCAAACGTTGCTCGCTCAGCTGCCCGTCCTTCTCGTGCTGCTGCCAAGCGTTCTCCTAAGCGTTCTCCCCGCCGTTCTTCACCCCGCCGTGTAGCTTCCCCTGCCCGCCGTGGTTCTAAGAACCGTGCTTAAATGCTCAAATTGATTTTTTTTCTGTTAAATAAAAAGTTTTATTTAAAATGCGTGGTTATATCTTGATTGATAATACCTTTATTACTTTGGAAGTAACTTCATACATCCAATTAGGACAATCCCCATTTGCGTTGTGTAATGCGGATGGTGCCGAAATTATAAAATTAGAGGGAAATACTAAGAAACTGCATATTGGACAAATAATCCATACATGTTTTTATAGAAACAAATTTCAGGCGAAATATAATGGATGGACTGGGAAAGTAATCCATAATCAACGCCAAGGGGATTGGATAAAGTATTATTCGGATGGAAAGATAGAAATTAAGGGAAAGTATATTGACAACCAAAAGTATGGCGAGTGGATATATTATTATCTGAATGGAAATGTAAAAGCAATTGGTATTTACAATTGTGATGAAAAAGAGGGAATGTGGGAGTATTATTCACCGGAAAACATTTTAACAAAAGTAGTAAATTATACTAACGATATTCCAAATTAAGCAGAACACATAACACATTCTTCAGATTTTTTAGTTTCAACAACCTTTTTTTCTATTTTAGGTTCGATAGTGAATTGTTGTGCTTCGATGGCAGCAGGAACACGAGTATAATAAACACCTGTCTTAAGTCCTTCTTTCCATGCAAACATCATAGCACTATGAAGACGACTGAGTTCAATATTTTCAAAGTATAGATTCATGCTTTGTGCTTGACAGACGAAATATCCGCGGTCTCTTGCCATTTCAATAATAGTTTTCTTAGGTATTTCCCAAGCAGTTTGATATTTTTCTTTTAATTCAACAGGAATTTCAGGGATATTAGTAACACGACCACGTGCTTCAATTAGTTTTTTACGAACATCACCATTCCACATTCCATATTTCATTAGGTCATTAACTAAGTATTTGTTAAAAATAACGTAGTCACCGGTATTTGTTTTACGAGTATAGATATTATTTGTAATAGGTTCAAAGCATTCAGTATTGCCAAGAATATTACTGGTACTGGCAGTTGGCATGAGAGCAACTAAAAGACTATTTCTAATACCATCACGCATAATATTCTTTCTTAATGTTTCAAAATCCCATCGTCCAGAACAGATTTCACTAACATTTTTTCCTGCGAGTTCAAATTGGAAGAATCCCTTTGAAATAGGAGAGCCATCAAAAGATGAATACTTACCTTTTTCAAGAGCGAGAAGATGTGACTTTTCCAGAGCAGAGTAATAAATAGTTTCAAGAATTTCCATATTAAGTTTTCTTGCAGATTCACTTGCAAATCCAATGTTAAGTTTCATAAAAGTATCAGCAAGTCCTTGAATACCGATTCCAAGAGGGCGATGTTTGTCATTACTTAGTTTAGTTTCAGGAACAGGATATTTATTGATATCTATAATGATATCAAGATTATCAACGATAGTATGAACAACTTCACGAAGTTTCTGATGGTCAAATTTATAATCATTAACAAATGCAGGAAGTGAGATACTGGCAAGAGTGCAGCAAGCATACTCCTTATCATTAGAGTACTCAATTATTTCGTGGCATAAATTACTGCTCTTTATAGTCCCAAGATTTTGTTGATTACTACGACGATTGGAAGTATCTTTATAACCAATGTAAGGATTGCCAGTTTCAATCATACTTGTCAAAATAGCAGTCCAAATATCTTTAGCCATAACTTTTCCAACAGCACGACCTTCTGATTCATATTTTTTGTATAAACGTTCATAATCAGCACCCCATGAATCACTGAGTCCAGGTGCGGTGTCTTCACTAAAGAGACTCCATGGCATATCTTTTTCAACACGTTTCATGAAGAGGTCATTAAGCCAAATAGCAGTAAAAAGTTCTCGACATCTTAATTTTTCATTTCCAGTATTTTTGCGTAAGTCAAGGAAGGAGAGAACTTCGGGATGATGAGGTTCAAGATAGATAGCAACGCTGGCAGGACGACTGCGTTGTGTGATATGTTGACTCAATTCATTAATAACACGAAGAAGTGGTACAATTCCATTAGATTTTCCATTAGTTGATTTAATAAGAGCATCTTTTGTACGAACATTTGAAATGTGTATTCCAATTCCGCCTGAAGCAGCAGCAATAGAAGATATATCTTTAATAGTTTTATACATTCCATCAACAGAATCATCAGTACCAAGAAGGAAGCAACTTAACATAGCATTATTATCAGTACCTGCATTAAAAAGTGTAGGAGTAGCATGAATAAAGTAATGTTGAGAGAGAAGATGATAAGTATTAAAAGCTTTTGATAAATTGTTAGAATGGATACCTATTGCAACACGCATAAATAGGTGTTGAGGTCGTTCAATAACTTTATCGTTAATCTTATATAAATACATTTTTTCAAGAGTTTTGAATCCAAAGTAATCAAAGAGATAATCACGAGAGTAATTAATTTCTTTTTCAATCAGGTTAGCATTTTGTTGCGAAATATCTAATAATTCTTTACTAATAAGATTTTTGCTACCGTTATTTTGATAAAGTAATTTACAACATTCAGCAAAGGTATAATTTGTATTTTTATGTAAATTGCTGATACAAATTCTTGAACCAAGGATAGAATATTCGGGATGGATGGCATTCATACCAGAGGCAATGATACTTGCATGCTCATCAAGTTCATTTGTAGAAACACCTTCATAAAGACCTTCTATAACTTTCATAGCAACTTTTGCACAATCAGTATTTTTAAGTTTAGGTTCGGTATCACAAAGATTCTTAATACGATATAAAATCTTATCAAAGCTTACTTCTTCACGTTGTCCATTGCGTTTAATAACATACATAAAATATAATAAAATTACATCTTTAAATCTAAGTATTAAATATGAATGAATTATTTTTTTTTGTAACTATGGGTATATTAGCCCTATTACTATTTTGTTTTAAGGGAAAAGAAAAGACTAAAAAGGAAGACAAAAAGTTAATAATGAAATTTGAGGATATTCAAAAAAAGCCAGTGCAAAAGAAGGAGCTAAATCCAGTAGTAGAATCAATTAAAAGTCAAATAAAGCAAACATTAGAAAATAATAAAAATTTAGACAATCAATTAAAAGACATAAATATAACAGCATTAAGTTTACCAGAAAAAGTTAATTTTAATAAAGAAATGACGGATAAGTTGGATAAGCAGGAGAAAAGACTTCAAATATTAGAAAAAGAAATAATGGCAGTTTTAAAGAAAGAGGCAGCACAGGAAATCCAACAAGCAAAAGATAAGATAGATGATATGATTCCTAATGAATATTATAATCAGCAGAATCTTTATACAGAATTACTGAATAATCCAATGTTAAGAACATTTAGCGAAATATTGAAGAGAACAACATTGGGAGTTGATTTAGTAAATGATAAATATACAATATTAGCTCCAAGTTCAGCAGCATGGAATAAAGTAGATAAGAAAATGATGGAAGAATTATTACAACAAGAAAACAGATTTAACTTAAATAATTTATTAAAGAATCATTTTATTGAGGGAGCACATTTTAAGACAGAATTAAATAACATATTGAATTTAAATAAATTATTAGTAGATCCGTCGCAATTTAAGATTGAGCATGAATTTATTACAAAGAATGGTATAATTTATGTAATAGATAATGTGATAATGTCAGAGAATATAAATAAATTGGTAGAGCAGAGATTGCCGGAAACTTTAGCAAGTAAATTACTTCGTGTTCAACCAAAGAAGATAGACCGTGCATCAAGAGGAATATTTAATCAGGAGGTACAAGTAATTCAGTCCCGTCAGGAATTCCAGAATAACCAGAGCACAGAAATTAAGAGTTTATCTGAGGAGGGACGTAAGATAGTAGCAGAAACCCAGCCAGGATCCGCAGGGCGCATTGGGGGAGAAAATGACTTGATGAAGAGACAGGCAACGTTAGATACAAGTAAAATATTAGCAGAGATAGGAACAATAGCTACTGCAATTAATTTATTAAACGACCGTGTAAATCAATTAAGTAAGAATTATTCAATATCAGATATCCAGAATTTACGTAACCAGTTTGATGAATATAAGATTAAATACAATGGTCTTCGCTCTGCAGTTCAGGGAATAGATTCAGATTTGAAGGTACTGCAGAGAAAGGATGTATTGCCGGATGATTCAGGATATCTTACAAATACAGATATTTTAGCTGGATTATTCCAGACAGTTGGTCAAATGAAAAAAGATTTTGATACAATGAAGCAACTGGAAGCTGTTCGTGACCCAATGTATGCAATTAAAAAAGTAAATTGTGACGGATTGAAATGTAAGGTAGCAAATTAAACCAAATTGAAAAAAATCAGTTGTAAATAATATTTTATCTAAATGAACATTAACTTTATTAATAGAATCGACAAGGTAAAAAAGGCCTTTGGTAAGATTGATAAAAATATTTTACCAGTTTTAACATGTTACTCATATGACCAATTTATGGTAAATATTGATAATTTATATAAATATTTTAAGCAAAATAAAATTGCTGGAATCTTTATCTTAAATACATGTATTAAAAATAGTATATTTAAAAAGGTATATAGGGATGCTAAGGATAAATATCCTGATTTTTGGATAGGAGTAAATATTCTTGGAGTACCCCTTTCAGATTTGCTTGAATTTATTGAAAATTACAATCCTGATGGTGTTTGGGTAGATGATTCATATTTACATGACATTAATGATTTAGAGATTTGTGAAGTAATTTCAAATCATTTTGAAAAAATTAATTGGAATGGATTATATTTTGGTGGTGTCATGTTCAAGTATAGTCAATATTGTAATGAATATAACCCAGATATTTTGAAGGTAGCTTACAAATATATGGATGTTTTAACAACATCAGGAGATGGAACTGGAATAGAAATCAAAGAAAAAAAGTTAGATTTCATTTCTGAAAATTCAGAAAATATTTGCATCTCTGTAGCATCGGGGATTAATTCAAAAAATATTAAGAAAATTTCTGAAAAATCACACATGTTTATTGTCAGAACATCTATTGTTGATTCAGATAATAATATTGATAATCAGAAACTTGATGAATTAATCTCAAGTTTAAATAATTAAGAAAGATGTCTAATTTCTTCAGCAGTCATATGTTTCTTTAAGTATTCAGGAACAAAACGACCTCCCATAATATATCCTCTTTTAAGAGTTCCATCTTTTAACTGTACAATAAAATCGTGTTGACATGGATAAGTTTCCATACACATGTCACCAAGCTTGAATAACTCGATATTATCTTTGTCATTATCGTAATCATATTGCGGTAATTTACCGCAATTTTTTATTTTTTCTTCAAAAGCTTTTCTACCAAAGATTTTTTTACCACCAGCTTTATTTTCGGCAGTATTTTTGATAATTTCAATAATTTCATTGAGACGAATTGGGTCAGTTTCAAATTCAATATTACCGTCAATAACAATGACGTTATCGATACCCATTAGCCAGTCTTCATGTCTTTGATGAATTTGGCGTAGATATTCAAGAGGTACTCCTTCTTCTTCATGGCGACTACGTTTTTGTAGACGAGAATAACTTACTTCAGGGTCAACCCTGAGGTAAATGTATAAATCAGGTTGAATATCAAATTTGGAGCATAGCCAATCATGCCAATTAGTGTAATCACACCATTCAATGTCATTCATAAGACCATTAGCATGACAGTTTTTAGCAAAGACATTTCTGTCAGTATAGACACTACGTTCGATGATATTAATGCAATCGGTTTTAAGCTTCTTTTCCATTTCTTGGATACGAGTACGGAAGGCAACACTTTGGAAGGTGTAAGCCCATCGCTTGATGTCTTGGTAGAAATAGCCTAAAAGATTTTCACCTTTAGAATCTTGGATTTTTGTCCATGTATCAACAGGTTCGTAGATTACATTTATATCACTACTCAGTGTTTCTTCGAGTTTCTTGAGTAAAGTAGTCTTTCCAGAGCCAATATTAGCTTCAATGATAATTCGCATAATTATAATAAAGAATTATTTATAGGAATCCAAATTCAATTTTCTATTATTTTCCAGCCCGCTGAAAATAGTGCTTTTTTACGATTAAAATATCGATTTTTGATAGGAATTACCTTATGCGTTCAAAACTTAAAGATAAGATATTATAGTATATCATATGGGAAAGAAAGTAGTTGAGACAGTATCAGCACCAGTAGCAGCAGCACCAGTTATGCAGAAGGAGTCTAAGAAGACATCCAAGAAAGCAGAAGTAGCACCAGTAGAGGCAGCACCAGCACCAGTAGAGGCAGCACCAGCCCCAGTTGAGGCTCCAGTTGCAGCACCAGTAGAGGCAGCCCCAGCACAGGAGACTCAGACTGCAGCAGCTCAGGTTCATGAGCTCCTTACATCTGCACGCGAGAATGCACACCAGCTTTCAGAGCTTGCACGCCAGCAAGAGAACCGTATTCGCCAACTTGAGAAGATGGTTGCCAAGCTTGAGAAGGAGGCAGGAAAGCGTAAGCGCCGTGCAAACAGCGGTGCCAAGAAGGGTGAGACCCCAAAGGGATTCAACAAGAAGTATCAGGTTTCTGATTCTCTTTGCTCATTCCTTGGAATGGACAAAGGTTCACAGATGACTCGTCTTGAGATTGTTGGTCGTGTCCGCCAGTATGCAAACGACAATAATCTTAAGGATCCTAAAAACGGTCGTGTCATCATTCCCGATGCTAAGCTTACCAAGCTTTTTAATGTTCCAAAGGACCAGCAGCTTACCATTTTTAACATCCAGCGCTATATCACCCCTCACGTTACTCCAGTTGAGGCAGCAGCACCTGCTCCAGTTGCAGCAGCCCCAGTAACTGAGAAGAAGAGCAAGAAATCTAATTAAAAAAGATTAATTCTTAGGGAATTTATCAATAATATTTTGAATAACAGCTGAGCTGTTTTTACCTTTTTTCGGAACTTTTACAAATTTGTAATTGTAATCATTAATTTCATTAAAGTCAGTGAAGAGTCCACGACATCCTTTGTAATCGTAGTTATTAGGAATAGTAATTTTTTTATCATTGGCGATGAAGGCATCAATACTGCCATGTTTTTTGATAGCATTGAATGCACCAACAGAACCAACTTTAGGGATTGTACAGAGGTAATCACATCCGAGAAGAATGCAAAGGTCGATAATTTTATTGTTATCGAATCCTAATTTATTCTTAAGAATATCGAGATTAACAGTTTCAAGAGATTGGTCAGTGATACTGAAGGAGCGAATAATAAGTTTAGCATCAAGAGGGATAACATCAGTATCTTCAGTCATAACAGCATCAGCATATCCTTTTTTAACAAGCCAAGCACAGAATTTTTCGGCTTCACAAGGTGCTTCTATGAATTGAATATTGTATTCTCGGAATAGTTCTTTGAGACATACAACTTTTTCTCCGGTAATTCTGATATTACTTTTTTCTAATTTAGCTATTTTTTTATCAACTTCTTCAATTTCTTCTGAAGTGGCATTATTTTTTTCTTTTTCTTCTTTTTCATTTTTGAGATTAACAATGCGGTCATCCATATCTTTGCGGCGTTCATTACGTTCTTTAAGTGTATCATTTTTTTCATCTGGTGGTTTACCGTCAAAGACAAATACAGGAACAATATTATGACTGGCAAAGATATCAAGCATTTTAGCGAAAATGCTAATAAAATTAGGCGAGAAGTATGAAAACCGATACATAAATATGCTGGTGTCAATAGTAATAACTTTTCCAGAAAAGTCAGATAATTTTCCGGTAGTGTAAGCTTCTGGACAGTGTTTCTTAATAATATTAATAAGACCTTTAATACCCATAATAATAATATAGAGGGAAATTACGAAAAAAATCAATTTGGAGAATTAATTTGGAAATCTTTAATTTTTTGAATTAAATTGTAATCGATATTGTATTTGAAATAAACTACAAGTAATTTATTGCCAGAATCGCCAGGAAGACCAAGATTTTCAAAGACCACTTTTCTTTGATTAATAGGGCAATCGGATTTGACGGTAATTTTCCGCCCAAAGTAGTCGATGTCTTTGGAAAATCCGGTAATTCCTTCCAAAAGCGGTATTTCAATTTCACATAATATATTACCATCAATGACTTTGTATTCAATCCCATTATAAATTTCAGATTGACAGATTTCAGTTTCAATAATAAGATTACTTTTCATGTCTTGGTGTCCCTGTCCATTAAATTCAAAAATATCATCTTGATAGTTAGTTAAATTAATTTTTACAAAAACATTTTCATTAATTCCGGACTGAGTCCTACGGATAAAATCAATACGAGCACTCTTAGTACAAAGGAAATCAGATATTTTCAATACTTTTCTTACTTTTATATCATGTAATTTCTTTTTAAGAAAGTCATTGAATTGTTGTTTAAATAAGTTAAGTAGAGAAGTATAAATACTTTCTTTTGGAGAATTATCATTAAGCGTTTTATCATAGGCTGACCTTTTAATTGGGTCACTAAGAATAAAAAAGGCTTCTTGTAATTTAACAAAAAGTTCTTGTCCTTGAGGATTTTTATCAGGATGATACTTTAGTGCCATTTTACGGTAAGCTTTTTTTATTTCATCTTGAGTAGCATTAGGAGATATTTCAAGTAAATTATAATATTCCATTATGTTGAATTACTAAGCTCTTTCTTAAGTCTTACAAAAAAATATTCAAGATAATAGGTACCTTTACGTTTTTTATTGTAATTAGAGTTAATGTAACATTCATCTTTGATAATAGAATAGTCAAGTTTTGGTTCAAGAATATGAACTAATTTAAAAATTTTAGAAATATCTATGTTATAAATAAAAATTTTTTGTATTTTGTCTCGAAGGTCTTTATAATTCTTAAAATTAATAGCATCTTTTATAATATTAATTATAGGGTCATTAATGATAAATGAAGGATTCTTAATAAGTATTTTAATGTATAAGAAGAGAAATTCGATTTCATCATTAAAATTGAAATAAATAGTTTCATCGGGTGTAAGTTCTCTGTTAAAAAAGGTTTTAAAAATTCTATTTTTTTCATCGATTGTCATTCTATTGCAATTACAAAAAGGATAAAAGGATAAATTTTTATCATAAAAAATGATGAAGTAATTTGTCGAATCTTTAATTAAAATATTTAAATTAGTTTCATCAAGGACATTAAGTATTATATTTTTGGCAGTATCAAGATTTGAAATACTGAGATATTTTTTAATACCTTGAATATATTCCCTAATAAATTCATGATTATTGGGAATATTAAAATAATAGAATGAATCACAGACTTTGAAATTAATTATAACTTCTTTACATTTAGGGTTCCCTGTGTCATTAAACGTATATGAGTGATTAATAAATGTGCCATTATTAGTTAATTTTTTAAGAAAGAGATATTTTATATAATCAGAACAATTTTTAATTTGGATATTAACATCTTTTTGTCCTATAAAAGGAAGATATGGCTCAGCTAATTTTTCAAATTCGGTTAAATAATTATAATTCATAAAATATAATAAAAAAATTACCTTAAGCAATAAACGTATGTTGATATTATGTGTCATATAGATGACTTGATAGCATTATTAAATGAATTAAAAACAATAGATTTCCCAAAAGATATAAAGATTCTAATTTATGCATCAGTAAATGATTATAGATTAAAATTGGAGGAATTGATAGCGAATGTTGATTTAGCGGAAAATTGTTCAAAAGAAACGCAAAAGTATATTGCAGATAAACGTGAAGAGTTGGATGAACATTATAAAATGGTTAAGGCATTACTTCCAGCGATGATGTATTACTTAGTTCAAAAAAAGAATTAAAAATCTGTCAAAGTTTATATGACAGAGAATATTTTAGTAAGTAGCAAAAAGAGAAATAAGGTTGCGCCGGGGTCAGAGGCTCGTTTAGTGTATAATAAGAATAAGGAACCATTAATTATAGAAACAGAAGTATGTTGGGCACAGGTGACAGGAAATATAATAACAATATATTTTACAGAAAAAGAAATAAATTTATTTAATCGTATTTGTAAATTATCCGAAATTGAACAGGTTTGGGAGGATCCAGAAGAGCCATTTTATAACTTTATAATTAAGGATAATTTGGATTTTCCAAAAAACTTGATTGAATTTGATGGAAAATTTGAAATAGAAATAAAAGGTGTTTGGTATACAGAACAGGGAAATGGAATCAGTGCAAAGTTATTAAAATATGAAGTAGTAAATGATTATTCAGAATCCTTTGATTCAGAATCAGCAATAGGACTACTTGATGAAATAATACCAGCTGATATTGATTGAATAAATTCTGAAATTTTCTTTTTGAAATTTTTATTAGTATAAATTTTTTTCAGATTGTCTTCTTTAGTTTTGTTAATATAGACGAGTGCTTGAATGTCTTCAAATTCAATATTGCAATTAAAAATTTCAGGATCAAGATTATTGGCACCTTGAACAACTAATTCACGGAGAAGAAGAAGATAATGAATATTAGATGAAAATCTTTCAGAAAGTCTATTCATTATTAAATCTGTACTATTTTCTATGCTAAGTTGAGTATAAATATTGGTAAAGTTATTTTCAATGGTTTTAACTTCTTTTTTTTTACTAAAGGTATCATTAATAAAGTTAATGATAATAAAGATACCAGTTTCATCATTATTATATTTATTAATATCAATCATAAGTTTATAAAAATCTTCAATAATTTTATCTATTTCATTTTTTTTGAAATTAGCTTGTAGGTAATCAATAATATTTTCATTAATCATATTTTTGACAAGTAATGGTTCATTAATTTCTGCAAGTGTATTCCTTTCAGTAAATGAAAGTTTTTTCTCGAAAATGGCTTTACAAGTTTCGTAAAAGTTCATATCAACAAAGTCATCTTTTTCAGAAAGGGTATCATTAAGTTTAATATTATGAATAAATTGTGCTATGTCATAATCATAGGTTGAAATTATTTTTTTTAGAATTGCTGGTTTAACTTTGACATCGTGTTGTTTTACTATAGCTTTTAAATCTTTTTCAGTTAATCTGGGTAAATCAAATATATTTTCAGTAATTTTCTTGGCTTTTTTGAGGAAGATACCATGACTTGTTAGAATAAATTTGTTTTCTTTGAATTCAGGTCTAACTAAATTTTTAAAAATTTCAGCAACGTGTATCTTGTCAAGTAAGTCGATGTCATCAATGATAATACCAAATCTTTTTTTCCCACCCATCATAATACTAACAACATCATATTGATTTTCAAGTTTTTTAAAAAAGGTATTGATTTGTTCCATAGTTATTTCTTCACAACAATTAATAACTCTTGGTTCCAAATCAAGTTTTTCAATAATAGTTTTACTTAATAAGGTTTTACCTGTACCACTGCCACCAATAATAACAGTTACATTACTTTTTTTAAATGACTCAATAATTTCTTTAGTTATTTTGTCATAACCGATTAAATTCATTAATAAATAAAAAACTCAGACTCTTAAACTGGAAAACATGAATTCGAACTTAAATGGTTCAGTTTTGGCATCTTGTATTAATGGATAATGGAAGAATTGAGAGTAATATGCATCTTTTTGCTGTTCAGCCCATTCTTTACTTCTAATGAGATACTCAAGAACATCACAGAGTTTTAGAATATCACTTTCACCTAAAAATTTAGAGTCGTCATATCCAATATATTTCATATGGTCAATTAATAGATATTCATTAAGAGAACTCTGATAAATTCTGTATTTACGATTAGGGAAAGATTCAATAGTAAAAATATGCCCAACTCCAGTAGGTAAAGAGACAGAGCAAATAAAAATATTATATCCAGACTTAAGTAATCTTGTTTTAAATTTATTAAGGACATCTAAACTATCATAATCAAATGAGTATTCAGAACTAATACGTTTAATAACATCTGGTGGTAAAATATTTTTTTCAACACCACACTGTTTCACCGTTTTACTCTTTTGTACGTCCTGCGGAATATGATAACATTTGCTATTAACTTCAACGTAGGTCATAAAAACAGCCCTACCAATAGTTCCGCAGTCATAACAACCTGGTAAGTCACGAGATTTACCAAATAAAGTATTAAATTCACGGGCTTTACGCATGACATTGTCATAATAACAATCTTCTGAATCACCTCCCTTGAAGGCTGTATGTTCGTCAATTGATATATCTATTAACATTTTTAAGAATACAGTTTGGTCTCCCTGTAAAGATAAAACCTTTTCTATGTAATCATCTATTAGAACAAGTTCATCCTTCAATTTAGTAAGTTTTCTATCTAATTCTGGTTTTTCTTGACCTTTTAGTTGTTTGATTAAATTTTTAGTTTTATAAATAATTTTACGAATATTCTTTTTTTGAGATAGTAATTTATATTCACCAATTTGAGTTAAATCCTGTAATATTCTAATGTTTCTGTTTATTTCTTCCATATTATTAAATAGGAAAAAAAATTAATTATTAAAATAATTAATTTAAAGAAATGTATATATATATAAATAATGAGCTACATTCGTAAATTATTGCAGACCAAGACAGCAACAGATGAATATTTCGACCTCCAAGTAGAGTTTGAGAAGAAATTTGGAGAAAAGACAATAGTTTTGTATGAGAACGGTCATTTCTATGAATTTTACCAGATAGAGAACGAGGTGGGTCGTGCAGGTGAGATTGCAGATTTATTAAATATGTTGTTAAGCAAGAAGGATAAAAATATTCCAGAGGTGACAAGAAAGAATCCACAGATGGCAGGATTTCCAACATTAGCAGTAAAGCGCCATTTACCGGTATTATTGAATGCAGGTTGGACAGTTGTAATGGTGGAGCAAATATCACCACCGCCGCATCCTGATAGAGCAATTACAGCAATATATTCAAAGGGTACATATTTAGATAATACAGAGGATGCAAATACAAATTACATAATGTCAATTTATTTGGAGGAGGGAAAGAACGATACATTAATTTGTGGTTGGAGTTTAATAGACCTTTCAACGGGTTATTCATTAGTTTATCAAGTAGACCATGGAACCCGTAGTTTTGTTATGGAGGAGTTAAATCGTGTAATTGTGAGTTACAACCCAAAGGAATACTTGATTACGTGCGATTCTTCTTTTACAAAGGAGGAATTTATGGATTCATTTGGAATTAATAACTTGGTTCATTTTAACGAGGAAAAAGAATATGCAGATTATTGGAAGATAACGTTCCAAAATCAATTATTGGATAAGATTTATCCAGATACATCAAACCCAATTGTATATTTAGACATGGAGAGAATGGATTATGCAAGATTTAGTTTTATAATGTTACTTCAATTTTGTGAGAAGCATGGTGAAATAATTATTCGTGGTTTGAGTAAGCCAGAAATCTGGTCATCAGAGACATTTATGAAGCTTGAGAACAATGCACTTGAGCAATTAGATATAATTAATCAGAATGACAAGTGTTTATTTGGAATAATTAATAAAACAAGTACAACAATGGGTAAGAGATTACTTCATCAGCGAATTTTGACACCATTATTCAGAAAAGACCTTTTAACAAATAGATATCAAATAGTAGAGTCAATGATTACAAAGTATCAAGAAATAGAATCAATTCTTCGCGGTGTGAATGACCTTGAACGTCTAAACCGTAAGATAATTCTTGGTACAATTCAACCATTTGAGTTATGTAGTATTTATTTCAGTTATCAGAAAATAGATAAATTATTCAATACACCTGAGTTATCTACTCTTTTAAATGTTACAGATACAACAAAGGAAAATCACAAGAAAATTTTAGAATTTATTGAAAATAATATTATTCTTGAATCAGCTATTAAATATAATACAAAGAATGTTACATCTAATTTTATTAAACGTGATAATGAAACTCTAAAAGATTTATTGAAACAGTTAAAAGACAAGGAAGATTTCTTGGAGGAAATCCGTGTGGAGTTATCGAAGGTATTAGGTGAACAAGTTAAGTTAGAGACAACAGAGAAAGAAGGATTTTATTTTAAGACAACAGTAAAGAAGGGTGAAACATTACAAACTAAGTTAAAGAATCATAGTTATGCAAAGTTTAAAGTGCAGGATTTGAAGGTTGACCCACATGTTAAGAGTTGTGCCAAGTTTATAAGTAAGGAGTTGGAGCAAATATCACGTAGTTATCAATCTATCGAGGATAAAATCATAAAGGTTAATTTGGAGATTTATCATCAAATAGTTAAAGACTTAGCAGTTTATTCACAGGAGATGAAGAAGATATCAGAGATTGTATCTGAGTATGATTTTTATAAGTCATTAGCAAGGGTAGCATTTGAGAATAATTATGTACGTCCAGAGATAGTAGAGTCAGATAGAGGAATGATAAGTGCAACAAGTGTTCGTCATCCGATAGTGGAAAAGGTAAATACAAGTATTCCATTTGTAGCAAATGATATAAACTTGGATACTCAGGATGGAATGTTAATCTATGGTATTAACGGAATAGGGAAGAGTGTATATTTAAAGAGTATAGGATTATCAATATTATTAGCCCAGATTGGAAGTTTTGTACCAGCAAAGACATTTAAATATGCACCTTTTAAGAATATCATGACTCGTATTTTAAGTAATGACAATTTATATAAGGGTTATTCATCATTCATGGTGGAGATGGTTGAGTTAAAGAATATTTTATCAAGAGCATCAAAGTATTCATTAGCATTAGCGGATGAATTAACACATGGTACGGAGACACAGAGCGGAACAGCAATTATGGCAGCAACAATAATAAACTTGAGCAAGTCAGGATGTAGATTTTGTTTTACAAGTCATTTACATCAGTTAAGTAAGATGGACCGTATAAAGGATTTGAAGAATGTGGGAATGTATAATATGAAGGTGGAATACTTACCTCAAGAGGACCGTCTAATTTATCATCGCAAACTTCAATCAGGAGCAGGTGTACCATTATATGGTTTAGAGTGTTGTAAGGGATTACATTTAGATAGAGAATTTTTGAATTTAGCAATGGAGATAAGAAAGGAGATATTAGATGAGAATAAGATGATTCTTGACCCAGAGAATAAGAGCGTATATAATGCAGATTTTTATTTATCAGAGTGTAATATTTGTGGTACAAATAAGAATTTACATACACATCATATAGATGAACAACAATTAGCAGTATCGAATGGTTACATTGATGAAAAAGGTCATAAGGATTCATTACATAACTTAATATGTTTATGTGAGACATGCCATCAGAGATTACATAAGGGACAATTTAAGATAGAGAAGTTTGATACAATGAATGGATTTAAGAAGATAGTATTAAAGGAGGAGCAGAAGCCAGGACAGATAACGACATCAAATAAATATACAGATGCACAGATAAAGATAATTTGTTCATATAAACCAAAGATGGGAACAACCCAAGCAAGAAGATTTTTAGAATCAGAACATAAGATAAAGGCAACAGAGAGAACAATTAAGAAATACTGGGACCAGATTTAATTAGGACCCAGATTTGAAGGTATTTCTAATATATTTTTCTATTTTTTTCATTTGTGAGCTACTAAGCTTTTCTTCAATAATATTTTTCTTTTTAATAATTTTATTAAGTACGCCATTGCGTTCTTTGATAATGTAAGCAGAGTAATCACGGATGAAGTCAGTAAGCTCACGTGAATCAGCGAGTAATTCCTCAATACCTATTTGAACGAGTTCTTTTGGTTCAAGGTCAGGATTAGCGAAGCGTAGGTCGAGGTAATAAAGTCCCCATGCGGCACAAAATCCTTCAGGGTCTCCAACACGATTAAGAAGATAAACAAAATTTTCGTAAGATTGTAAAGTTTGGAAACCAACGATAGGTAGGAAGTCAATTGGTTTGAAGTATTTATAGTTAATATTTAGTTCTTTAATAATAGTATCATCAAGATTATCGGTGCGGTAGAAATATTGTGATAATCCACCATGCGGTTCGAAGCGTTCAGCTGTTTTACGTTCTTTATCAATAATTAAGTAATTAGCGTGAAGTGATTCTTCAGGAATGATTGGAACTAAGGTAATAGGTACTATTAGGAATCTGCAAGAGCTATTTAATAAGAAGTCGAATTCTTTTTTGAAATCTTTTGGAAATTCAAGTTCTTTCCCATCCCAGATAATATTATATTTAGCGTAATCAATTACGTAGCGGTTAGTATCACCAATTCCGGAGTAAATTTTTTCAGAACCTATAGCAAAACAGAGTTCAGGATATTTCTTTTTGAGGAAAGCAATACCCATAATTTCATTTAACCCAGTCCCTGAAAAGAGTGTGTATCCGGAATTATTTTTAGATTTATTGACGCTATTAAGATTCTTTTGGAATAATTTGCATTCGCCAAGAATTTTGTCAATATGTGGAATAAATGTTTTATCAAATTTAGTTTTGATTTGTCCCCGAGCATAAAATAAGGGTGTTTTACCAAGTTTATTTCGTATGAATAGATTTGGACAATGTTCCATAAGTTTGTGATAATTGATTGGTATTTGATTTTTTAGTAAGATGTGAAGAGGGGTATCTCCTTTAACATTTTGTAAATTTAGGTCAGCCCCAAGGTCAATGAGTAATTCAATTAATTTTTCCTTACCTTTGTTAGAAATTCTGTGAAGAAGTGTATTTCCAAGATTATCACGTTCATTAATTTTTAGCCCTTTATTGTGATATTTTTTAAGAAGATGTTCGAAGAGGTCATATCTGGAATGTTCAGTTATAAGTAAATCTAAGGGTGACATCCCACTTTTGTTTGGAATGGTGTAATAATAAGGTTCAAATTTTTCAATAATTCCAAGATTGATATCATTTTGATAAATGAGATAAATATGAAGGGGTGTGTTACGTTGTCCGTCAAAATGGTCAATGATAACTGGAAAGTTTGGAAAATTATCATTATATTTGAGATATTCCATCAAAAGATTTTCGCCTTTTTCATTTAGAAAGTCAGTTTTGAATCCTCTGGAAATGAGTAAATTAATAATTTCAGGGTAATACTTAGCTGCAAAGAAAAGTAATTCAGGTTTATTTTCTGGTGGATATTTTCCAATAATTTGCCCAATTACGGAAGTATTTTTATTTTTAATGGCTAAATCAAGAATGTCAAAACCAGCTTCATCTTTTACATCAGGGTCAAAGTCAAATTTAAGTAGTTCGTTAATAATTTTGATATCACCGGTTTTAATTGCGAGATGTAGAGGTGTATTTTTAAATGCGTCTTGTTGATTGATTAAATTTTTATTTTTCCCAGCTAAATTTTTAATTTTTGTTAAATTAGATTCTTCAACAGCTAAGTGTAAAAAATTTTTATTTAATTTATTTTCCATAATTTTATAAGACATATTTTATTTAATTTTTTGTAAAAAAAATATCGTTGAATATAATATATGAGTGACTTTAAGAATTTAATCGAAACAGGCAGTCTTGAGGCTAAGCGTAAAAACTTATCCAGCAAAAATCAAATGTTAGCTGCTCAGGATGTTTCTCGTGTTCAAGCAAGATACACTGATGATATCAAAAAAGGTGTTGCAGTTCAATCTGCTGAAGTAGCACGTGTTCTTAAGGGTGAATCTGGTTTGGATGGTCTCCTTAAACGCTTCGAATCTGCTTCTGGTCTTTCACGTAGTGAGATTAGAAAGCGCGGTCAAAATTATATTGGTGCTTCTTCATATACTGCTGTAACTGCAGCCACCGTTGGTGGTACTCAAGATAAAGCAAATGATTTAATAGTTGTAGTTAACCTTTATAATTCTGGCACTCAAAATCGTGTCGGATACAATGTAGTTGATCTTTTGGATAATATTTATACCCAAATAAAGAAGAAGCATCGTGTTCCTGGTGTCCCTTCTTATGCTAATTTAGAACAAGGTATTGAAGAATACTTGAATAAAGCAGATGTTGATCCTTCATCAGGTCCTTTTAGTTCTTATGGTTCAGATACCAAACTCTTTACTTCAAGCAACGTTAAGGACATCCGTGACTTTGCAAAGAAGGCTCTCCTTCCCTACGTTACTGCTTTCTTCCGTGCATTCGAGCTTAGCGACGAGATGATTCATGCAGCAATTGATGCCAAGACTGATACTAACACCGAGAATCCTCTTAAGTCCGATGTTCTCCCAGTAGATACTCGTACTATGTTCAATTTTGCTATGAACGAAGGCGCTATTTTACCAGCATTAGATTTAATAGCAAGAGGAGCAGGACATGACTCTCCTGTTTCAGTTGTAGCTAAAATGTTAGGTGGATATATGGCTGGTGGCAAGAAGCGCCGTTCTTCCAAGAAGCGTTCCAGCTCTAAGAAGCATGGTGGTGCAACTCAGGAAGGTGGCAAGAAGCGCCGTTCTTCTAAGAAGCGTTCATCTGGTCGCAAGATGCGTGGCGGTGACCAGCAGATGGAACAGGCAATGGAGGGTGGCAAGAAGCGCCGTTCATCCAAGAAGCGTTCCAGCTCTAAGAAGCATGGTGGTGCCCAGGATGGTGGCAAGAAGAAGCGTTCATCCAAGAAGCGTTCATCTGGCAAGCGCCGTGGTGGTTCTTGGGAACAGGAGGGTGGCAAGAAGAAGCGTTCATCTAAGAAGCGTTCCAGCTCTAAGCGCCGTGGTGGTGCCAAGCGCCGTTCATCCAAGAAGCGTTCCTCTGGTCGCAAGCACTAAATAAAAGAACTTGATTCTTTAATTTTTTCTTTATTTAAAAATTACAATGTAATTTGATTATGCAAACATTTTATACGAGTGACAAAAAGGAAGTTGGAATAGATGAAGCAGGATGCGGAGCATTTTGTGGTCCAGTAGTTGCAGCAGGTGTTATTTTACCACGTAAAACTCCAGCACCAGATGAACAAAAATTATTTGATAAAATAAAGGATTCAAAGAAGATAACAAGCGAAAAAGTAAGAAAAGATTTATCAGATTTTATAAAAAATTATGCGGAAGATTATTTTATATCGAATTTGGATAATAACCAGATAGATAAGATAAATATTTTACAAGCAAGATTTAAAGTATATCATGAAATTATAGAAAATTTAGAGCCAGAATTAATTTTGATAGATGGCAATCAGTATAAAGACATACATGGAATACCTTATTATTGTTTTGAAAAAGGTGATTCAAAGTATAAGAGTATAGCAGCAGCAAGTATTTTAGCAAAGGTAGCAAGAGATGAATACATTTCGTCCCTTTCTCAATATTATCCGGAGTTTAATTGGGATAAGAACAAGGGATATGGTACAAAGGACCATCTTGAGGCAATAAAGAATTATGGTTTAACTCCATATCATAGAAAGACATATGGTATTTGTGCGGAAATTGAAAAAAAATATAAAGGACAATAAAAATAAAAATATGAAAACCCAAAAAGTTGATTTATCGAAGATTGTAACGAATGAGGAAATTAGCTATTCAGAAGAACAGTTAGTTTTACAGACAGGATATTGCCAAGTAATAGGAAATAGTGATTCAAAGATAAGAATAAATGCTAAGGACGACCCATATTTATTAACGATATTGGAGGAAATAAATAAGAGATACCTTACAACAACAGGGGAGGAAATATTGAAAAAATATTATTCAGATGTTATACCACCAAAATCGAGGGCAATTCCGAAATGGGTGAAGAAGTTATATTTTCCGATAATTTATGACCAAACGGATTTTTATGTAACATTGACACCAAAGACTGAAATATTTGACCATTCAAAGAAGCCGATATCAAACTTACCAAAGGGTTCTAATGTAAGATTGATATTAACTTTTCAACCATGGCATTCGAATTCAGGATTTTCGGTAAAAATAATTCCATTGCAAATTCAAACAAATTAAAAGTTATCCTTAAGCCATTTTTTATTTAATAAATCCTTAATTTTAGTTCCCTAAAAGATGAATAAATGCCTATGGTAGAAAAAAATAGAAATTGATTTTTTCACATATTAAAATAGTTTAAGAATATCTTATTATAACTGATTATGTCCAAGTCTAACCATTTCACAGTTGATATGTTACCCGAATCCGTTGATGAGCTTTATGATGCCGTCACATTTTCAGAGCCTAAGCCTTATGGTAATAAGGGAATGCAACAAACATATATTTATCTTAACGGAAAGACCTTAGCAATTGAGCATGCACCAATGAAGAATATTTCAGGTATGGCTCAGTTTGAGGATGATTCTGGTAAGATTGATGAAACAAAATATACTATTACATTAACATGTGGTAGTGATGACCCAAAGGTCCAGAAGTATCATAATTTCCTGAAGAACTTAGATGAAGTAATTCGTCGTAAGGCACTAAAGGATAAGATTGGTAGTATTTGGATTAAGGGTAAGAAGCAGATTTCTGAAGATACAGTATCTGAACGTTATTCACCAATTGTCAAACGAAAGATTGATGAGAATGGTGAGCAAAAGTATCCCGACTCAATCAAATATAAGATTAACAAGAGCCTCGAGTCAGGTAGTTTCATGGTCCAGCTATTCGATAACAAGAAGCAGATGGTCCAGGATGATGACTACAAGGACGAGCTATCTAAGGGTAGCATGGTGAAGGGTATTGTTCTCTTAGGTTCAGTCTGGTTCGGTGCAAAGGGCTTTGGTGTAAAGGTAACACCTAAGGTTCTCCGAACAGACAGTGAGAAGAAGATTCGTGGCTATGCATTTGTAGATTCAGATGATGAAGACACTCCTGCCCCAGTAAAGGCAGCACCAGCTCCTGTTGAGACAGAGTCAGAAGACGAGCCAGTGCCACAGCCTGAGCCAGAATCAGAGTCTGAATCAGAGTCAGAGGAGGAACGTCCTCCAACTCCTCCACCAGTTGTTGAGAAGAAGAAGACTCGTAGTAGCAAGACTAAGTAAATGAATAAATTAATTTAAAATTTTTTTATTTTTTATTCTCTTAATAGAATATATGCAAATCTATACAGAATTATTGAAGATTTTAGTAACTTTTGTTATCTTAGCTTACTTCTGGAGAACTGAGATTGACATGGGATTATTATTTATTATGTCATTCTTGATAGTATATGGTGCAAACATTGTAGGTCAATTATGTATGGGTCAGATGGAAGGATTTGAAGCTGCACCAGCAACATATGAGCTCCAGCGTGAAACAGCAGACGAAGCAGCAAACTCAGAGCAGAAAATTGCAATTACTCAACAGGTATTTGCAGAGAATCCCGATAGTATTTTATTGAATACAGCACCCCAGATGACTTATGTTTCCCAGGTAAATTCAACCCAGGCGGGTTCATTAGATAAGTTGGGATATAATGCCGTATTCAGTTTGGATTGCAATAATACTTATAGCTCTGGTTCTCAGGGATTCATGTGTGTATCACCAGTAAATCAACGTAATTTGGATACTCGTGGTGATAACCGTGGCCCAACACCATTCAGCGGCGAGCTTTAAGAGCAGTAAGTAATTTAGGGAAAAAATCGCGGTTAATTCCGCTATTTTGCATTTTTTCAATTGTGTAAATCATATTACGAACATCATCTTTACTTCCACCGGTCATTTTAATGCGTAAATATGTGTCACGAAGTGCTGTGGGATTCAGGAACGTTTTATTATAATTACCTCCTGCTACAGGGATTACTCCTTCAATAGGTCTAAATTGTCTTAATGAATCGTCAATTTTAGTATTTTCTTTATTGATATTAGAATTAATATTAGTTATAATACTTTTAATAGAATTATTAATTGTTGAGGATGTTGAAAGTACATTATCTATTTTATCAAATTCACCGAAAATAGTATTAATTTTATCTGTCATTAAATAAAAAGGAGAAAAAATTATTGAAACTTCTGATTCTTTATTGGAACTTCTGGTTCCTGTAAGTACTTTGTACTTATTGGAACTTCATTGCTGGGATTTGTTGCATAATGGCTGCACGAAGAGGGTCATTCTGGAGTAATTGGTTAGAATATTGTTGGAAGAGTGCCGGAATCATTTGTTGGGAGTTCATAGGCATAGGTTGCTGTGTCATGGCAAGTGATTGAGCCATAAGATTACGCATGTCAGAGTAATTGTTGATACCCTGCATACCGAGACCCATAATGTCGGCATTACCACCAACCATAGCATTATAAATACCACTGTTCTTGGAAATATATTGTTTAATCATGTGATAGTTGTCACGAAGTTTACGTGCATCCATACCACCAGTATATTTAGGAATTGTGAAGAAGCTATCAAGCTTCTTAAGAATAGCACCACCAGTTAAATTTGAATTTTGTGTATTAATATCATTTACAGCAGTAGTAACACCTTGAAGTCTTTCAAGAATTTTGGTAAATTCATTTGCAGATTGTTGTCTTGCTTCAGTTAATTGACGATTGAGTCTTTCTACATCAGTTCTTGCTTGATCACGTTCTTGTATTGCTGTAGCTAATTGTTGATTTACTCTATCTAAGTTTTCTTGTGCACCTTTATCACCTAATGCAGCCTGTTGTCTAAGTTGGTCTCTTTCTGCTTGGAGAGCTTGAATTTGACGACTAAGATCATCAATTTTAGTTTGATTGTTTGTTTGTGCTTCTGACATCTGCCTGGTAAGTTGTTCAATTCTTGCTTGATTACTAGCTTGTGCTGCTGTTAATCCTTCAATTTTTGTGCGAATTTTATTTAGTAAATCTTTGTTTGCTGCAACAGCTTCATCAATTCTTCCAATTTCTGCATTTACTTCATCAACTGTTGCACCACCTTTCATGATATAATTGAGCTTGTCCATATTAGTATAATTAGATAATAATTTTTGTTCTATAAAATATTGTTTTTTTAAATTACCTCCAATTAAATTCTTATTAATAAATGCGTTATTATTTTCAACATTAGTTTTAATCTTGACTAATCTTTCTAAAATATTTTGAAGTTCTTCAGCGGTAGCTCCCATCTTTGGTAATTCAGATGTAACTTTTCCAGTAATACCAAAGCGGTCTCTAATTTTTTGTTCTTGTTCAGGTGTTAATTTGTAGCTAATAATGTAGCCAATCATTTCATCAACAGTCAAAGTCTTGCATCCAGTTTCAATAAAAGCGTTGGGTTTTAAATCCAGAACTGATTGTCTGAGTAGGTAGGGAAAATTGTAGACACTTATCATCTTACTTTTTAAATAGAAATTATTCTTAGGGTAAATGTAAAAAATATTCTCCAAAAGTTTTTTTCTAATTATTTAATATATGAGCGACGATAAAGTTTATTACACATTGTATGATCCTAAGAAGAAGGCTGATATTGGGGGACGTTTCTCAAGTAAGAGCGGACCATCCTCGGCTGCAAAAAAGGCCGCCAAGTCTGATCATGTTTTCCCCGAAAAGAAGGATTACACAACTGCTAAGACAATTTACTTAAGACGTATGGATAACATCCGTACTGAAGATAAGATGCATATCTATTGCTACAAAGTTACTCAAAAGATGATTCCAGCTCCACCAGCTTATGTTAAGCTTACAGGTGTTAAGGGTAAGATTCGTGACGTTAAGGCTGTTCCTTGCAAGGAATAAAAAAATATTTTGCGAATTAAATTTGAGGGGTAGGATTCCCGATGACAGTTTTACAAACAGGACATTTACAAGCGTAACTACTAAGCCAGGTATCAATACAACTTGGATGGAAAAGGTGACCACAGGGTAATTCTGTTATTTTTTCATTTTTTTCAAAATCAGTAATACAAATACTGCAATGGTGATATTTTTCATTAATATCAAATTTTTTGGATTTAAGATTATTAAGTGTATGATTATCAGTGACAACTCTAACGTCTTCAAATTGTTGAAAATTCCTTCTTCTTTGTGAAGGAAAGTTGGTAATTAAAGGAGGTATAATATTGACTGAAATTCTTGGTCTAATGAACCGACGTTGTTGTCTTACTTGATAATCAATAAAGTCTTGAATGGCTTCAGCAATTTCTCGATCAGTGTAGCTCATTATTCTATATTAAGTTCTGTTATTTTGTTTTTTTCCTTCTCAATTTCTTTTACTTTAATTTTACTTTCAACAAAGTTCACTTCATCAATAGCCATTTTTTCTTGATTATACTTAACGCTGATAATTTTGTCACGTAATCCATTTTTAAGTACTGAAAAGTCTGCATTTTTAGCTTTGGAATAGTCAAGAAGTAATTTAGTTTTTTGGTCAGCATTGAGTTTGGACCAAGGTTTTTTATAATTTTTTTCAATCATTTCTTTTTCAGTTTTATCTAATTCGTTATCAAAAGGTTTATCAATAACAACAGTTACTGGTGGATTATTGATTGTTTTGATATTCTTAATTGCTTTTTCAACTTCGGCAAGATAATCCATAATAATAATACATTCAATTGTTTAAATAAAATCAATTTGATTTAATTTAAGTAAGATGTTATAATTTAAGGTATGGATTTAAAAATATTCGAGTACATAGAGCCACTAAATTTGGTGGACATAACGGAGGAGGATTTAGAAATTTTGATAGAGGAAATAGTGGCGATGGAAATATCATCAGACCGTAATTTTATCCGTAGGACGCTGGAGGATTTAATCCCGTATGCAGAGGATAATTATTTTTACACGAATGTAACGTTGAGAGATAAGAAATTAATTGCTGAAAATCAGATAAAGGTTGAAGCATTAAAGCATGTTCCGCAGCCAGCCCAGAGAAGTCCGGAGTGGTATGCAATGCGTGAGGGTATGTTAACAGCAAGTAGTATAGCTTGTATATTCAATGAGAATCCATATCAAACCCGAAAGAAGTATTTAATGGAAAAGTGTGGATTTATCAAGGGATTTTCAGGAAGTGAGGCATCAGAATGGGGTGTGAAATATGAACCTGTGGCAAATGAGGTATACTCTAATTTATACGGAAAGAAGGTATTTGAGTATGGTTTAATTCCGCATCCTGTGTATAAATTCTTGGGAGCATCTCCAGATGGTATAACAGAGGATGGTGTTATGATAGAAATCAAGGTTCCAAGTAGTCGTGAGATAACCGGAATACCACCGAGATATTACTGGGTGCAAATGCAGATTCAGATGGAGGTATGTGATTTGCAGTTATGTCATTTTACAGAACTCAGAATTAAGGAATATTCCTTAGAAGAAGAATTTTGGGCGATGATGGACGAGGATGTAAATTATACGAATATTTTGAGTCAATATCATGGGTGTGTGTTAGTTTTTCGAGACCACATAGAAGATAAGAATAAATATATCCATGCACCATTTGAATTTACTATAGATTCATTGAAGGAATGGATACAAAAAACAATTGAAGAAACAGAGACGGATGATTTAGTATTTTTGAATAAGTCGTTTTGGTATGTAGAGAAAGTGAGTATTGTACCTGTTCCAAGAGACCGTGAATGGTTTGCGAGGTCAATACCTTTGATTAAAGATTTCTATGATGAAATTCAGCATTTTAAGGCAGTTGGAGAAGAGGCATTACATCAAAAGTATCCTGAAAAGAATCCAAAGGATACTTTTAAACCGAGTTCTGAAAAGAAAAAATATAAGGGATATCAGACTCAATATACCTTTTTAGAAGACTAGAAAGTAAAATGCGTTTTGAGTAAATTTATATATTCTTTATATCTATTATTTAATCCTAAATTATCAATATTTTCTCCTTTATTCATTAAAATTGCAATATAGTGAAAATATATTACTTCATTTCCTAATAATTTATTAAAATTATAATAAAATGTTTTAATCATATATTTTGTAAATTCTGCATCATTACAACTCTTATTTTCAACTGTTTTCAACAAGTGATATGGGAATGGTAATTTTTGTTGAGTACATTGTGCTTGTTGTAGCTGAGGTTGTGCACGAGCTTGTGCCTGAGGTTGTGCTTGAGGTTGTGTCTGAGGTTGCGTCTGAGGTTGCGTCTGAGGTTGCGTTGCTTGAGGTTGTGTCTGAGGTTGCGTCTGAGGTTGCGTTGTTTGAGGTTGTGTGTATCGAGGATGAAAGCGTGTTTCTTCCTCATTTAAATCTGGGAATATTTCTGGATCAAAATTAGGATTTTGTCCGCATCTAAAAGTAACCCATTCTTTAGTAAGTTGAAACCAGTTTCCGGGTCTTACTCTATCCGGATAATAGGATTCTCCTTGTTTGAAAAATACTTTAGGATAAATACCTTCGATATGGTCAAAGTAAACATAATTTGAATCATATATATCAATAGGTTCATTTTCCTTCCGGTCACTAATTGCTTGTAATATATTAACTAAACCAATTACTGGGCGTGTACAGAAATCGCAGCGGAAAGCCCTGGTCATTAAACATTTAATACAGATTGCATGTGCATCTTTTATAAGAGTATTTACATCTGAGAAGTTTTCAATAATCTTATCTACTTTTTCTTTTAAATTTTCGTCTTGATGGATAACTAAAAATCCAAAACGTCCTTCACAAATTTGGCAGTTCATTAATATAATAAAAATTGAATTCTTTTCAAAAATAAAATCAATTTTTATTTAATGGACCAAATTTCAGACTTGATAACACAGGAAATATTCGAAAAATGCTGTGATTTAATAATAAACACAGCAGAAGTAGATGAAAAAGTAAAAGAAGGCGTTAGGGGGCTCAAAAATAGATACCCAACAGCAGGTTTTGCGAAGGAAACATTTTGGCATTTACTCTTAGATTATTATCGCAAGTTATCCCCGGAATTATTAAATGAATTATTTATGATAATACAGAATGAGATATTAGTTAAGGACCCAACAATGTTTAAATAACCTTAGTTTTGAAAAGTTCCCCTGCATGATTTGGCACTGCACCAGTTCCAATATTAGCAGGGTCAATTTTTCTTTGTTCTGGATTGTATTTAAAAGTGTCAATTTTTTTCCATTTCTTTTCAGAAGCTTGCCTTTTAGAATCATTAGGTTCTCCGTAGCATTCTAATTGGAAAACCGGAAATGCTTTCTTTTTATTAGCTTGATATAAGAGATAGTAGTAATATTCTGATAAATTTTCTATTTGTTTAGCTCCAACAATCCCGCCAACATATTTCATCATTAATAAGTGTGCCATTGTGTAGTGATAATTAGTAGTTTTAATTTTTTCTTTACCAACCTTGGCAGTATAATAATTAACACATGATAATGATTGTTCTTTAAGTGTATAAATTATAGCCACAATAAGACCATTAACAGTATAAATATATTTTCTTGGGAATTTATTACTTAATGGATTATAATATTTTAATTTAATTTCGGAATTAGGAAAATACTTTTTCATATCTATATTTGGTTCTTCAGTTGCGATGTATTCAAGATATTCGATATTATCTAAATTTCCAAGTAAGATGTGAGCAGAATAGATGCCAGTGGCAATGTATAATTTATCCATTTCTTTTCTGACTGATTCGACATATTTGTTTTCCATTTTATTTTTAAGTTGAACTTTTTTGGGTTCAACAATTAAATTTAGGAGACGTGAAAAATCTTTTTTCCATCTATAGACATTTTCTTTAGGAAATGCGAGAGATTTAAAAAGGTCAATAAGAAGATAGTCCCTGTTAACATAGTTAATTCCGTTAATTTTGGTTACAGGAATAACTTTGAATAAATTATCCGGAACATATGAAAAATCAGCAGCATCCCTATTGTAAGCGCGTACTTTATAAACAGATTCATGTACACCACTTACAACTGTTACTTCTTTATGTCCTTTTTCAAGTAAGTAATTTGCTAATTCAACGGAAAGTTTTCTTGGTGCGGGAGTGTAGCAATCAATATCAGGAATTTTATCTGGATGATAAATTTTTTCGATTGCATCAATAGCTGTACCTCCATAAATTTTAATTCTTTCATTACCTTTTAAAAACGAATAGATATCTTTAATAAGTTCTTTAATAATTTTTTCACCGGGATATTTGTTTAATTCATTATAAATAATTAGTTCATCTATAATATCTGAAAAATCGGTATTTTTTTTAGTTTTACCCATATTATTTACCTGGATAATAATTTACGTAGTAATCAGGATTTTTCTTTTTCTCAAGATTTTTTTTAAGAACTTCAGAAACTATTCCTATGCATTCTTTGGTGATAAATCCAAAGTCAAATTTAATGAAATCAGAGTAATTATATTTGCAAGGATGGTCAAAATCAATCATATCTGCGATGATGTAGTAATAAAATATAAGATATGGAGATGCAATTCTATAATCAGAATTTAAATATGAGAAACAGTCATCATTTTCAAAAATAATAACTTTGATGTCGCCTTCATCTATTTCAACTCTTGCAGGTAATAAATTGGGTATTTCATCAAATTTTTTCCCTTTTTTGGGTAGTTTATCAGTATAAAAAATAAGTTTATTACCAACAGTAAGTGTATCCTTTTTATTAATAGCGTCTAAACCTGCCTCTCCACCTAAAATGAGTCCTGCGGAAACATATTTTTTAATTAAATTTTCAGCATTAGAATTATTGCATTTAATATTCTTTAATTTTAGCTTATTTTTTTTGATTACTTTAATTTTATCAGCCCAATATTCTGGGTCACCAAGAGGTTTTGCTAATTCTAAAAATGAGTTAGCTACAGTATAATTAGGTTCAATGACATTAAATTCTTTTGGAATGAAGACAAATTGTGCCACACGTACAAATTCAGTATCAATAAAATAAGTTCGGTCTTTACTAAGGTTTGTTCCAACACGTACAAACTTTGAACCTGTATCTTTATAAATTTTATCGGAATATTCAATAGCAGTATTTTTTGGAGTTTCAGAGTAAAAATTTATTGGGAAGAGTGCAAGTAAATCTTTTTTATTTTTAGGAGCACTTTTACCTGAAAGTATTTTATAAACTTTAGCCATAATGTCGTAATCGGGTTTATTTTGTTCTAAAATAACATTTTCACCTTCTTGTATAATTTTATTTAAAAAATCAGAATCCATTAAAATAAAGGTAGAATAAAATTTTGAAATTAAAATGCTTTTAATTCTTAATGGCGAATGAGGAGATAATAAAGTATCTAAATTTACTTTTAGCACAGAAAAAGAAAGAGAAGGATACATTTCGTATTAGGGCGATAACTAATGCCATAACAGCAATAAAAGGTATTACTTTTGAAATTACAAATGGAAATCAATTAAAGGACATTCCAGGAATTGGAAAAGGAATAATGGATAGAATAGATGAGATTTTATCAACTGGAAAATTGGAGCAATTGGGAGATACATCAGAGTATGATACATTAGAATTATTCCAGAAGATTTATGGTGTGGGTGCAGTAAAAGCGCAGGAACTTTATAATGCGGGTTATCGGACTATAGCAGAGTTAAGAAGAGACCAAAGTAAGTTGAACTTGACGAATGCCCAGAAGGTGGGTTTGAAGCATTATGAAGACATAAATTCTAAAATACCAAGAGCTGAAATAACAAAGTTTAAGAAGATATTATCAAAGGCTGTAAAGGATGTTAATCCAGAGATAGAATTCGAAATAGTAGGTTCATATCGTAGAAAGGCGAAGGAGTCAGGAGACATAGATGTATTATTTACTGACCAAAAAGACCATGGTTATTTGGAGGAAATATTAAATGAGATGGAAAAGACAAATATTTTGACGGATACATTGAGTAAAGGTAAGTATAAATACTTGGGTATGGGTAAAATAGATGAAAAGTATAGGAGAATAGATTTTTTGTATATACCAAATGAGGAGTACTATACTGCATTAGTATATTTTACAGGTTCTGGTAAATTTAATACAGAGATGAGACAGAAGGCAAAAGAGATGGGAATGAGATTAAATGAGCATGCATTATTAAAAAATAAGAAGAGAATCCCGATAAATTCAGAGAAGGAATTATTTGATATCTTGGGTATGAAGTATTTGAAGCCAGAAGATAGAAAATAATTTCTTAGTAAGAAATAATTTCTTACTAAAATAATATGGAAATGAATTTTTTAAATTTACTTATAATTGGTGCTTTAATTTATTTAATATTTAAAATGAATAAACAGAGTTGTGGAATGAATAAAGGTGTGAAAGAGGTAAAAGTTCAGGAGAAATTCGAGAATAACTACCCAATAGTTAATGATATGCCATTGAGAGATAAGTTAAAGAAGGAATTGGTTCCACAATTACAGAATTTAAGAACAGGTTTTGACACTGTTTTTGATAGTATAAATAATTATCTTGATATGAAAAAGATATCTGAGCGTGTAGGGTGTACAAAACGTGAACAAGAACTGATTGACACAGGTGCAATTGACCCATATGCATTACAGAATACTTTGAAGAATTTAGTTGATACTAAGAAGGCAGAGTATAAGTCACGCGTTGACGAAATGGTTCGCCAAGTAGAGCAGATGGTTATTCAGTATTAATTAATCCAATAATTTTTTTAGGGGTACCAATTTCTAAAAGTTTATTTTGTAGACAATAATTATTAATTTCAATAAAAAGTTGTCGAATTCTTTTTTCAATAACATTTAATTCTTCAAATGTTAAGATGTTACTGGATAAACAAAGATTGAAATAATCAATAATTTTGCCGATTTTAATTTTGTATTCACGTTCGACGGGTTCTTTAATAGTAATTTTAATTTTTTGTAAAGTTCTAATAATAAGAATGGTGAGTTCAATTTTAAATATGAGGTAATCAATTAATTCTGCTCCAGTGTATTTAATGAAAGAAGAGAATAAAACTTGTTCAACTTCTTTTATTTTTTCAGAATATAATTTACGCATTAAGGGGACAATTCCATCATATTGATGAAAATCCCTTGCTACAAACGAAACAATTTTATTAATTTCGATATTAATAAGTCCTTTTAAATCAGATTGTATTTGACCCATACATTTCAAAAACAAAAAAAAGAAAAAACTGAAACTTAGTTAATTTTAAGGTCACGTGCGAATTGTTCGAGTGCTTTTTGGAAATTAACAGAGAATGTGAAAGCAACAGGACGTTTAGATTTTATGTATCCAACACATTCCATTACACCCATTCTGGTGAATCTCATAACAAAGGCACAAACAACAGCTGCACTCCGTTGTGCTCCAGCATAACAATGAACTAAGACAGGCATGCATTTATTTATTGAATCAGCAATAATTTCAGTAGCTGTACCAAGACATTTATATAAATTAATAATTTCATTCATTTGAAGGTCATCATTGACAGGAATACGGAATTTAGTACAATCTACGTTGGCAAAAGGAATATCTTTAGTGCAATTAATAATAACTTTAATCCCCTTTTCTTTAATAAAATTAACGTCCTGGGATGTTTTAATATTGCCTAACCAAAGATTAGGGATAATTTCTGTTGGGATATCGTACATAAATAATCATCGAAAAAAAATCCCAAAAAATAACTTAAAATATTATTCACCTTTTACAACATAATTGATTTTAAATATTTTAGACTCATGTTCCTTAAGCTTATTTGCAACTTTATTAATAGTAATTGGGGAAACTCCACAAATTTTAGCTAAATTATCCTTATCAACTTTTTCTGATAATATTTCACATGTGAAGAAAATAGTACCTCCAAGGATAGCTGGAGGAGTGTTATCATGGATAAGCTGAAGTTTGTCCGCTTTTCTTAAAACTTTACGAATAACTTCAACAGTAGATTCTTTTATGTAAAGTTTATTACAATATCGTTCTAAGAAGTCATAAAAATTAGTTGGGCGTGTATCATCAATTTCTAAATCATTTCCCATGATATTAGTAAATTCTTTCAAACCTCTAATCATCAAACTCTGAGAAATATTGAAGACATCCGCAATTTCTTTGGTATTACGCGGTACACCCTTGTTCTTACAAGCTGTATAAACACAAGAAGCAATGATAGCTTCACGAATCTTACCTCTGGTAATTTTCTTGTTTCTTACTTCCTTGTAATACTCCTTTGCCTTTTGGGCAATTGATTGAGGAAGATCATGTGAAGAGCATTTCGACTGAATGACTTCAAAGATTTTCCATAAGGCCCTTTCCTCATAAGGAATTGTCCAGTTATGCATTTTACGATAAAATTTACTGCCAGGACCGGCAATCATCGTAGACATGCTAAACTTGGGCAGTAATGGGTCGCTAACACTACCTTGGGTAGAAGGGTCATTTCCCTTGGCTTCACCATTACTAAAACTACACTTGTCTTGACGGGAATCGAGTATCTGCTCGTTCTTAATACATCCGCAATCTAAGCAGACATATTGTCCATCATCTATATCTACATTGTCTCCACCACACTCAGGGCAAGACTCCACCGAATCTTTACTTATTTCTATATCCTTGAACTGCTGATTTAATAAACTAAAAACGTCCATCTTATAATAATAAAACTCTTAGCCTTAAGCTGTTTTATTCAATTTGGTGAATAATTTTAGTTTAAACAATTAATACTTAGATTTAATATGAAAAATATAATAAATTTAAATTATATTAAAAAATGTTATATATGTAAATTAAATGGGTTTTATGTCGAAACACCATTTGGTGGTGACTATTTAACCTGTCCTTTATGTGATAATCAATATGAAAATGATTATGAAATTGAATATTGTTTTTGTGAAAAATGTATGATTATTTACAATATAGGATGTAAACATGCAGAAAATGGTTGTACAGATAATATTTATAATGTACATTTCATAGGTAAATATAAATATAATGATGAAATATTTATCGGAATGCCTCAATTTGATGATAAAAATCAAATTAATGATATTGAAATTTTAGAATGGATATGTCCAAATAATGGTTGTATTTGTGAAAATGCTTATTACAAGGAATCAAAATATTATTCAAAATGTACAATTCTTACGTAAGAAATTCCATTGTGTCCAAACTCCTTCATTAAAAAGTTTCATAACTAATTTTTTGTCTCCTTTAGTATATTTCTTAAAAAGGTATTTACCAATAAGATAATTCATTTTATATGGACTTATCAAACAACCCTCAAATTCAATTTTAGCTTCATCTGGGGTAGTGAAAGCCATAAATTGACGATAAATATCAAGTTTATCAATTTTACCAGTATGAAATTCATAAAGTGCTTTGTAACGAACTAAACGGAGCATTTTTTCTCTTGAATAAGATGGTTCCATATCTGGTATTATATCATGGGCAAATTCTTCAAAATAGTGTGCAAAACCTTCATAAATCACTGTAGGAGGCAAGAATAAGTTGTCTCCTTTGAATTGCTGTAAATGAGTTAATTCGTGTATTAATACTGAAGGTGCGTCCTGCGGATAAAAAGTATTTAAATCAAGATATTTACTTATTATGACATCATTTTCTTTATTTACTCTAAATGTACTTGGGAATATTTCCTTTTTAAATTTTCTAATTTTAACCTTTTGATATACACCAAGAATATCTTGATAAATTTCAAACTTTTCTTCAATATATTTTTTCAAATTATTAAAGGTTTTGAATGCTGGACCTTTTCTTTCTTTTAATAGTTTTGTCTTTTTAATTTCCGTCAAAGAGTATTTGTAAATTTCTTTTAACAATTTTTCATCAAATCCTAAATATTTACTTAACCCTTTTAGACCAATAGGTTTAATGGGTTCAACGGTGTATTTTATCTTAATTTTGAGACTTTTGAAGAAATCAATTAAAAGAGGGTCAATTTTGATATTCAATTCTTTAGAAAATTTATTAAAATTTTTTTTAGGAAGATACAAAAGATAAAGCATAGTCGAAAAGTCTTTTGGTTCTAATATTTTAACTAATTCCTGATAATCAGGTCCTTTTGATTTGAAGTCATTAATTATTTTGTCAATTGAATCAAATTTACCAAAAAGTTTTATTGCTTCTTCCATACAATAAAATCTGAAAAAAATTAAAGGTACATGTGATTTAAATTTTCATTTTTTTCTTTAGCAAATCTAGAATCTTTTTTGTATAATTCCATTCCTTCTTTGATGTCCTCCAAAGTTATAACTTTTTTAGCAAGATAATCTAAATTAATGATTCTTTTAGAATGAGCTATTTTAATTTTACTGAATAAAATTTCGGTATCACCACCATTATTTGTAAAGAATTCTTTGTCAAAATTGATTTCAAAATTTTTATTTTCAAATTTCCATCCGGCGTCTTGAACTTGTTTTATAAAGATTCTTTTAAGGTCTTCTGAGGTATAATCTTTAATTTCAAATTGCCATGGGAATCTGCGTTCTAAGCCTTTATTAACACTAAAGAAGCATCTTTCTACTTCATCACGATAACCTGCAATTATGCAAATAAAATCATTTCTATGCTCAAGTAAAAATTGGTTGATGGTGTCAAGACATTCTTTGGAGAAGGAATCAATACGGTCTCCGCCACTCATTTGATAGGCTTCATCAAGAAACATAACACCTCCAATGCAAGATTCTAAAACTTTACGTGTTTTAATAGCAGTTTGTCCAAGATATCCAGCAACTAACATATCGCGTTTAACGACAGTAAAATGTCCTTTACTAAGAATACCCATTTTACAATAAATTTTACCAATGATTTCCCCAATGGTGGTTTTACCTGTACCAGGATTTCCGTAAATACAGCAGTGAAGAGTATCTTTTCCATCATCAAGTCTTTCAAGGAAATATAGAAGTTGGTTAAGAAGAGATTTCTTAATATCTTCCATTCCAATCATACAATCTAATTTACGAAGTTCTGGAAGAATTTTTTTGAGGTCTCTGAGATTGATATTTGTCTTAATTTCTGCAAAGTCTTCAAATTTGATATGACTACTGTATGCATTTCCGAGTTCAATTAAATCGGAAATACGATTAATTTCTTTAGGATTAAGTTTAGATAAAACACGTTCAAGATGACGTCTTTTGGGAGGAGGTTGTTCAAGAGTTTCAATTGCAACGTCAGATTCTCTTTTCATTGTATAATTTATTAATACAATTCTTAAATTAATTTATAAATATATTTTATGGATGAAATAATTCAATATGTTTATTATAATTTTTTAGACAGTATGAATTATGGTAAACATGTTTTTATAACTGACTATTATACTTCATTACAAAGGGAAAAAATATTTTTAAAAAATTCAAAAACAAAAGAATTAGATTACAAACCATTAGAAAATATAAATACTCTAAACTGTGTTTTTGAACCAAAGCGTATTTTGTCATTAGATGAAGCAAAGGAGATTTATATAAAGTATATAAGATTAGATAAGCAAAAGGATATAGAAAAATTATTAAATAAGTACGTAAATTTTTATTTATCAGGAACTGTAACTGATATAAAAGTTGAAAAAGAAAAGAAAAATATTTTAATAGTTGGCGGAGGACCTTCAGGTATGTTTACAGCTTTATATTTACAAAATTTATATGGTAATAGAATAAATATTCAATTGATAGATACAAGAATAAAGGAAGAAAATATTAGATTACCATTTACAAGAAATAGATTTTTTTTTATTGAAACAGCAAATGTTTTTAAGTTAATCTATGGATTTGGTTGTTTTTCAAAAAACAAAGAATTTGTAGGTATGATGATAAAACATTTTGAATTATTATTATATTGTGTGTGTGTTAATAATGGAATAAATATGTTATTTACTGAAAAGTATAAAACCTTTGAAAGTCTAAAAGAAATATTACCAAAATATGATATTTTGTTTGATTGTTCTGGAAATAGACTTGACTATAAAATAACAAAAAATATACCTAAATTTAAAACGATAAAATCAAATAATATGGTAATTAGTCAGAATGGAAATGAAATCGAAGTTAATTGGCAAAAGACTCCACAAGTTATTCATTTTTTAAATATTGAATATTTGAATAAAAATTATGAATTAACAGGTTCTGATGTTGGATATTTTTATTCTTTAAATAAAATTCAAGATATTGAAATGTTTAAAGAAAAAAGATTAAACGGATGTTTTACTAAAAAAGATGCAATAAAGATAATTAGTGCAATAAGAGATAAAAAAACACGTGAGATTATTTATAATTCAATTAAAGGCAATTATGTAAAATTTCAATATTTTGAGGTAAAACAAAGGCATAAATTATTAATTACGGATTATATAGGAAAAACATTATATTTAGCTATAGGCGATACAGCATTTTATAGTCATTTTTTAACAGGAGCTGGATTACAAAGAATGTTTAACATGATAGCACATATTTGTCATTTATTGGATATTTATATTTAACTCTTCATAGCCTGTATTAAAGGAACCATATTAAGAGCAGTTCCAACTAATTCGTTATCGAGAACCTTCTTAATTTGTCCGGGAGCACTGAGGTCCATACCAGTAAGTTTAGTAATTACTGGAAGTGGGAGAGAGTCACCTAATTTCATGACAGGTTTGACGTTTTCAGGAAGTGCATTTTCAAATACATTAAATAATTGTTCAAGTCCATAAAGTTTCATCTGATCAACACTGGGGTCTGCTCTCAAGGTATTAAGAACATCTTGATTAGTTACTTGAAGACCAACAGGGATAGCAACACGAAGAGGAGCAGGGAGAACAGATAGTGCCTTCTTGAAGGGATATTCAATACTGGAAGATGTGTAATAGATATTATTAGTACCATTCCAATAAGTAATGAGAATAAGGGCAACAAGAACACCAATTAATACATATTTATTGGTAAGATTGAAGAATTTACCAACGAAAGGAGCATTACGAAGTAAAGCTGTAAGTGAATAGACAATGAGACCAGAAACAGCCATGAAGATAGCATCTGTGCGAACTTCTGCAAAAGTACCAAAGGATTTGAGAGTACGGTAACCTTCACCGATGAGGAATAAAGGCATATAATGAACTACCATATAAGCTCCCATAATTAAGAGTGTATTAAGACTTGAATTTCCGAGAATATTTTCATCACCACCCATAGTAGAAGCAATAAATTGAGAGGCAAAAACACCTATAGTAATAAGAAGTTGTTTCATAAGATCAAAAGAGCTTTCCATTGGATTCATTTTCATAAGGAAAGTAAGTATAAAAGGAGCAATAATTGGGGCTAAACCAGATGCTGCGGAAAAGAAATTGACGTATTTCATAGAATATCATAAGAAAATAAAAAAATTGATTTAAAGCGAATAAAATATACTATAATAATATATGGCTACAATTCAAGATTCTTGGAGTATTTTAGACTTGCACTTTGATCAGGACCGTGTTCTTACGGCACATCAGATTGATTCATTCAATCGATTTGTAAATGAGAATATTCCGGATATCATAGAGCAATTCAATCCTATCCAGATAAAATTCGACAAACTATCGGAGGAAGATAATTCAATAATTGGATATAATATAAAGATTAATCTTTTGAAGCCACGTATTAACAAGCCATTTTATACGGAGAGCAATGGAAGTATTTACCCAATGTATCCAAATTTAGCCCGTATTCGTAATTTCCATTATCATTCAAAGTTATTTGTGGATACTGTTCATGAGATAACAAAGACTGATGCAAATGGAAATGTTCTTTCAAAGAAGAGCTATGAAACCCCGAAGATTCCGATTGGAAAAATTCCAATTATGCTTCAATCAGATTACTGTGTTTTAAATGACTTACCTCGTGAGTCATATGCAACTGTAGGAGAAGATAAATACGATTACGGTGGCTATTTTATTGTAAATGGCAGTGAAAAAGTAGTAGTTGCCCAAACGGGTGAGAACTACAACAATGTTTTACTTTATAAGAATGGAAAGGGAAATCCAAATCCATATGTATGTAAAGTAGATTCAAAGATAGAGGGAAAATTTGAGCCTTCAAATATGGTGTATATTAAATTCACCGAAAAAGATTCAATAATCTATGCGAGGTTGTCCCAGCAAATCCAGGGAGATATCCCAGTATTTATGTTATTCCGTGCATTAGGTGTAATTCCGGACAAGAGTATTTTAGAATACATTATCGGTGACTTTTCAACAAGAGAAGCCGAGACAATGTTACAATTGTTGCAGCCTACATTAGAGGCTTCAATTGAAGTCCAAACACAGGATGCAGCATTTGATTTCATGTATGGAATCAGTAACGTAAGAAAGTATTTGAATAAGGATACTATTGATAAATACAAGTATATTACAGACGTAATTGAGCGTCATTTATTCCCTCATATTGGTAGAAGTTATACAAAGAAGGCTTATTATCTTGGATATATGGTCCGTAAGCTTTTATTAGGTATGATGGAAAAAATCCCGGTTGATGACCGTGACCATTTACAATCAGTTCGTATTAAGACGACTGGTAATTTGCTTGCTGAGTTATTCCTTGATGGATTTTCCAAATTATTGGATAACATGAAGCAGGCAATAAAGAAAGAATTTTCTTCAAAGAATTTGAAGGATGAAGAAATCCAGGACCTAATGGTTCGTGTGATTAAGACAAATTCAATTGATGCCAAATTTAAGACGGCATTAAGTACAGGTAATTGGATGGGCAAGAGTGATGTCCCAGACCCAGCAAACACTGGTGTTGCCCAATTATTAAAGAGACTCAGTTATATTGATATGTTGAGTCATTTAAGAAAGATAAAGAAGCCAATGAATTCAGAGTTGAAATTGGTGGCTCCTCGTTATTTGAACACAACCCAATGGGGTAAGATGTGTCCATGTGAATCACCAGATGGTGGTAGTGTAGGCTTAGTAAATTTCTTAGCATTAACATGTGGTGTATCAATCGGAAGTAATCCGGATAATGTAATAGATATTGTGAAGGGATATTCAGGTATCATTGATACTGAGGACTTAATGCCCGAACATATTACATATTTAACAAAGGTTTTAGTGAATGGTGATTGGATAGGTTCCCATTCAGAACCATATAAATTATTAAATCATCTCAGAGACCAACGCCGTAAGGGTGTGATAAACTATTCAGTTAGTATTACATTTGATAGTGCATTTAATGAGATTAAGGTCTTTACAGATTCTGGTCGTTTCATACGCCCAGCATTTATTGTGGAGAATAATAAGATATTAATAACTCCAGCATTGATGGATAAAATCCGCAATAAGGAGTTAAAGTGGTATGACTTATTAACAAATAATAATCCTTTGAAACGTGCTGTAATTGAGTATTTAGATCCAGCAGAGGAGGAGAATAGTTTAATTGCAATGGATTCCTTTATATTAGGTAAGGATTCATTGAAGCAGTATTCACATTGTGAAATAAACCCGAATATGGTTTTGGGTATTGCTGCAACAACAATTCCATTTATTGGACACAATCAGGCACCGCGTAATTGTTATGGTGCTGGTCAGTGTAAGCAGGCAATTGGTATTCCTGTAAGCAACTTTAATGTAAGATACGATAAGTTCTTGCATGTGTTGCATTATCCACAGGCACCAATTGTGATGACCCGTGGTTCTAAGTATTTCAACTTAGACCAAATCCCAGGAGGAATCAATGTGATGCTTGCAATGGCAAGTTATTCAGGATTCAACCAGGAGGATTCATTAATTATGAATAAGGGTTCAGTAGACAGAGGTTTATTCCGCAGTACATATTTTGTGACATTGCGTGATGACCTGTCAAAGGGTAATAAGGAGTATGGTAAGCCAGACCCAAATAATACGATTAAGATTCGTAATCATTCCTTTAGACATATCGAAGATTCGGGTTTTATCAAGAAGGATGTTGATGTAGAACCAAATGATGTAATTATTGGAAAGATTCAAAAGACTGATAAAACCAATCAGGTTGGTGATGGTAAGCAGTTATATACAGATGAGTCCATCACATTACGTGATATGGGCTTGAAAGATAAGAAAGTAACTGTAGACCAAGTGATTGTCAGTCAAAATGGAGATGGTTATCCATTCGTGAAGGTCCGCCTTCGTAAGAACCGTATCCCAAAGATTGGTGATAAATACGCGGCTAGGAATGGACAAAAAGGCACAATAGGTATGACAATGGCTCATGAAGACATGCCATTTAATAAGGACGGAATCAGTCCTGATATCATGATGAATCCTCATGCTATTCCCAAGCGTTGTACAATTGGTCAATTCTTGGAGGTATTGTATTCAAAGGTTGGAGCAATCCAAGGTATTCAATATGATGGTTCAGGATGGTCTGGACAAGATATGGAATCTATTTCTGATGTATTAGAAAAGTTAGGTTTCAATCGTTATGGTAATGAAGTATTATATAACGGAATGACTGGTGAGCAAATGCCCGTAGATATATTTATGGGTCCTTGCTACTACCAGAAACTAAAGCATATGGTCGACGACAAATACCACTGTTTAACAATGGATCATCAAGTTTTAACAAATAATGGTTGGAAATATTTCCAGGATATTGCAGATTCAGATCTTATTGCAACATTAAAGAATAACGAGTTAATTTATGATAAAATAATTAAGAAACATTATTATCCAGAATATAATGGTAAGATGTATAGTATTAAAAATTCAAATATTGACTTAAATGTAACTGAAAATCACAGAATGTGGGTTTCAAAGTGTTTCGGTAGAAAGAAAGAATGGTTAGATCATACTTTTGAAATGGCAAAGGATATTGTTGGAAAGAGTAGAAAGTATAAGAAAGATGCAGAATGGAAACAACCTGATTATCAGTTTGTTTTACCAGAGCATACAGATGGAAATGGTGTCCTTCGCGAAAAGAAAACATTCAATATGAAAGATTGGTTAACATTCTTTGGCATTTGGATGGCTGAAGGATGGACACGGGGACACACAGCAGTAGAATTAGCTGTTAATAAGAAGCGCGTTAAAGATGTATTGTATCCAGCTGTTACAAATATGGGATATAAATACACAATTTCAGAAGATGAGAAAATGCATATTTATGATGTTCAATTAGGAACATATATGTCCAAATACTCGGTAGGTGCACCAAATAAACAGTTACCTTCATGGTGCTTCGAATTAAGTAAAGAACAAACTAAAGAATTAATTCATGCTATGCAATTGGGAGATGGTCATTTCCCAGAGCAGACAAGTACAAGTTGGTATTCAACAGCTTCACAAAAATTAGCCGATGATGTGGTAAGACTATGTTTGCATGCAGGATGGTCAGCAAATACATATGTCCATATTAAGGCAGGAACAGTTACACAAATTAATGGTAGAGATATTATACCACAACATGATATACTTAAGGTTAGTATTGTAAAAACAAAGAATAATCCTGAAGTAAATCATACTCATCATAAGGAACAAAATGTTCAGGAAGAAAAAGTTTATGATTATACAGGACCAGTATTCTGTCTTGAAGTGCCAAGTGAGGTATTTTATGTAAGACGTAATGGAAAGCCAGTATGGACTGGTAACTCACGTTCAATAGGACCAGTGAGTATGTTAACTCGTCAACCGCTCGAGGGTCGCAGTAAGGATGGCGGCTTGCGTTTGGGGGAGATGGAGCGTGATTGTCTTTTGAGTCACGGAATATCGCAATTCTTGAAAGAGAAGTTCTTCGAGAGTTCAGACGGTGCAACAGCTCGAGGATTACACACTGTGATTATCTGCAAGACATGTGGCTTGTATGCTCAAGCAAACAGAGCTACAAATGACTACAGATGCAGACATCCAGATTGTGTAAATAAGACAAATAAGTATGCAGAGGTGTATATGCCCTATAGTGCTAAATTGTTCATCCAAGAGTTGATGTCAATGTGTATAGCACCAAGGATATTTACAGAAGAACCTTCTGTTTAATTAAAGATTTTTTTCATAAATGATTTTTCCGCATTAATGCGGAAAAATCATTTAAGGTATATTTAAATTTCAAAATAAGTACCATCGATTGTAACATATCCAGCGATGCCTAATTTTTCTTTAAAGAATTATTCGAGTGTTAGAAAGTAAAAAAAAAATCTTAGTTAAATTATATGGATTTAGTAAATTATGGATTAAATGATTATATAATGGCAAGCAATATTGTAGATATGCAAGCACCGGGTTCTTTGTCATCATATGAACCAATAAAATTTGAAAAACAAAAAGATATTAAAAATTTTATTCCGATTCCCCAGAATATATCATTATTCCCAGTTTTAACAAATAATATTCATTATTTTGATTCAAAAAATAGGTTTAAATCAACGTATATGAATTTATTTAATCCTTCAATTGTTCATTTAAATGACAATATTTATTTGTTGTCTTTTAGAAATTATTACAATATATGCATGGATGATAAAACATCTTTTGATGATATTAAACCCTGGCACAAAGGACATCCATGGTTCTCGTATTGGAAAGATATTAGCAAACAGGACTGTGATAAAAATTTAAATCAATATAAAAAAGAAGGCGTAATAGGAGGAGAAAGTAGAAGTACTCCAGAAAAAACTAATACTTATTTTTGTTTAATAAATATTTCAGGTGATTCAATTACTGTAGTAAAAGAATTTAAAACTTATTTAAATAAATATGAAGATGTACGATTATATAAAGATTTAAATAATCAAATTTATGGATATGGATTAAAATATATTGAAAAAGGAGGAAGATTATTTAGATTTAAAATAAATATTACAGGTGATGATATTATATTTGATGATTTCCAAATGATGTGCAAACAACAAGGTAAAGTAGAGAAAAATTGGATGTTTGATAAAGACAATAATATTTATAATATACCCTATGGTTCATTTGTTCCAATATCTGTTTATAAATCAATAGATAATAATGTCAGTAACTGTATTGATTTAGAATCAGTTAATAGTATAAATGATTTCTTTAATTTTTATAATAGATTATATGCTAATAAAAACTTAATTAGATTTAGTGGAGGTACTCCATTAATTACATTACCAGATGGTAAAAAAATATTTGTTGGACACGTTGTAGTTGATTATAAAGACCCAGCCTTTTTTGACAATAAGACTGATATAAGAATAAAAGAAAACTTAAGTTTATTTGAAAAACACCCAAGGGATAAACCTTTCAAAAATGAAATGTATAAATACCATCATTACAATTTTATCTATTATAATATATTTGTAATAATTGAAAATAACAAAATAACAAAAATATCCCTACCATTTTCAATTTATTTCCAGGAAAACACAGGTATTAATTTCCCAACTGGTTTAACATTAAATAATAATAATGAATTAATATTTACTTTTGGTGAATCAGATTATATTTCTATAATATCAATTATAAAGTTAGACGATTTATTTACTGTAATGGTACCGCTTGAATACTTTAAAGAAAACCCTTCAGAATTCAAGTTTTTAGAAATTAGAAAAGAACTTTCAGGTGGAAATTACTATGAAAAATATCTTAAATATAAAACTAAATATTTAAATCTTAAAAATAAATTAGATTAAATACCTTTTAATTAATTGATTATAAATAGAACCTTCTTTACCAACTTCAGTATTTTTATCAATACCATTTTTTCTCCACATTTCATTCCAGCAGTGAATAAAGTAATGACATTCTTCTAATTTTTTGGTGCCACGTTTAATAGGAATTTTGGGGTCTAAAATATTTTTCCAACTATTAAAGTCACAGGACACAAAATTTTTAGCAGGCATTAAGTATTTATTCCCGACTAAATCAACAAAATTTGTAACAATAAATTCACCGAGTCCCCATTTCATTTTACCAGTTTTGATTTCATCAATTTTACTTTCTGCCAGTCGAATGAGTTCACCGATAATGGGGTCATTTTTTTCTTTACAATAAATCATTCCAGACCAAGGTATTTCACCAGTAATAGTATATTCTTGTGGAATTATATATTTTTGATTAATTTCCATAGGTTTTAGGCAAATCATATCTAAATCAGTATAAAGACCACCATATTTATAAAGAACTTTTAACCTGAAGATATTACTTACAGCAGCATAACTTCCATTTTGGTAAGTAAAAACTTCGGTTATGATTTCACGAGCATCACAAAGATTGCAGCCTTCAGGTACATCCATAGGTTGAAAAGTGTATAAATTGAAGGTATAACCATTACGTAAAAAAGAGGTAATACATAATTTTTCAAGTATACTTAATGACTCACCAATCCATAAACCATGTACAACGGTTTCCATAATATTAATCTACATTTTCTTCTTCAGATTCACCCGAAGATTCACTCGAAGAATCTTCTGTGGATTCTGCAGAATTTTCAAGAGCATTTTCATATGCTTCAATTAATTTTTTCAAAATCTTGATAGATTGTTTATCATTTCTATCCCAAGTGTGTTCAAATAATGAGTAAAGTGAATAACTTCTGGTATGAGAGTAATATACATCTGTAATCATTTTAGGTGTTAACTTAGGGGCAATATAATCAATAATGTCTACTTTAGTATCATAAGTAACATGTCCAAGTATGGAGGTATTACTAATAAGATAATTACGGAATCCATCATCAGGGAATCTATTATATTGTTTCCATTCAATAGGTTTGATATCTTCAATAAGTTTGATGAAATCAGTAGTTAGATTCTTATCACCAATTAGTTTTGGCATCAATTTAATAAGTTGGTCATAGTATTTTTCACGCTGAACTTTAGAAATGGTTTTGAAGAGTACAAATAGAATATCATAATTTTTGCTTGTAATACTTTTAGTAATAATTTTAGTGGTATCAATTTTAAATTTAGTTGCTAAAGTATTAATTCCAGTTATGAATTTGTTTTTGATAAAGTAACCAAGGTACGTATTAGCTTCAGTTTTATTGGTTGGAATCTGAGTAATATTAAATGTTTTTTCAAGATACTCACAAATTTCAAGATTACAATTATTACTTAATAATATTTTATTTATTTCATCCTTGTCAAATTTTTTGTATTTCTTAATAATATCTAGATTAAACTCTCTAAAGTCACAAATAGATATAATATCAGGTTCTATAAATGGGAAATCAACTCTTTTATCAAATAAATAGAATAGATATTTTATAAGTCTTTCTTTTGGTGCAATATTTTTGAAAAATTCATATAATTCAATAATTAAATTTTTGTATAGATATTTTCCATAGGGTTTAAAATTATCATCTTCAATAGTGCAACAATTATAATTTGTATAATAGTTTTTCTGTGCCAAGAAATGGTATGGTGTTACGTCTTTTTCTTGATATTCTTTTAATGTATTAATTTTGTTGTCAACATAAAAATCCTGAAACTCAAATTTGTGCCCATAAATAGTTATTTCTACTGGTTTGTTATTATTACCCTTGACAAATAGAGACATAAGATAAATTATATTATAACAAAAAAAAATCAATTTACTTTTTTTCTTTATAGATGTTAATGTTGAGACAAACCCAGGAATTATTTTCCGGATTATCTGGAAGAATAGATGATTTATTGAAAAAATTAAGTAATATTGAAAGAGAAAAAATACAATTAATTGGAAAGTATAATAAGATTAATGATTTGGTAGAACAAAAAACGGGGGTATCTTTAGAAGGAGATAAAGGTATGGAAGAATTGTCTCAGTATTTTGATTCATATTTGAAGAAAGAAGAGGTAGATTATTCTAAATTGAATGAGTTATTTAAATCAGGTATTAAATTCCAAATTGGTGAAGATGAATCAGATATTTGTAGATTAGTAGATAGTACAGTAAATAAACAGTTTGAGGTATTACTTTCATTATATCATGATTTATTAGGAATTGATAGAAAATCATATAACCTTAAAAAATTCAGGATGTTATATAGTGAAGATTTAAGAACTATTATTAAATCAATTAAACCAGCTTCTTTAGTTAGTGATAATTATTTTATTGAAGTATCATTTAATAAGGAAGGGGATTTAAAGGTACAATTAGCTAAAATATTATTCAGATTTATCAATGTTGATAAATTATTGAATATTTTAATACCTAATGATACTAATCTAAGAGAAAGCTTTGGATATATAATCAAATCTGAAACTAATATAGGTGATTTTTATGTTTATTCGATTGATGAATTGTATAATGTTTTAATAAAATTAGCAAAGGAGGTTGTTGATTTTATGAAAATAAACTGCAGGAATCCAGTTTCAGAAATGAAGAAAACAATCGAGATGAGAATTACTTTAATAAATTCATTACTATTAATATTTAATGAAACATTACAGAAGTTATTAGAAGTAATAAAGGAATTTAATCGTTACCCAGATGTATTTTTGATTAAAGAAGAAGAAGAGTTACAAAAAGAGGGAAAAATAATAACCTATGTTAAATTACGTTGCGATGATAACAATTATAATCAGAGGTTCCAAGTATTTGTTAATAAGAATAAAAAAGAGTTAATTATTGGACACAATCCATATTTAGGTGGTGATTCTGGAACAACTAATAGAGTTGCAAATAATTCTCAGGGAAACCAATTCATGTATGATGCTTATGGAAAGTTTGACAAAGTATTTTTACCAGGTGATAAAAATGAGGATATTGCTAAGGATTTGATAAGATTAAAAGATTCAATTAACAATGGTAAATCGTTATGTTTAATTGCCTATGGTGCGTCTGGTGCAGGTAAGACATCAACTTTATTATATTTTAGAGGAGTTCCAGGTGTAAAAGAACCAGTAAATGGTATAATTCCAAACTTATGTAATAATATTGATTCAAAGTATCAAAATATTACAATAACTGCAAAAGAGCTTAGGGCGGATTATAAGGATACAGTAAAGAATTATTGGCAAATATTAGATGTTTTAGATAAACCTGCAAAATTTAGAAGAGAATCTAATGGATGGATTACAGATGATACAAGATATTCAGTAATAGATTATCCCAGATTGCATGAAACTTCTATTTGCGAAAAGGGAGAACCATTTAGTGGTATAAATAGAACACAAAAAGAATTTGGTAGAACTTTGGGAGATTTTATTGCTTCATTAATAGATATAAGATTAAATTGTGGTACAACAAATAATCCAGATAGTTCTCGTACTCATATGTTAGTGTTTATTAAATTTGGAGACTCTGGTCCGACATTAATTGTTGCTGATTTAGCTGGTGTTGAGAAACCATTTGATTGTGATTCTTTAGTTGTATTAGAGAATTTTGCAAGGAATAAGACATATTATAGGAATATAAATACTGAATTATCTAAAATTGTTGGTGGTGCTTTATCTAAAAATTATCAAACATTATCTGAAAATGGGGATATAAGTAGTATAACAGTAAATGATTTAATTAAATATGAATTTGTTAAATATGATAAAGCAGGTACTACTTTCCCATTAACAATATCAACATTCTTTAATAATCCTGAAGCAGTTTATAATAATTTGTATAAGAGTGGCTTATATAATGAATATATGAAGTCATTAGAATTATTTTGCAAATTTATAAATAATAGAGGATATTTCCAGTTATTAAAGGAAAGAATAATCGATGAAAAAATAAAAAATATAACATTAGAAGATGTTAATAAAGTTGAGTACTATTTTAATAAGGTAGGTATCGATGATTTTTATAATGAAATGTCCAAACCTATAACAGCAGCTGATGCTTTACAGCAGTATAGGAAGAGGTTATCAGGAATATTTACTGGAAAATTAAGTACTTATGAGTCATCAATAGAAGGTTTTATTTTGAAGAAGGATAATAAAAAATTAGTCCAAGTCGTAATGGATGAAATTCTAAAATTGGAGAATTATTTTACAAAACTCCGTGAATTAACAACAGAAGTATGCAGAACAAGAACTAAGGAAGGATATTTTATTAATAAGAGTTTGGGTGAGTTAAGAAACTTAATTCGTATGTATGCATCATCAAGTGGTGTTGGACCATCATTTTTAGTAGCATGTTACCCAATTATATGTCCTGAATACCTGGATTCAACCGAATGCTTACCTAAATTTGATTCAAAACTGCCAGAAAACTTCATAAGTTCAATTGTAGAGACGATAAAAGGGGGTGGTATTAGCAATATTGATGAACTTCAATTCTGTGTATTTAATGTTTGTAATTTAACAAATAATAAGGAAACAGACCCAATAAGACAAATTTATAGTCCATTAGGTGACTTATTGGCACCATCTTTAGAATCTTTGGATAAAGTTGAAACAGTGAGAAGAAAGTTATTAGAAAAATTAATTAAAATACCACAGAATAATTATAGTCAAAAGATTGATGAAATAAGACAAAAAATAAATATGATAAAGACAAAATATCTTGAATTTTTAGGTCTTTATAGTACTTACAAGAAGTCAATGGAACAAATTGATTTATCAAAACGCCCAAGTGATAATAAACAAATGGAATATTTTATTAAATCAAAACAAATATGGTCTGAAATTAATATTTTAGCAAAAGAAATTAAAGTGAGTGTATTAGAAAAAGAAGACAAGTATTATAAATTATCTTTAATTGAAGACTTTACTCAATTGAATACTATAAAATCAGAAATAAGTAGAATAATAAAAGATACAGAAGAAGAAAATGCAACAACAATGATTGGTACAATGTCTTTTATTGAGGAAATATCTAAATTAGGAAGAAGAGAATTGAAATGTTACGTTGAGAATGGTTTAGAATTCTTCAAATTAAACTCAGACAATTATATTTTTGTAAATGGTATGATAAATTAAAAGGGTAATTTTATTTTTTCTAAGTAAATATTAATATATGAGTGATTTACATAAAAAAATTTTAGAAAAGATAGATAGCATTTCCAATGAAATAGCTAATAAAGCAAGTATTATGAAAAAACTTCGTAAGGAATATGATGAATTAAAAATAAAAGATGCAGCATCAATAAATGAATGTGTATTAAAAAATAAAAAACTGCAGGATGATTTTACAAAATTAGAGTTATTAAAAGAAAAAATGTTAAAGGAGGAGAGAGAAAGTTATGATTTAGAGATGAAAAAACAAATTGAAACAGAAAAGGCAAAATTAATTGCTTATGAAAATCAAATAAAGTCAGGAATCATTAAATCAATAAATGAAAATTATGCAGAAGCTGAAAAGAATATGTCCAAAACAGAAATTGGTATTAATTCATCAAAAATGGATAAACTAAATAGTTTAACAATTTTAGAACTTATTCAATTTAATGATATATTGGTGCAATTAAGACTTAAATCTAAGCCAGCACCTCAACAACAACCACCATCGAGACCTGTACCTGCACCATCATCTGAACCAATATCCCAACCAAAGCCCCAGCCACCACCACTTCCTAATGTACCACCGGGTGTAAAGATATCTCGTCCTCCTAAATTATTAGGTAGTAAGGCTCATCATTATCGTGATTTTATTCTAAGTCGTCTCTTAGCCAATGGTTTTGATTATCGTGATCCAGAAGATAGAAAATTAATTAATATGGTTGCTGAGGCATGTGAATGTTATCCATTAGAATTAAAGGTTAAGACACTTGCTCTAAAGATATCTGCAAGTCAAGATATTCCAAAGAAAGATTTAGTTAATCAATTACTAACATTTATAAAAGATGCAAATCTTACCAAGAAATGTGTTGATAATACTTCTGTAGATGAATTCCCTGAGGGTGATAGATGTACAATGAATATAAAATATTCCACTCAAGAACAAAGACAATATTATAGAGATTATTTAGTTAAAAGTGGATTTGACCCAGTAAAGGATGCATCCTACTATAAAATCATAGATGAGTCCTGCGGATGTTCTTCTTTGAAAGAAGGATTAGCAATGATTAGAGATAAAATCCAAATAAGATATGCAGATTTAATGTCAAGAGCAAGTAACCCACAAGTAACACAAGAACTAAAGAGAAAGATACAGACAATGGATTTATTATATAATTCATTTAACAAAGAAAATTGTAGCGATGTAAATAGTTGTTAAATAATTGTAGAAAGAACCAAAGGTTCTTTTGGAAGGCATTTCTGAAGTTTTTTTTCTAAGGAATAATTATATGAATCAATTAATTCTTATTTTAGTAGTACTTGTTGTTGCATATCTTTATATGAATCCTAATCAATTATCTCAGTTAGGTCAGATGCCTGAATTGAATCTTGAGGGACAAGTATGTTTATCAAAGATGACCCTTGTTTATGTTGCTATTGGTTTGGTTGTAGGTTATTGCTTATTCTTCCGTAATGTAGAGAATTTTGAGGAGATAATTCCTAAGTATAAGTACACTGTAATCAAGGCAATGGAGGATTTCAATGTCAAGAATCCAACTGATGCATTCCCAGCCGAAGATATTGCACTAATCCGTTCATCTTGCAACTGCGAGGTAATCGGTAACAACATCAAGCAGCTCAGCACTAAATATTATGGTGTAGATGCTAAGAAGATTAACTTCCTCTATAATGAACTTTATAACTCAGTCGGAAGTGTCTGCCGTAATGACTTCTACTTCTCTCCTGCTGCTTTCCCCGAGGGTGACCCCTGCCGTGTTGATCCCAAGACAATCATCCGTTAATTTTTGGAAGGTATTTTCATTTCTAATTTTTTGAATCCCGCTTGTTAAAAATAACAAGCAACTCATAAACATAAATAAATTTGATGTAATTAAAATAGGTGTACTTGATTCACCTAAAATAGTATAGCTCAATGTAATAAGAGTAAGTCTTCTCAATAGGTCAACTATGCTTATAACAATATTACCAGAAACTATTTCGTTACTCAGAATTTTAATTTTATGATAAAAATAGTATTGGTTTGCAAGACCTATAATAATGCTTAGTAAAAAGAAACCTGTAAATTGTAATAAATTAAAATTAGCTAAGGCAGCACTCCAAGGAATACAAGTAAAAAATCCAATACCCAAAAAGAATAATTGAAATTCTTTCTGAATTTTTAGTTTATCTTCAACGTTACTAAGTCTTTTTTCAATAACTATATTATAAACACTTGTTATTAATCCGGTCAAAATACAAACTATAACTATAAAACTTCTGTATTCAATCAAAAGAAGTATATAACTAATAACTAAACAAGCTGAGCCAAGATAATACCAAATATTAATTTCTTTTTTGAGATACCATCGATAAAAACCGATATTAAATAAAGCATATGAACTACGTGAAATAACATATAAACTAAGAGGAATATCATTTAGAACAAACCAGAGTAAAACAGCTTCAAAATTATAAATAAATCCAGTAAAGAAGTAGTATTTAAGTTGTTCTTTTGTCCAGCTAACATTCCTAAAAAATATAAAATTAGTTGGAAAGAAGAAATTGGTAATAAAAACAGTAAAAAAAGGGTCACTGAATGAATAAAATAATTGCATGAATTTGATACCAAAAAGGCTACTGCATAGCCAAAAGAAGTATAATGTTGAATGTAATAATAATTCTTTCATTACTAATTAAATGCATCTCGCCTTTAAGCAAATGGTTAATTTCTTTAAGCAAATTGATTATTTAAGAATACAGTAAGTAATAATATTAATGGGCGTTCCACATTTTTTTAGATGGTTAATAAACAAGAGAAATGATATAGTGATGGATAAATTAGACTGTAAGGTTGATAACTTATATTTTGATTTTAATGGTTTAATCCATCCATGTTGTCGTGACTTAGATAATCCAGAAAAGATGTATAAGAAAATAATAGAATATACGGATTTGATAATATCCTTTACAAATCCAAAGCATGTATTTATAACAATTGATGGTGTTGCTCCAAGAGCAAAAATGAATCAGCAAAGAATCCGTCGTTTCCGCGGTATCAAGGAAAAGGCAGAATTAAGGGCAATTCGTGAACGTTTTAACCAGCCTCACCCAGTAGAATGGGATACAAATGCAATTACTCCTGGAACTGAGTTTATGGTTAATCTCAGTGAGCAAATGAAGAAATATATTAAGAAATCGAAGGTAAAGATAACCTTTTCAGATTGGTCTGAGCCAATGGAGGGAGAGCATAAGATTATCCGTCATATTCAGGAATATCAGAAAACGCATCCAAATGAAACTCATGTAATTTATGGTTTAGATGCAGATTTGATTATGTTATCTTTACTTCTTGGTAATCCAAATGTTTATTTGCTCAGAGAAAAGATTTATTTTAGGGAGGACCTAAAGAAGCATCCGCAGGACGGACAGCCAGAATTTTGCTATCTTTATATATCGAGAATGAAGAAGTATCTCGAAACTCAGTTTGAGAAACGTGACCCAGCGAGAATTGTGAATGATTTTGTGGTATTAGCATTCTTTGTAGGTAATGATTTCATTCCACATATTTATAGTATTAATATTAAACAGAAGGGATTGGATACTTTAATTCATTATTATCGTGAAACTCTTCAGCATAGTAATGGATATCTTTTAAATCCAGATTATTCTTTGAATATGAACTTTATGATTCAATTTATGGATTACCTTGCTGAAACGGAGGATGACTTAATTCGTGATTATGAGGATTCAATGCGTCATTTTAAGCCCCGATTAACAGGAGAAGCATATGCGGATTTCTTAGAATCCCGTAATTTAATTAAGGATAAATATGACCGAGCATTTTCAATTACTGACCCCCAATTTAGGAATAAATTCTATGAATATCATTTTGGTAAGGGTTATAATATTGACCGTATTTGCGAGGAATACTTTAGAGCAATAAAATGGACAACAGAATATTATTTTAAGGGTATTCCTTCTTGGAGTTGGTTCTATCCTTATACAGAGGCACCATTACTGAAGGAATTGAATAGATACTTATCAAAGTTAAATTGGGAAAAAATAAAGTTTGAGAAATCGGAGCCATTAACTCCAGTTCAGCAGTTATTAGCAGTATTGCCTCCTCAGAGTGCACACCTTATTCCTGCAGAATATCGAAAGTTGATGGAACCGGGTTCTCCACTTGAGGACTTTTATCCAGTAGATTTTGGATATTCAATGCAGGGAAAGATATTCTTATATGAATGTCATCCAATATTACCTTGGATTGATATCGAAAGATTAAAGAGACATGTAAATTAAATGTCAAATTTGACAATTTCAGAATGTTTTAGTATTATTCTTTCATAAATATCTTTTAGTTCTTCTTTTTCCATATTATTATTTACTTCATTCATAAAGTCCTGAACAATTCTATCTGAAAACATAGCTAATGAACATAATATAAAACAATATTTTTTAAGTTCTTTTTCAATATCAGGATTTTTAGATATAATTGAGTTGTATAAAGTTCCTTTTGATAAAATCTTTTGAGAATAAATTATATTAATAGTATTTGGTTCAATTATAACTTGTTTTTGTAAAGGTGTTGATAATACAGTTCCACAACAGTTAATAATACTTATATTATTTTCCATAGTTAAATTATTAGTTACTTTATAGTCAGCATTATTTTCCATAATATTATTAATAATTTTTGCTTTAAATGAAAATTGAAAAAAGTGGTTTAAATAAATATGCTATTATAATAATATGGCATCAATCTTACTTTTAGATTACTATAAGATTATCAACACAACAGTAGAGATGTTAATGGACCGTGGATATCCGGAGGACGAATTGAAGGATAAATATTACCAAATGGACATGGATGATCTTTTGGAGTTAATCAAGGAGGGTTCATTACAGATTCAGGTGAAGCATCCTACGGAAAAGAGAATAGCGATTGTTCATTTCTATAATTTTAATGTAAAGGGTCGTGGTGATGCAAAACTAAAGAAGGATGACATTATGCATATTATCCAGCATACAAAGCAGATTATGGAGAAGGGTATTGATTATGATATTATCTTAGTAACAAAGGAGAAGTTAAATTCTCAGATTTTGAATCGTTTAGCAGATATTAATAGTCCAACAAATACTGACCACATAGAAAAGATGATGTATGTTGAGACATTTATTCATGATGAATTGAAGTTTAATGTATCGCGTCATTTCTTAGTACCGAAGCATACAAAGTGCGACCAATCCGAAATCAAGAAGTTGATGGAGAAGTATAATATTACGGTGAAGGATTTACCGAAGATTTCCCGCGATGACCCTCAAGCAAGGTATTTAGGACTTCGTCAGGGAGAAGTATGCCGTATTATCCGTATCAGTCCAACAGCTGGTGAGGAACCATATTATCGTTTAGTAGTATAAGATTCTTTTTTTCTTTTTACTTTTTAATGGGAAAAGTAAAGGTAGGCGGTAATTATCAAATCCATCCGGATGAATTATCAGAAATTATAACACAAAATGGGTGGAAATGTTTTACAAGTTATGATAAGAGACCCAACAAAGAACGCAAAAATAAAGAAGTTATCGGAATCACAAGTTGAAGAAATCCGTAAAAAATTAGCAGAATATAAGATGGATTTATTTATCCATTCGCCATATGTGATAAATATGGCTCGTCCATTGAAGGAAAATGGTCCATCATTTAGGTCAATTGTGGCAGAGATGGAATTTTTATCAAGAATAGCGGATACTGGTTGTGTAGTGCATGTGGGAAAGACAGTAGGACAGTACTCTGTGAAAGAGGCATTAAAAAATCAAGCAGAATTTATTACAGAAGTGGTACGTGCGACACCGAGTAATGTATCATTTATTCTTGAGACTGCCGCAGGTCAGGGTACAGAGTTAATGTATAAATTGAAAGATTTCACTGATTTTTTTAAGTCACTTCCTAAGGATATTCTAAGTAGAGTGAAGATATGCTTAGATACATGCCATATATTTGCGGCAGGTAATGAAGTAGACCCAAAAATATTTAGAAATAGAATAATGAAAAAACATTTAATATTAATCCATTTAAATGATTCTTTACGCGAATTTGGAAGTCGTGTGGACCGTCATCAGGATTTTGGTTGCGGAGAGATACCAAGGAAAAAATTGGAAGATATAACACGAGCAGCAATAAAATTGGATTTACCAATGGTAATAGAAAAACAATCAGGAACAATGTTTTGCAAAGATTATAAGACTCAGTTCAAATTGGTCCGGGATTTAGTAAAGATTTAGATTTTTTATCAGGAGCAATTAAACTTTTCTTCTTTAATTCTGAGACTTGGGTCTTACTTTTCATATAAATCTTGAATGCCAATGAATCATGAAGTAATTCCATAGTATCTACCTTTTCCTTAGTAATTTCTCCAAATTCGTTGGAGTAAAAGACATACTTAATACCGAAGAGTTTCATGTATTCGATGCAATTATTGCATGGACGACTGTTAAGCAACTTGTCAGGGTCATTTCCCGAGACCCTGACTACATATAACTTCATTTTTGATGGTAGGCCCATGGCCTTTATAGCTGGGTAAAAAGCACCGCTTCTGGGAATGTGTGAGCGGGTTGGAAAAGTCAAACAACGACGTCGGCCTCCTCGTTCCGTACAACTTCAACAGCTTCATAATGGCACATTGCTCAGCATGGCAATTTAGGGCATGCCCAGTGTGATAATTGAAGGCATCTGAAACCAGAAGCTTACCATTGGCATAAATGCCAGCAGAATGCTTAGAAAGCATTGGGGAACGGATAGCGTGATGCTTGATGGTGTTAATAACGTCAGTAGAACGGCACATAATTAATATACTATATAATATTCTTAAGTGAAAAAAAATCAATTTGTTTAAATTAACTCATTTTCATCTATTTTAAAATATTCATATACTTGTTTATCATCCCAAATTCTATCTAACGGAACCAAAGGAACCCATTTACAAACGTTTTCATTTATGTGTTGAGATATTTTCCTTATTGATAACATATAATTAGGTAATCGACATTCTAAATATGATAACAAAGATTTTGCTTCATTTTCGTCTTTTACAGCAAATGATATATAACTTCCCGTATGAATTTCGTCTGGTTTTGCTATACATTTATAACCAAATCCACTTCCTGAACCAAAAGCTGCTTCCATTGTGATGACTTTCCAAAATTTATTTTCATTATTTAAATCATACTTATCTAAATATTTTATTCTATCTTTATTCTTTAAAGATGAAATATAACATTTTATTTTCCCTGAATCTTTTAATCTTTTATCATTTGTTTCTATTCCAAAATATCTTCCTTTATACAATTTATTAATACTTTCATATTTAATCAATTTATCTAATATTTTATGATATTTTGGTTTTATTATACTATCATATTTTGATAAATCATAGTCTTCACCATTAAATTTACATAAACCATTATAATCTTTTTCTTTTAAGAAGTAATTACAACCACCTTTAATTTCTACATTATTACCAAACCATTCTTTATCATTGTCATTATGAACTATTAATTTTATATCTTTTCTTTTCATCATTTTTTCTCTAAATTTATCTAAACCTTTGCCACCAACAAACCATCTTGAAGGAACTACAAATAACAAATAATTTGTTTTATCTATGAATTCTTCTATAAATAAATTATATAATGGCTTTGAATTTGGTTTTGATGGGTCTGTTGAATAAGGAGGATTACCAATTACTGCATCAAAACCTGGTAATTTCCATTTTGTATTTATATCTAATTTTAATGTATCACCTTCATTATAATTTAATTTGTATTTTTCTTCTGGGTCCAAGAGTAATTTACAAATATAGATATTTGTTGGATTTATATCTGAAAAGTATAAACATTCTTCTACTATCTTTTGATATCTTTTCTTTCTATCTTTTATACTTTTTAAACCATCCATAAATCTATCTACTATATCTATTAAGAATCCTCCTTTACCTGAACACGGTTCAAATACTTTTTTAGGCGTTTCCCAAAATTCTTTTGGAATTGAATCTAACATTTCCTTTCTTAAACTTAAAGGTGTTGATACTTCTGCATTTTCCTTCTTTTCTAATTCTTGAGGTATTAAGTAAGTATCTATTAATTTGCTTAATTCTTTTTGATTTCTTGTTGATTTTTTAAATAATTCTTTCACGCGTTCAACAACTAGATTAAAATCTTGATTATCTTTCAGTTTGTTTTGATATACTTCCATTAACTTATCTAAGAAATTTTCTTTTAAGTTGCAACCCCACCAAATTCTCATTTGGTTTATTAGAATATCACTTAATTTTTTATCTGATTGAATGATTTTAATCATTTCTTTTAATGAATTTTCTTCCGTATTTATTGTTAATATAGATAATAACGGTATTAAATGACGTAGAATATCTTTCATTAAATTTATTTCTTTTTCAACTTTTTCTTCTTTTGGACCATTTTCTTTTGAAATAATTTCTTTTTCAATACCATCTTTTATTTCTTTATCTTTTCCTTCTAATTCAGAAATTATTGTATTCTTATTTACACTTTTACTAAATATAATACTATTAAAATCTTTTTGTTCTTCTTTAGTCAAATTAACTATTTGTAATGTATCCAAAAGTGTTTTTATACAATTTGCTGGTTGAGATGACCATTTTTCATATATAAATTCAGTTATTTGCATTGTATCATCAAATAAATTTTCATCTGGATTTACTTCTATTAATTTCTGTGTTAATAAATATCTTAATTTATCTTTGATATTCTTTTCATTATTTATTTTCATTGCATAATCTATTAATAAATTACATGTTCTTTGTATATTTAGATCTACTACAAAACCATGTTGTTTTGTTTTATCTTCAGTCATACATCTAAACATCATTTGATAAATGCTATCGAATGATGTTGTATTATTTAGTAGTAAAACTATATCACATTCTGGTATTGATACACCTAAACTACATTGTCTTCCCGATAATACTAATAATCCTTCTTTATTTCCATTCTTACATTTCGCCAATCCATCATAAATTCCTTTCTTGCCTTGCTCTGTCGATTCACTATTTATACATACAATTTCAAAATTTGGAAGTATATTCATTTTTTCTAATAGATTTTTGTATGCTGTTGATAAAGGAGATATACCATTACCACAAGGTAAGAATGCTAGTATTATTAGAGGATTTTCTTTAGAAAACCATCTTTTAGATACACCTTTAATTCTTGATAAAATACAATTTTCATCTTTTATTTTACTATATTTACCTTTCTTCGGATTACCAAAGATATCTATACTCATTTTTTCTACTTCTTCAGAACTTATAAATTCATTATTTTCATTCATCATAAAAACACTTGATAATGAATATCCGTAATTGTTTTCCTCTGTTAATTCTAAGAATTCTTTTTTAACATCTTCTTTAAGTTGATGAGTCATAAAAACTAGATTAGGATACATTTGATATTGACTAGCATCTAATTTAATATCATATTTACCATGTTTCTTTTCTAATTCAATAATTTTATTATTTTTACAAAGTTGAACATCTTCTAGGTCCCATGTTATCCACGCTTCCTTTGAAATAGAATAATCATTTACAGGTTTTGAATATGTTGCAGTTATATAAATAGTTACAGAATCAGGACTGTAATAATCTAGCATTTTTTGTGCTAAATCTGTTGTTCCGCCATTATGCGATTCATCAATAAAACGTATATCAAATTTTGGTAACCATTCTATCTTTTTATTTTGTAAATATTGTTTTGAACATATTATTATATTTTTGTCTTTTAATTCATACTTCTTAACCTTTCCGTTTAGAAATATTACATTAAAGTCTGTAAATTGTTTATATTCATTAAACATCTGTAAATATTGTTCAATTGTTTCATTAGGTGCGGTTGTAATGATTAAGTAATTATTTTCTCCAAATCTTGAAATTAAATCACCCATACAATAACTTTTACCACTTCTTGGTATTTGTCCCCATAATATCTTTTTATGTCCAAGTTTAACTAATTCTAATGTTTTTTCTGTGCATAAAGATTGATTATATTTAGGTATCATTACTTTTCTAATATTCTTGATATCATCTAAAGAATAATAATTTTTTAAAAATAATTGATAATATTTTTCTAAATCATTCCAATCAATTATAATTGCAGATTCTAGATATTGCTTTATGTCTTGATTACAATCAGTTGCTCTTTTTAAGATATCATAAAATATTCTTTTATCTTTTATTACTAAACATAATTTCAATGTATATTTTTGTTTATATCTTTGTTCGTATAATAAAACAATATCTCTTATATCTAAATCTCCAATAGTATATTTAGTTAAATTTTTAGAAGAACATGCGATTAATATATTATCTTTTATTAAAGATAAATCTGATTTATCACCAGAATCTTTTAGATTTAGTTTTAATTCGATATTTTTAGTTTGTTTCAATGTCCCTTTATTGAAATTACCTTTACAAATATCAAATCCATTAAATTCCGGTATTAATTTTAGAAATGCAAACAATCTAAAAATAGATTCTTGCTTGTCTTTTCCAACCCAAGGTTCTTTTAGAAAATTAATAATACTAGTAGGTCTATCATTAATTAAATATAAATATAAATCTTCAAAAGTTTTAATTGAATCCATAAAATAAATAACTTTATTATTTAGAAAAAAATCAATTTGCTATGCAAATTTAGAAGTAAAACTGGTATGAAAGAGCGAAGCTCTTGCCCTTTAGGGAAAGCTCCAGACTTTGTCTGGAGTCCTACGGATCCGCAGGACGCAAATCTAGAAGTAAAACAGGCATTGAATGAATTTAATCAAATTTAAGTGTGATTTTAATATTTTGCTTGCTTACAGTTTTAATGGCAGAAATACTTAGTTCTCGGCGTTTTCGCCTGGTATTAGTGTCATTTTTAGAGTATTTACAACATTCTAACATATCTTTTTCAATATCTTTAATATTATTTTCAACATAATCGATGACACCAGAATCAATAGCCCATTTGAAGAAATTAAGTTGCCCAACAGTAGAAATAATTTCAGTATCTTTATTGGTATATTTAATTCTCTCATTTCGGCAGAATGGGTCAAACAGTTTCTTACTCCAGCCCTTTAATTGAGCTTTATATTCAAGCCAAACATTAAAAGGTTCTTGTTTATCTTTGATATCAAAGGAAACATTATTTTTTTTGCTATAATTTGTAACAAACCAATCTATGACACGTATGGAAATTTCACTTTGACCATTTATAATAGGTAAAACGCGCTTGATAGATTTAGGATTTTCATCAAAATAATTTTTAATACCGGCATAAAGTAGGACAGTCTGAGAAAGTAAAGACATTACTTTAAAATACAATCAAAGTCTTAAATCAATTAAAAACCTGATAATGTTCTTCGGTAGAGAAATTAACAGCCGCCGGTGCTCGATATTGATATTTATTGAAGGTAATATAGCTGTCAGTATTAATATTTTTTGTATTTTCATTAAAGCATTTTTCTTTGAAGTTGAAGATATATTTGGAGAGAATATCTTCTAATTCAACAGTTTTTTCATTAATCATTTTATTATGAAGTTCATCTTCTGGAGGTATTCTGTAGATAATGGAACTGAGAGTATTTAATATTTTATTTTTAGTTAATTCTAGGGTATCGACATGATATTTGCAGTATTCAAAGTTTGGAAGATAATAAATACGGAAGAATTCATTGAGATAGATAAGCATTTGTTGATACTCGGTGTTATTATAAATTGAGAGTTCATAGATGCTTGAAATAAAGTTTTTTATTTGAGAATTGAGGTAATCTTTATCTTCAAGGTCTTCAGAGAATCCTTGAGGTTCATCAGAAGTATTAGTATAAAAGTAGTAAAAAACAAGAATGGAGATTAGAAGAGCCATGTTATTAAGTTCTGCTTTGTTGATAACTTTATAAAGGAAGATACATGCAAGTATTAAAATAATAAATGTACCATTTTTTTTATTCATTAATATTAATGGGAGATAAAATATTTGAGGGCGGAATGGGAACCCCGCAATTAAATACAGATTATACAGATTTAACAGAGCAAAAATATTATACAGTAGTAGAGGGTGTTCCAAGGGATACCCAGGTAAATTTATTACCAACACAGGGATTAATTAATCAACTAAATGCTGTTCAGCTGATGGCTGAAATGGAGGAAAAAAAGAAGTTTGAGAAAAAGGGTATAACAAATTTATCAATTAATGATATTTTGCAGAATTTTACAAATAACTTTTTTAGACTGCTTGATTTTGTTTTAAATTATAATTATTCTGAATTTACTTTTAAAACATTTTTAACACCATTTTTTGATGGAGAGAATTTAGTTTATACTGGTGTATTGATGCTATTTATTTATATAATATTTTCAACAATGTCTACATGACTTATCATCATTGTTTTACAACAATAACGACTTAATTTAAGCTCTTTTTCAAGGATGTCCTGAGGAGTCATTTTACCCTCTTTAATGAGCATCTGATATTTACGATACTTGTCAGCAATGATTTTATTACAAGTATAACAGCGAATCGGTATAATCATTAATAATTAGTAATATTATTTATTTAAGTTAAAAAAATCAATTTGTATCATTATTTTTGTAGTTAAGCAACTTTAAAATAAAACTTAGGCTGTTCTTTTACTTCAATAAAATATATGATATCTTCTATATTTTTATTATAAATTTCATAAATTACATTATCAATTTTATCAGTTATTAAAGAAACTATGTGTTTTTCAAAACCTGTAATAATTAAAATTATTTTTTTTAAAATAGTATTATCAGTATTTTTTAATTTAATATTTAAAATTTTTTCTAATGAAATAATTATATTTTTAAATATTCTCCAAAAGTCATAAACATGGAAAAATTTAGGACCAATTTTTTTAATATTTTTGGTAAATATTTCTTTTGTTTTGAGGTCATCAATAATAAAATAAATTGGGAAAAATCGACTTAGTTCTTTATAAATCTGATGACATATTTTATCATTAACTTCTATTGTTTCAAAATACCAAGATCTACCAAAATCTGATATTTTAATAAAATTTTTAGTATTAATTTTATGAGAAAAATTTTTATATTTATAAAAAATATCAATTTTTTTGTTTAATTTATTTATGAAAATATTACCTGCATGAAGGTCTAAATGTGCAATTCCTTGATAATTCATAGTTAATAATCCAAATAAAATTTGATAAATTATATTTTGAATATCTTCAATGTCATCATCAAAAGACGTATATGAATTAATATGAGTTGCTAAATCTGTATCTGCAAGTTCATTTAAAATAATTAGGCTTTTTACCGGATAGTCTTTAAGGCTTGTAATTTTTTCTGTTAATTCTCCTGTAATATTACCAATTGTTTTTTTTAATAAATTATAATTTTCAATAAAAACTTCATAAACATTGGGTTCATATTCGGCAATATTTTTTTCAATTTTTTCAAGTGAATTATTAAACTCAACCATTTTATTTAATTCATTAATTTTATCTTGAATTAATCTACTTTCAAAAATATATTTTTTATTATGGTTACAAATAAAATTATCATACATTAGGTTAAAATTAGGCGTACCTTTATTTAATACAACCTTTTTAAGTATATCCATAATTTTAATTTCTCTCTTATTAAATTCAAGATTTTTAATTGGTATAATTTTGACTGCAATACTGGTTTCTTTCTTCTTATCTAAAACAGTTGCCTTCCATGATTCACCGTCTTTACTTTTTTCTGGGGTACCAAGAATGCTATTTAATTTAATTATTGATGTATCTTTTTTAGTATCATAAATAAATCTTGTATTTTTAGAGTCTCTCTTAATACATAATGATGAGAATTCTTTTAAAATCTCTTCTATATAATAATATTTATCAATACGTTGTTTATATAATTGTTCCATAATTATAATTTGGAAAAAAGTTAGAAAAAATAAATTAAAACTTCACAAATTGATTTCCGAAAAAATAATTTGTGATACAAATTGATTTTTTTAGCTTAAATAAATAATATTATTTTATATTAATGTCTGACTATGGTGATGATGATTTAGGACAAGTTGAAGTATATGATGATGTTGATGAAGATTTCTTTGAAATAGAGGAAGAAGACCCTACTGAAGAGACTGATGATATTTATGATGTCAAGGATACTATTGATAAGATAAAGGAAAAAACAAGTAAACTAATCCCAAGAAGTGATCGTAAAACAAGCAGTATAATGACTATTTATGAAAAAACTCGCTTATTAGGTATTCGTACCCAACAGATAGATATGGGATGCGACCCTTTAATTGACGATACAAAAGATTTTACTGATTCATTGCAAATAGCTGAGCAAGAATTAAAAATAAAGAAATTACCCTTGATAATTCGTAGGTACCTTCCAAACGGTGACTATGAAGATTGGGAGGTTGATGAAATGGTTATTCCTTAATTTAGTATTTTTAAGGAAATAATAAATCTATTTTTTTTCCAGTTCCAAATTTTAACTTAAAAAATTATTTCTATGAAAAGGTAATGAGTACTTTTACGGTAATTTCAAAATTTTATTCCTGGTTATCGCAGTACAAATTGCCGAAAGGGTCTAAGAATTACTCGCACGTTAGTTTGGGCGATCCTCCTGGCACATATTTAGTTCCAGATGATAATTTAGCTGAGTTTTATGAGCGTTACAATCAATCAGTTTTGGAAGGAAAGTTTCCATGTTTAGCAGAGAGACATAGAGACACAGGTCCAGTAGTAATAGATTTGGATTTTAAATTTCCAAATGAGGAAAAATATAGAGAAACACATGGTTACACAATAGGAGATATACAGAATATAGTAGGTTTATATGTAAAATATATAAAATATTATTTTAATTTTCCGGAACCGACGGCATATATATTTGAAAAGACGAAGCCAGTTGTGGATAAAAATTTAGTAAAGAGTGGAGTACATATTATGTTTCCGGAGGTAATAACAACTCCAGATATTCAATATGTAATTAGGCGTCGTGTATTAGAGGAAGTAAACGATGTTTGCAAGGACCTAAAGGTTGTCAATAATTTCCATGATATCATTGATGAATCAGTAATTGAACGTAATAGTTGGTTAATGTATGGTTCTTGCAAACCCCGTGGAGAACCATATAAATTAACTTATAAGATGAAAGCAGATTTAAGTGCAAAAAAAATTAAGAATGTTAAGGCAAATGAGTTAAAAGATTTAGTTACTTATTTAAGTATTCGGAGAGACCTTGACCCTATACAGTATAGAAATGAGATGATTCAAAATGAGGCAATTCTTTTTTATGAGGAGAATATTTTGGGATTATCGCAGGAAGATGTACCTGAAACTAAGAGAAAGAAAATAATAAAGAGAACACAATTTACATATCAAGAGGTTTCAGAATTGGTTTCACTCTTGAATCAATCAAGAGCTGACAATTATCAACAATGGATAGAACTTGGATGGTGTTTACATAATTTGGATAAGGATTTATTAGATATTTGGGTAGATTTTAGCAAAAAAAGTCCAAAATACAAGGGAGGAGAATGTGAAAAGTTATGGGATAAGATGAAAGATGAGGGGTTATATTTAGGAACATTAATAATGTGGGCTAAGACTGATAATCCAGAGGGTTATAAACAGTGGGAAAAGAAGGATATTTCAAAGTTAATATTAAATTCAATAAATAATTTTACACATACTGCGATTGCGGAGATATTATTCCGTAAGTATGGTCATGAGTATGTTTGTGCTTCTCAGAAGTTTAAATTGTGGTATAAATTTGAAAATAATCGCTGGATAGAATCAGATGATGGTGTAGACCTAAGAAGTAAGATATCATCAGAATTAGTTAGGGATTATCTTGATTTATTAAGCTATTATTCAAAGGATGACCTTGATGAAGTTACTGGTGTTAAACATAAGCAAAAAAATGTAAAGAAAGACAATAAATCTCAACATATTGAAGCGATGGGCTTGGCATGTCCATGTGCCAGATGTCAAATGAAACGCGAGGCTATTCTTAAGACAGGGGAGATAAACGAAGAAGAGTTACCCAATAAATTTGATACTGAAGAGGAAAAATTCATGTATGATTCAACTTCAGAAGATTTTATCAAAGAGTTGACAAAGAAGTTACAGACAACTAAATTTAAGAATGATATAATGACAGAATGTCGTGAGATGTTTTATGACCGAGATTTTTTAAATAAGTTGGATAATGCTGATGTAAATGAATTTTTAATTTGTACAAAGGATGGTGTTTATGATTTAAAAAAGTTTGAAATGCGTCAAGGTCGTCCTGAGGATTATATAAGTATTTCAACAAATAATAGTTGGATAGATTATTCAGACCTTTCGGATCCAAATAAGAAGAGGATATGGGAAGAGATGAATTTATTTTTAGAAACGGTACTGGTGGATAATGAAATTCGTCATTATGTAATGAAATTATTTTCAAGTTATTTGACTGGAACAACACCGGATGAAAAATTCCATATATTTACTGGCTCTGGTGCAAATGGTAAATCAAAGGTGATTGAACTTTTAAGAATGGCACTGGGTGAGTATACAAAAATATTCCCTATTGAGTTACTAACTCAGAAGAAAGGAAAGTCTGGTTCGGCATCACCAGATGTAGCAGATGGAAAGGGTAAAAGATTTGGAACATTCCAGGAACCTGGTCCAGACGAGAAAATCCAAGTAGGTTTAATGAAGGAGTATTCGGGTGGTGATACAATTAGTTGTAGACCGCTGTACAGACCACCTATAGAATTTAAGCCAAGATGGAAGTTATTATTAACATGTAATGACTTACCGAATATTCCAAGTACTGACGATGGTACATGGAGACGTCTTTGTGTAGTAGAATTTAAATCAAAGTTTGTTGACCCACGTGATTACCAAGAAGGAAATAAGTATGTATTTTTGAAAGACAGAGAGCTTTCATTAAAGATGCGTAATTGGAAAGAGGCATTCTTTTATTTATTGACACAATATTATCGTAAATATGTAGAAGAGGGCTTAGCACCACCAGATGAAATAGTGAAGTATACAAAGATGTATCAAGAGAAATGCGATCTTTATGCACAGTTTTTGACTGATTGTACAATAGCTTCAACTGATAAGAAAGATGATACTGACGAAAAAGAATTATATGCTGAGTTTAAGAATTGGTATGTTGGTTTATATGAAAATAAACCACCTAATTTTAAGGACTTCAAAGAATATATGATGTCAAAGAAAAAACAATTAATATCAACCCGAAGAAAACACTTTAAAGTAACAGTAGTAAAGGACGATGAATCTGAAGATTAATGGTTAAGGATGCGGGTTAAAGTGCTAAGGAGACGTGAGAACTCAGCATCAGTAAGAGAGTTAATGTTCTTGGGACCAAGTTTAGCACGTGCAGAGGAATTTAATCCTTCAGCAGCTTGTGCATATTGCATAGCCATCTGTCTATTAACGCTACCGAACTGAGATGCAGGTGCGGGGTTCTTGTAATCAAGATCTTCAATTGTCATGCTTCTGATTAAGTTATCCATATAAATAATATATAGATTTTTTTTTTTACCTGAAAAAAAGAATTAATTATCTTTAAAAGAATCTATAATATGATATTTTAGTTGATTACAAATTTTTTTCTGGAATAAAATAGATATAATTTTTGGTACCCTGAATATAAATCTGAAATATGATTTTTTAAGATATAATCCTTCCATAAAATTTCTAATTCTAAACTGCTTAGACATAATAATTTTTTCACCATGATAGAATAAATTCAAACGTTGAATACCTGCCTGGTAGCTGAGTTTGACTCTATTAAAATTATTTTTTTCGTAAAATTTAATTAAATGGTCCTCACATTCTAAAATAAATGTATTACCTTTATATTCATTTAAGAGATAATTCATAAATTGTGGACCATATCCTTGACCCTGAACACTTTTGCTAAGGGCTATATAATCCAAATGAACTAAATTTTTGGAAGGAAAGTAGTTGAGAAGGGCAAAGCCTAAAACTTCTCCACTACTTTTTACTAAAAAGTGTGAATGGTACTTTTTTTGTACCCTTTTTATTAAATCTTTATTTTTTAACCTGAGATATTCAGGGAAATTCGAATTGTAAATGTTAATTAATTGTTCTTTATAGCATTGTTTAAAACCTTTATCGACAACAAAAACAGCGACTCATACTATTTAATAACAAATTATTTCTTAAATATCAATTTCCTTTTTTGCTTTGCAAATTGATTTTTTTAAACTTAAACAAAAAACAAATCTAAATATTATGGATAATAAATGTTTAGCTATTTCAAATAAGAATAAGCAATGTAATAATCCAAAGAAGTCCGGAAATGATTTTTGTGGGACACATATGAAAATGTTACTATTAAATAAAAGTTTTGAAAAGATTAAAATAGAACTTCCAATAAAACCAGTTGAAGTTAAACCAGTTGAAGTTAAACCAGTTGAAGTTAAACCAGTTGAAGTTAAACCAGTTGAAGTTAAACCTGTAGTCTTGAAGCCTAACGATGAAAAGGATATTCGGGGTGAATGGGATTTAATAAGAGAGTATATTGAGAAGGATGAAAAAATATTTGAGAAGGAGGATATAGAGTATATTGCAGAGAAGATGAATTATACTAAAGACAAGGGTAAAATGAAAGATTATGCAAAAAGATATATGAGATTCAATAGTTCTAAGATATTATTAATCCAGAGGGCTTATAGGCGTCACTTAGCCAGAAGAATATATGGTCCTACATTATTTAATCAAAAATTAAGTTATAATGATTCAGAGCTTGTAAACTGTATTCCAATTAATGAGATTCCATTAGAATATTTCTTTAGCTATAAAGATAATGGTAAATATTATACATTTGATGTAAGATGTTTAATAGAAATTATATCAGAGGCTAAGAAAGATAATAAAGAGGCAAAAAATCCTTATTCACAAATGCCATTTAGTAAGGTATTTTATAATAACTTTGAGTTAAAGAAAAAATTAATTAAAGGGTTTGAATTAAAATTTGAAGAGTGTGAATTAACACCTGAACAAAAATTTGACCAGGAGGTATTTGATACATTTAAGGAGATAGATAAATTGGGTAATTATACTAATTACAGATGGTATACATCGTTAGATACACCGGGTTATCTTAATTTATATAGAAAGTTAAGACAAATCTGGGTGCAATATTTCCAAGGTAATAAGAAAGACATAGTTCCTCCAGATGGTAAGGTATTTACAAATTCAGACGAGGGAATGAAGGTAATAAAGAATGGTAAACTTTTAAGAAAGTTTATATTAGACGACGTTAAAAAACTGGTGTATTCTGGAAAAACGATAGATGATAGAAAAATGGGATGCTGGCTATTTCTTAGTGCCTTAGTAGGAGTATCTAATGATGCAGCACATGCTATGCCACATTTAATTGGTCAGTTTTAGAATTTTATGATTAATGAAGTAATTAACTTTTAATGATTCTTCTGTAATTCGACCGAGGGAGCCATAATCTAAATTAAAATTATTTGGATAATTACAATAACCAGGATTCATAAATAAATAAACAATAAGTAATAAACAATTAATATTTTTTCCTAATTTACTGTATAGATAGTAAAGAATAAGTGCAAGTCTCTTGTATCTAACATTGTTGCTGATTTTAAGAGTATTTCTAAGTATGATATCCCATAACATATCGATATAGCAGGGTTTATTAGAACCAATTTGTTTATAAAATGAATCAGTATGTTGTATATTTAATGAGTAAGCAAGAGTTAAAATATTTTTTTGAACTTCTGGTGGGAAATTATTTTCAAGAATGAGTGTTTGAAATTTATAAATTTTAACTGTTGGATCGACAGAAAGGATTTGCTTACCATTTTGTCCTAAAATTTCAGTAAAAAGTTTGAGGTCACTTTTCTTACTCATAATTAAATAACCAATATTGAAAATGATATGATTGCGGAATTCTTGATTATTGCCTATATCACCAATTTCTTTTTTATATATTTTTTTATTATGAAAATATTTTTTAACTTCATTATAGAGCCATTCTAAATAAAATAATGATGAAGTATTATAATCCTTAATGAAAATATCGAGTAATTTTTCATAGAGTTTCTCAGGATGTCCACTAAGTGATAAATCAAGTCCGAAAAATATTGAATTAGTAAAATTACGTTCAAGAAGAGATGTTTCAAATTTTTTAAGAATAATAGTAGGGTTATTTCCAGTTAGAGTTTTGGTATCCACTCTTGGTATTTGAAAGCCATCAGGAACATTTTTTAGGGGTGAATTTGACATTAAAAATGTAATAGATTTTTTAAATTAAATTTAATTTAATTTCTAAAAATATATTAATGGATAAACTATTATTAGTAGGAATAATAATTTTAGTTATAATAATTATAAATAACAAAAAAATAGCTGAGTTCTTCAACTTTGATAAGATGGCACCTGTAGATGTTCGTCCTTGGGATTTTGAAATAAAGGATAATAAGGTTGATTACAATGTAATTAGAGAAAAATATAAAATACTACAGATACCTTTGTTAAATTCAGTAAATGATTATCCTGAAAATCGTGAGATAGAGAATGTTAATTATCTATACACTCATGACTTAGTTGAATCAAAGATGAAGCCAATTATTGACCAAATAAACAAAAGAGACAAGCGTCAGTATGTTTTGAACGAAATAGTTTATTTTAAGAGTTATAATAATTTAATGTATATTCGTGTCAGTATATTTGAAAAGCAATGGCAATATACTCGTTTATTGGAAGCATATTTTGACAATGGAATATTGGAATATGCAAGCGAGTATAATTATAATTATCCTATTAATTCACTTGAATTATTCCCTGAGGATAAACCAGAAACTTATTATTGGTATCCAGGTATTGAAAAATGGAAAGTAAATTATAATAATATTGAGCACCAATATCAAAACCAACCTTTAGATTTTAATCCTGATGTTGGTAAGCCAAACAGAGTAGAACGTACAACTGGTGCAAGACCAAAACTTTCTGAAGGTGTTGTAAATTATCCACCTGAGTAATTAATGGTACCTTTTAATGGTCCAGAACTAACTTTTGCCGATTTTAATTTAATTTCGGAATTTTTTTTAAACATATTAAGCCCATTTAATTCATACAAAGCAATCTTTAGTCTTCCTGAGAGTTGAACATCTTTATCATTTATGTTTTTAACAACTGCTCTTTTTTCTTTTATAATACCTTTACCGAAGTATTGATATTCTTTGTCAATAAATGTAGCTTTTTCAAGATTTTTGAATGGAATGATTGTTAAACCATTAACTTCTTTATAATAATTTTTAATTTTGGGATTTCCCATAACTAATTTATTATTTACCTTGAAGTCATCGATAGGAAAATCAGGATAATAAGCAAAGAATAGTCGGTAGTATTTATTATCTCTGGCAGGAACATCAATAAATTTTTTATCTAAAAGGTGTTTTTTGCTGAGGGTAATAAGATTTGCAGATTCTTCATTAACTTCTTTGATGGCAGTAGAATAGACACTGGATGATGAATCATGATTACCTCCGCCAAATTCTTCATAAACGGGAGATTTAGATAAAATTGTTTTATAAACTTGATGTCCAACAATGATTCCTGTATCATTATAAAATAGAACGCCAGCACCTGAATGCTTACCGACATCTTTAGAATCTTTTTGACTTCCAATTATGATTGTCATTAAAAAATATAAAGAAAATATCTAATTTATAAATATATGAATATTAATTCAAGTTTTAAAGAATTCTTTGAACAACAACCACAAGGTGCAAAACCTCAAATAGCAGTACAACCACAAATTACAGTACAACCACAAGTTGCAAAACCTCAAATTGCAGTACAACCTCAAGTTGCAAAACCTCAAATTGCAGTACAACCTCAAGTTGTGACACAACCTCAAATTGCAGTACAACCTCAAATAGCAGTACAACCACAAATTACAGTACAACCACAAGTTGCAAAACCTCAAGTTGCAAAACCTCAAATTGCAGTACAACCTCAAGTTGTGACACAACCTCAAATTGCAGTACAACCTCAAATTGCAGTACAACCTCAAATAGCAGTACAACCACAAATTACAGCACAACAATCACAAGAAAATGGTGGATGGTTTAGTTTTTTAAAGGGGTCAAGAGGTCCAAGAGGATTACAAGGAGAACCAGGACCAATTGGACCACCTGGTTTACAAGGACTTCGTGGCGAAAAAGGACAGAAAGGCGATACTGGTATTCGTGGTCCTGAGGGTCCAAAAGGTCCAATTGGTCCAGAAGGTCCTCAAGGTCCTCAAGGAATACCAGGACCACAAGGTTTACAAGGAGAACGCGGTGAGCGTGGATTTCCAGGACCAGCTGGAGTAGAAGGTCCTGCAGGACCGGCAGGAATACCAGGACCAGCAGGAGTAGATGGTTCTGCTGGTCCTCAAGGACTTCAAGGAATACCAGGACCTGCGGGAATACCAGGACCTGCGGGAATACCTGGACCTGCGGGAATACCTGGACCTGCGGGAATACCAGGACCTGCGGGAATACCTGGACCTGCGGGAATACCAGGACCTGCGGGAATACCTGGACCTGCGGGAATACCTGGTCCAACTGGACCAGCAGGAAAAATCGGTCCTCAAGGACTTCAAGGAATACCAGGACCAGCTGGTCCAGAAGGTAAAATAGGACCTCAAGGAATACCAGGACCAATAGGACCAATAGGACCAATAGGACCGGTAGGACCAGCAGGTTCTTATAAATTATATTCCCAAGATGCGGATAAATCTAATTTAGCAAAAAATGCTAATATTAATGGGAATTTAACCGTAAATAAGAATGTAAATGTTAATTTTAGTGGATGGGATAAATCATTATTATTAGGTGCAAAGGAAAAATCACAAGTCCAGACAATTTATCGTGATCCGGAAATGGGACAACTCCAAGTAACAAATGGAAATGTTCATTTGGATTCTGTTGATGGATTTGGAACATATATTAATTACTTTTCAAAAGGTAATACTTTAATGAATACAGCTGGTGGTAATGTTGGTATTGGAACACAACAACCAGTAGCAAAGTTAGATGTAGCTGGACCAGTTAATATTAGTGGTGGCAATGAAGCATTAAGAGTATCTAATAATACTAATGAAGGACCACGTTTAAGATTAATAAATACATTAAAGACAAAGACAGGACAAACACAGGATTGGTCATTATGGAATATGACTGGTGGATATGGTGATAAGCTTTCATTCTGGCGTTATAACGGAGATGGTGTTAATGCAGGTCCTGCAATGGATATATTTGATAATGGTAATGTAAGTATATCGAAAGATTTAACTGCAGGTGGAAATGTTAACCTAAATGGAGGTGAAATAAGAAATCAACAAGGTTGGAATAATTTAAGGACTCCAAGTGGTATAATACAATTAGGACCAAATAATCCTGAGTATGCACATATTTATACTGACCGCCCAAGGTTTGCTTTTAATAAACCAATAGATATGTTAGGAAATGCTTTAGAAAATGTTGGTAATATTCAAACAGGATATAGAACAACATCAGGTATTCCTTTAGTGCATGGTGCAAATATTACAATTAATTTCCCCAGAGCATTTATAAAAGTACCAACAGTTACAATTACACCACATAATACTTTTGGTGTATTTTATAATATTAGAAGTGTGTCAAATACATCATTTACAGTATCAATTAATAATTATGCAAATGGTGGAAGTTATTATGATGCAAATAATCAAGGATTTTATTGGACAGCAATTATATCTTAAATAAATTTTTTCTATTTATATTTTATGAGTAATAATTTTAGTTTTTTAGAAAACTTTGAAGAACCTACACAAGAGGAGAATGGAGGATTTTTTAGTTTTTTGAGAGGTAAGCCAGGACCAATAGGTCCTCAAGGACCACCAGGACCAGAAGGACCAGGTGGATTACCTGGACCAATTGGTCCTAAAGGACAACAGGGAGATCAGGGAAGAATGGGTCCTCGTGGTCCAGTTGGTCAAAAGGGACAACCTGGAGAACCTGGGTTGCAAGGACCTCAAGGAACTCCGGGATTACAAGGGTCACCAGGTCCTCGTGGTCAAAAAGGAGAACCGGGTGTAGTAGGTCCAGTAGGTCCAATGGGTCCAGCTGGTGAAATAGGTCCAATTGGACCTCGTGGTCCTGTTGGTCCAACTGGTGCATTAGGTCCAATTGGTCCTCAGGGTCTTCAAGGTATTCAAGGATTACGTGGAGAAGTAGGTCCAATTGGTCCCCAAGGTCCTCAAGGTATAAAAGGACAGAAAGGTGATCAAGGAATACAAGGAATTCCAGGTCCACAGGGTATTCAAGGAATTCCAGGACGTGAACCAACTGATTTATATAAGTTATATTCACAAATATCTGATAAATCAGTTTTGAGTAAAGATGTAGAAATTGGTGGTAGATTAAATGTACCAAGTATTAATAGATTTGATATGAGAACTGCAGATTATGCAAATATCAGTAGAGGTAAAAACATAGCTGTTGGATTTGGTCATATGGGTGGGAAAGCAGGTGGAAGTTTTGCAGATATGATAAATTTGAATACATGGCCAGATGCAACAGGAGGAAAGCAAAATACAATTGCTCTAAGTAAAAATGGAATTGGAATGAGATTATTCCAAAATAATTTTGATGGTTCAAATCCATGGACAGATTATCGTGATGTGACTATTGCAGATAAAGATGGAAATGTTGATGTTAGAGGAAATTTGAATATTCAAGGAAATCTTGCTTTAGGGGGTCCATTAGATAATCCACAAAGATGGGGTCGTGCATTAACATTAACAGGTGATGCAAGCGGTAAAATATTAACTACAAGTGGTGCAAATGGCGTGAAGACAGGATTATTCGCACATCCTGGATGGAATGGTGTTCGTGGTGGTGCTGGAACAGAAAGTAATGATGATTTTAGTTTTATTACAAATAGTACTGAAAAAGCGAGAATTACAAAGGATGGTAATTTTGGCATTGGTACTCAAACACCTCAAGCAAGATTAGATGTAAATGGGCAAATTAGAGCAAAGAATGAAGTATTCTTACAAAGTTCAACAAATCAATGGGATTCAGGTGGTTTTAATTTAGCAAATGGAACAACAGGAAGAATACAATGGGCAATGGGATTAAGAAAAGATAATCCAGATTTTACTAATACATTAGGGTTCCATACATATAATAAGGATGGTGGCTGGCAAGCAATGCCTTTAGAATTGACAAAAACAGGTGTTTCTGTAAATGGAAATGTTAATCTAAATGGTGGTGAAATAATTAATCAGCAAGGATGGAATAATTTTAGAACACCAAGTGGTTTAATTAGATTAGGTCCAAATAATCCTGAGTATGCACATATTTATACAGATCGACCAAGATTTGCATTTAATCAACCAATAGATATGTTAGGAAATGATTTAGAAAATGCAAGAAACATTAATGCAGCTGGTGGAAAACTATTAGAAGGTGGAAATGCATTAATACCACGCGGTACAATAGTTATGTGGTCAGGTTCAACAGCACCTGCAGGCTGGACTTTATGTAATGGTTCAAATGGTACTCCAGATTTACGTGGTCGTTTTGTTTTAGGATTAGGTCAAGGTAATGGATTAGCAAATAGAACATTAGCTCAAGTAGGTGGTGCAGAAAATCATACACTTACTATTGCAGAAATGCCAAATCATAGTCACAATTTTAATATTTGGAGTCCATGGCATGGAGGTAGTATAGGTACTTGTGATGGTACTGATTGTACAAGTCGTAATATTAATTATGGTCAAACGACTGCAGCAACTGGTGGTTCACAACCCCATAATAATATGCCTCCATTTTATGTACTTGCTTATATTATGAAATTATAATAACATTTTTATGTTATAAGTAAATATGGAAAAAATAATTATTTTACTTTTAATCTTTTTAGGCTGGATATGTTATAGAAAGCAAGAGAATTTCATTGCTCAAGCTCCATGTTGGGCTAATAATTCTTGTAAAGAAGATAATCGCCCATGTAGCACTGATCCATTAGATAGCATTTGTTATATGCGTAGTTAAAGACCAAGCATTATACGTAGTTAACGACGACGAGGAGACTTTGAGCGACGACGTGGTGACTTTTTGGTTTCACCACTATACATTTCCTGAATAAACTTTACATCCTTATCAAGTTTGTCATATAAACTTTCGCGGCTCTTATTAAGAGTACGAAGATAAACGAGATGCTTGAGTAATTTAAGATGGTCGAGTTCATCGTAAGCAGACATTAAAATCTTCTTGCGAGCTAAGTCACTAAGAGCAAGTTTGTATCCAAAGGGAGAAAGCATATCTTCAAGGTCTCCCTTGATAAGCTTTACACCTTTCCCGGGCTTACCAACATCAACAATGCAGGCAGCGGGAACAACGGTATCTTCAACAAATACACCGTCACTTCTGAAATATCCCTTACGAGTATATCCTTTACGTAAAATGAATCCAACACCACATGACATATATTAATTAAAAACATTTTTTTCTTTTCTAATCCAAAATTATGGATTGTCCAATTTGTACATTACCTAAAAAAGAATTAATAAAACTTCCATGTGGACATACAATTTGTAAAGGTTGTAAAAAACATTTATTAAAAAAGACATGTCCATTTTGTAGAGAACGTTTTGAAAATCCGAGTAGAGACAACCTACAAGAACTTCTGAGACCTCAGACATTTAGACCTCCAACTCCAATGCCTGTTACTCCACAAGTCCAAGTTGTTTTTGACCCAGTAAAATTTGAAGATGATTTTTATAGGAGATATGACTATCTTAAGATTAAACGTGAAAAAAGGAACACAGAGTTTAAAAAGAAAAAAGAAATAGAACTTGGTACAAGTGCACCTTAAGAAAAAAAGTTGTTTAGATATAAATGGAATTTAAAACATGTGGAATTTGTGGATTACAAAAAGAAGTAACTGAATTTCATAAAATGAGAAATAATTATCAATATTCATGTAAAGAATGTAAAATAAAGTATCAAAAGGGTATCAGAGTAATGAGAGATACAAGTAAATACTTGAAATGTGAAAAATGTGGAATAGTAAAGAGTACAAAGGAATTTTATCGTGACGTCACAAAGTCAACGGGGTGTCGTGGCGAGTGCATCATGTGTTATTCTAATGTAGATAAAAAGGTTTATTTTACTAAGAAGTATCCGCAGGATTCAGCTCTGTTATTAGACCTGTGTAAAGACCAGAATGATAAATGTAATTATTCTGACCAGCCATTTGTATTTTCATTACGTAGTAATCCATGCAATCCTGTGCTTGATTTGAAAGACCCATCAAAAGGTATGGATAAGGATAATATACAATTATTAGCTAAGTCAGTAGCAGAATTAAAGAATGGTTTGAATGAAAAAAAGTTTATTCAACTAATTGAGACAATTAGCGGGAAAATTAGAATAAGAAGAACTTCTTCTTCTTAACACTCAATTCTTCAAATTGTTTTGTTAATTCTTCTAATTTCTTCTCAAGTTCTTCAATCCGTTTTTGTTGTTCATTAATTTTTTCATCTTGTTGCAATGATTTTGCTTTCATGTCATCAATGACAACATTCATCTTGATGTCAGGATAAAATAGAATCTTGTTTGGTTCAGTGAATTGAAAGCCGGGTTCATCCATGAATTTATCAAGGAAATGCTTGATTTTATCTTCTAAGGAATCATTACGGATAAAGACACTGACATTTTGAATAGAATCTTTATTTTCAAGAATAGCTTCCTTGATATCCTCTACAGTAAAAGGTTCATAAGGATTATGTGTGAATAATGAACGAATGAAATTCTCCATAAAATATAATAAAATAGATAAGTTCATTTTTTCAATTTTTATTAAAAATATAATTTATGGATAAATTAGTAATTATAATGGTAAGGCATGTTAAAACCCCAGAAGATAATAAATATTGGAAAGAATCTTATCAATATATACGAAAATGGTATCCTGAAGTAAAATTAATTATTATTGATGATAATTCAAAAGAAGCAGAGAATATTGAATTAGAAAATACAGAAATAATACAAAGTGAATATCCAGGAAGAGCGGAATTATTACCTTATTATTATTTTCATAAATATCATTTTGCAGAGAAAGCACTTGTAATTCATGATTCATTATTTATAAATTCCAGGTTTGACTTTGATAATGTTAAAAATTTTGAATTTATTTGGGATTTTGAACATACATGGGATGATACTGATGTTACACCGCAAATTTTAAGAAAGTTTCCAAATGGTGAAAATTTAGTTGATTTGTATAATAAAAAGAATTTATGGAAAGGTTGTTATGGAGTAATGAGTATAATATCTTGGGATTTTTTAGAAAAGATGAATAAAGAATTGGGATTATTTAATATTCTTTTAGATATAATAACCGACAGGGCAAATAGAATGAGATTAGAAAGAATTTGGGGAGTACTTTGTACATATTCTGATTGTGATAAACCTTCAAAATATGGTCAGATTCATCCTTGGGTTTATCATTTTACTAAAGGGAGAAAATGGTGGGATTATTCATTCAATGAATATTTATCTGAAAAAAATATAATAAATAGTCCAATAATAAAGATTTGGGTTGGTAGATAAAAAAAATTAATAAGCATAGGTATTCATGCCAGTTGTGAATTGTGGCATTTCAACAGGCTTATTTACTTTTGGTTCAGTAGGACGATTAGTTTGTCCCATCACCAAAGAACTCTTATTTTCAGAATGAGTATAGAATTTCTCAAGTTGTTCAGAGATAGACTTAACTAAAGGTTCAGTCATTTCTTTGGTATCGGTGATATAGTAATACTGAAGAGTACATCGAATAGGAAAATCAGTATCACGTACTAATTTCTTCCCACGTGTTCCAAGGAATACTCCTTTATCTGTATCCGAAACACGAAGCATGGCATGGTCAAATCCTCTTACATTTCTACTATTTGAGACAGATAAAAATTCAGATTTCTCTATCAAATAATCACTACTACCGCCACCAAAAGTTAATATTCCATATCCGCCCAAACATTGAACCTGAGCACATTTATAATTTCTATAAATTTTTGGAATAACTAATGGAACTTGATAAATGAAGATAACATTACGTTCTTTTTCATCTTGAGTAAGTTCTCCTTCAATAGACTTACCAAGACGTAGTCGTTCTTCTTTAAGTCTTTCTGCGATGTAATCATGGGCTCTTCCATTCTTATTGAATAGGATGTCAGTAGTTTTAGCATCTAAAACTTGGGCACTTGTTCCTTGGTTACTTGCAATTATAACCAATACTGCAGGATTTTCAGTAGTAGTTTGATAGTTATACAAACGGACATTGAAGGGAATATCACCAGAATCTCCTTCTAAAATACATGCTTGGGTAGAACATAAGATTTTTTCATCATCATCAACATAAATTTTTAGATTTTCTAAATATTCAGTCAAGGGAATTTGTCTTAATGTTGAATTATCTTCATTTCCTACAGTTACTTTGAAGTTATCAATAGAATGGTCAACTGTGATATCTGCAAAATTGGGACGACGAATGACTTGGCAATCTTTTCCTTTGCTTCGAAGGGTCATATCTGAGATATTTGGACCCCAACAAGAATTCTTAGCTCTTGCTGTGTCTTCCCAACAAACAGTTGTAGATGTTAATCCGTATGAGTTTAATAACGATTGCATGATAATAAAAATTGTATAAACTTTAAACTAAAAAAGTCAATTTGCTTTGCAAATAGATTTTTTCGAAAGTCAATTTGCTTTGTAAATAGATTTTTTCGAAAGTCAATTTTGATGTAAATATTTTTACATGAATAAAAATTGAATTTATAAGCTCCTAAAATAATAGGATATAATCATATATGCCCATGAACATCTTCGTTAAAACTTTGACAGGAAAGACCATTACACTTGATGTTGAGTCAAGTGACACTATTGATAGTATTAAGTCTAAGATTCAGGAGAAGGAGGGTATTCCCCCAGACCAACAGCGCCTTATCTTTGCCGGTAAGCAGCTCGAAGATGGTCGTACACTCGCTGATTATAATATCCAAAAAGATGCAAGTCTCCATCTTGTTCTCCGCTTGAGAGGTGGTCTAAACCACTAAAACTTAGCTATTTTGCTCTGTTTTTTTCATAATAAATTAAAATTGAATTTCAACTTAAGAATAATTTTTATATTTAATTATATGAACACTACATCAAACAATTATGAATCAACAAAATGGGGAAACGGAAGAGTTTCTGGTACTTGTTTTAAGCGAAATGGAGGAAACAAATGGACTGTTAGAGTAAAAGGATATCCTGATAAATTATTTGAAAATTTAGAAGATGCAAAAGAATATCAAACTAAATGTTCCAACGCAGGAAAATTAACAAAAAATCAATATAAGATAATTAGTCAAAATGGTGAAAAAAAATATTTAATAGTACAATTATCACAGGATTATGTTATGTTAACTGATTATAAATATAAAGAAATAATTGATACATATCCTTTGTGTGTAACTTGTTCTGGGTCAAGTAAAGATCCTGATTATTATGTATTATTAGTTGTTGATGGGAAAAATATGTTATTTCATAAGTATATTACTGGTAATGAAATGACAGATCATATAAATAGAGAACCATTAGATAATAGGACAGAAAATTTAAGACCAACAAATCATTTATTAAATAATCGTAATAGAATATCTAAAAAAAATAGTGAATTAAATCAAGATATTGGAATAAGAAAAGTTGATAATGATACTTCTTTTCAAGCAAGAATTAAAGCATCAGGAAAAGAAATTTCTAGACAATTTTCGATAATTAAATATGGAGAAGATAAAGCTAAAAAAAAGGCTATTGAATGGAGAAAAAAGATGAGTACTGCAGTTGAAAATTCAAATGGTTTAATATTACCTGATGATGCAAAGCAAAATTTGATAACATTCAAAGATATTATGAAGAAATATGCAGAAAATTTTAAATGGAAACAAAAAGATGATATTTTCTATGAATTAAATCAGGCTTTTGACCAAGAAGCTTATGAAGAAATAGAAGATTATGATGAATCTAATTTTGGTAAATTAACTAAGGAAGTATTGGAATTATTAAAAGAAAAGAATATGAAATTAATAAGTAAAAATTTAAAAATAGAAAAGAAATTAGAAGAAATCGAGGTATGTTGTCCGAATAGACATGAATTTAAAACAAATTATAGTTTTATTAAGAAACGCAATTGCCCATTATGTTTTCCTTATTATAATGAAGAAATTTGTAGAAATATATTTGAAAAAATGTTTGAAGAATCATTTTATAGACAAAAACCAAAATGGTTAGAAGGTTTGGAATTAGATGGATATAATAAGGATTTAAATCTGGCTTTTGAATATCAAGGTATACAACATTATCAATTTATTAAATATTTACAGGAAAATGAAGAAGAATTCCAAAAACGTTTGAAGAATGATAAAAGGAAACTTGAATTATGTAATAAAAATAATGTTAACTTAGTTATTATACCATATAATACTGAAAATTTAAAAGAATTTATTGAACATAAATGTTTATCATTTGGTTATAAAGATATTAATACTGATTTTGAAATAAGTATAGAATCAGTAGATGATATTAAGAAAATAAAATATTTTGATAACCAAAATAAAGAAATCAATGTTAATGAAACTCCCAAATTTGAAGAACCCAGTTCAGAATTTGAAGAAGATGGTGATTTTGAAATATTATCAAAAGAGGAAAAATTAAAAAGAATAAAAGATTCTTTTATAAAATTATACTCTGATTATGATATAGATAAAATTGATTTGGTATTAAATAAGATTGAGCATATTAAGCATAATTGTAAAGAATATAAATACTGTTCAAAATGTAATGAATGGAAAGATATTTCAGAATTTTATAAACATAAGCAATCTTATGATTGTTTAGCAAGAATTTGCAAAATATGTAAAAATATTAGTTCAAAACCAAGTGCTAAAAATTGGAAACAAGAAAATAAAGAAAAAGTTAAAGAATATAACAAAATGTATCGTGAAAAAATGAAAGATAAAAAACTTGAAAATAAAAAAGAAGAAATAAAAGATGAAGATAAAAAAAATGAAGACATTGAAAGTGAAGACCCAAAAAGAAATGAAAAAATTTCTCAAAAGATGAAAGAGTTTTTAGCAACTGAGGAAGGTAAAAAATCCAAGGAAGAATCACATAAAAAACGTTCAGAAACAATGGCTAAACAGAGAGAAGAAATTCAACAAAATTTGACTTCCAAAATTTGTAAGAAGTGTAATACAGATAAAGAAATATCAGAATTTAGTAAAAAGAGTGATACAAAAGATGGTTATCAACCATATTGTAGAGACTGTGTTAATGCTGCAAAAAGAGCAGCCAGAAAATAAATAACTTTTTTCATTTAAGTAAAAAACAATTTTATAAATTATGGAAGAAAATTCAGAACCGCCTTCATATGACCCAGAATTATTAGGTCTATTATATTATCCGGATATCCCTTCAGAAGACCCACTCCTGCAAGACCCAGTAGAAATACCAGTAAGCGAATATAAAAATATTCGCCCACATCAAATAGATAATTTCTTTGAGAAATACATCCCACAGATAACAGCACATAAAGGTATTTTAAAAAAGATTACACCTATTACTCAATATGAAGATACTTATAATAGGCGGGATACTTATGATTTAGAATGTATATGTGCGGGAGGTCATTCTTATGTGTGTAAGCCTGAGACATTAGTGACAGGAATGTGGTGTAAAAAATGTGCAGACAGTAAGTTAAGCCAAAACCCAGTTCGTAATAAATATCTTTCACAAAAAATAAAAGAATATTATGCAACAGATGAAGGGAAAAAGAAGAAACGTGATTCAATGGTTGTTAGGAAGGCTACTTTGGATAAAATAAAAGCAGAAATCCAAAGTACAATTACACAAAAGGAATGTGGTAAATGTAAGAAGATATTACCAGTGAGTGAGTTTAGTAAAAAGAGTGACGCAAGAGATGGTTTTCAGGCATATTGTAAGGAATGTAAAAAAATGTTAAATAGAAAACCTTCTACGGAAAAAATATAATTTTTTTTTCTCATGATGTCTAAATGGATCCCAATGATGTAAATAAAAGAAGGTCATCCAAATTGACAAACTTTTATCAATCCCCGGAGGGAAAACAAATAAAACAAAATGCTGTTGTTAAAAGAAATGCCACATTAGCTTTAGATAGACAAGAAGCTATGAAAAAAGACAAAAAAAAATGTGTTAAATGCAACGATGAAAAGAGTGTATCTTTATTCTATCGCAAGAGTGATTCTCATGATGGATATCAAAGTTATTGTAAGGATTGTATGAAAAACTTTTAATACTTATACACTGATTGACCCTTTCTGTCATAAAATTCAAAGGGTTCATCATCTTCATCACTATAATTATTATATTTCTTTTGGTTCTTGGTTTTAGGTGGTTGTTTGTTATTTTTATTATAAACAACAGGTGGAACTACAACTGCTGGTTTTGGAGTTGGTTTAACATTAATTTTCTTTGACCAGCCTCCATTATTTTCTTCTGGTTTCTTGAGAATAATAACCGGTTTTTCAGGAATTTGTTCAGGTTCTGGTTCTGATTCTTCAACCTGAAGGTTCCAATAATTATCATCTGGGTCATCTTCCCATCTTGCTCGGGGTTTAATTTGTTCTTTTTTTTCATAATTTTCTCCAGGTTTTAAAAATACTAAGGGAGGAGCAAATGATTCATACTTTTTTGGTTCTTCTGGTTCAGAAATGGCATCAAGAAATGAAGTGATTAAACCAGGTAGAGCCCTGCTTGTTCCATAGTATTGAAAATCTGGATAAGATGACCTTCTTGGTCCCCATCCTATAAAGTTATCATCGCTGTCATATTCAGGATAATCTCTATTTTGTTCCATAAGATAAATATAATAATTATATCTTAAATTCAATTTTCTCTTAATCCTTATTGCATCCTACGGAAATCCTTA